CTTTCCAAACTCTAACATTAATATAAAATAATAATTATATGAAGGTCTAACTATAGAATATGCATTATTTACAGAAATAGAAGGATGATATAAAATTGTTAAAGATTCATCTGATAAATAAAATATATCTCCTATAATACCATGCATTTGATAAATAGATGATATATTATTAATTCTATAAATAATATGATTTCTTAATTCACTAATGTTATCTTTATTAAATTTTGTTATAATTTGTTCTTTAACATATAATATTTTATAAAAATGTTCAATTAAATATCGAAAACCATGAATAAATCCACCAGAACTTTTCTTATAATCTTTATTATGCATTAATGATCCTATAAAAAATAAATTTTTATTATTTTGTGATTCATATATATCTGATATATTGGGATACTTTTTATTTGCAGTAACATTAACATTAAAACTAAAGATAGAATCATCAAAACTCCATCCTGTACAATAGATAACTTTATCAAATCCACTTATTTCAGGAATAATTTTATGAAGATAACTACATGTAATATTACTGCATTTTTGTTTTAATATATATTTTGAATCTTCTGATTCCTGAAATATGCTCAAAATTTTTGGATTTAATTCTCCTTCTGCATTTAAACTTTTTAAGAGAAATGATTCTTTGAATGGTAAATAAAGTGCCCTCAAATCACCTGTATAATTTGTACTCATTGATAAATCTTTATTAGATCTTGAATATATGATTATAGTACTACAATAAGGCATTAAATGATTTGCAAGTTCATATGCTGAATTCCCACTCCCAATAATAGCGAGACTCTTATTCTTAAACTTTTCAAGAGTTTCATCTTTTTGAAAATATCCTGGTTCGAACTCGGCATAGTGTTTAATTTTTTCAGATACCTCTTCATGAACAAAAGGCATTGCAGGTTTTGAGAGACCAGTTGCAATTATTAGCTTATTACACATATAATATGTCTCTCCGCATGTAAGGTGATATTTACCTGTGTGATTTTCTTTCTGGACATTGTTAACAGCAGTATTATACTTAATATTCAACTTATACTTTTCAGCAAAATCATTTAAATAGCGAACAAGATCTTTATGATCTGGATAATAATCATCACTATACGATGTAAAGCGGAATGTAGGGTCGTCGCAGAGGAGAGAATTCCAGTCATGGCGCAAATTAAACTCAGGGTCATCACGTCCCGTATATTTCTTATTAATGGAAATCAGTTTTCCCGTATGCGGATACTTCGAAAAAAAAGATGCTGCTTTTTCATTTCTTTCTAATATAAGATATTCGTGGTTACCCTTTTGAAGGAAATAGCCTAGCTGGAGTCCAGCTGGGCCTGCTCCTATTATAATAGTATCAATATGTATCATCCACTATATAGTATAGAGAAACTACTTTAGATCATCATTAGATCTGCAAGGCGCCAATATTCGAAAGATCCATCAGGCATAGGCCGCTTAATAATAAAGGGAAGACGGCGCTGCTCAAGCTCCATCCGCGCAATATCGATGTCTTTTGTCATATACTCAGGAACATCAATATAAGGCCTCGCACCCTGTGAAAGCTGATTTGCGCGGAATCCAAGAATCTTCGTCCGTTCAAACGTGCTTAGAAACGGCTGTGAGCGATGATTTGCATCCACAAGTGATTCAGCAGAAAGAGCAACCTGGAGAGGAACCTTGGCTGCAATTGTCTCAGAATAGTCAAGAATACACTCTGGGTGAAACCTATATAGGCTCTCAAGAGGATCGGGTGGTAGATCTTTGCGCTCAGTCTCCTCTACATCAACCACTGCTGTATCAAAATCGCTAACAAGATCATCTGCACCTGCGTTATCATCAATATCTTCGGCTTCCATTTCTGCTATTCGAAAGCAAAGGAATAAATCCGCCAAATTTACGCCTCCCCGTAAATTTGACTTAAGCAAACTTCACATAGTACTCTATAGAAATGGAAACTACAATCGTTGCTACTGAGGTGAAGCATTACGATAGTTTTGATAGTATGAATCTTTCTGATACTCTTCTTCGTGGCATTTACGGGTATGGCTTTGAAAAGCCGTCGCTGATTCAGCAGAAGGCAATTGTTCCAATTAAGGAAGGTAATGATGTTCTAGCACAGGCACAGTCAGGTACAGGAAAGACGGGTGCATTTAGTATTGGTTCGATGTGCCGCATTGATCCTACACTAAAGAAGACACAGGTCCTTGTACTTGTTCCTACCCGCGAACTTGCACAGCAGATTGAGACAGTTGCTACACAGCTCAGTCTTCATCTCGGCATTAGCATCTATTCTGCAACTGGAGGCACGCCTCTTAATACAGATCTACGTGCGCTGGAAAAGGGCGTCCACTTTCTCGTTGGAACCCCTGGTCGTATTTATGACCTTATGTATCGTGGCGCCCTTCAGAGGGCCCATGTAAAGGTTCTTATTATGGATGAGGCGGATCAGATGCTTGAGGATCGTTTCCGTGAGCAGGTTCTTTGCATTCTTCAGCTTGGATTCCCAAAGGATACTCGTGTTTCTCTTTTCAGTGCAACAATGCCCCCAGAGGTTATTGCTTTCTCAGAGACAATTCTACAGAATCCTGTGAAGATCCTGATCCCTCCTGAGGAGGTTACGCTCGATGGTATCAAGCAGTTTTACGTGGAGCTACAGCGCGATGACTGGAAGTACGAAGTTCTCTGTGATCTGTATCAGCAGCTAAATATCAACCAGGCAATCATCTACTGTAACAAGCGTCAGAAGGCAGAGTGGCTTGCTGAGAAGATGGGAACACAGGGATTTCCTCTAAGCTGTATCCATGGAGAGATGGATGTTGAGGAGCGCCGTCGCCGCATGATGGAGTTCCGCAAGGGTGGTATTCGTGTTCTCATCAGTACGGATCTTCTTGCACGTGGTATTGATGTACAGCAGGTAAGTCTTGTAATCAACTATGAGCTTCCTGTGCAGCGTGAGAACTATGTACATCGTATTGGTCGTTCTGGTCGTTTTGGCCGTAAGGGTTGTGCGATTAATCTGGTAACTGGAGATGAGATGAAGGCGCTGAAGGATATTGAACAATATTATACTACGCAGATTAATCCTCTGCCTGATGATCTTGCAAAGATTAATCTATAAAGTAATAACGTCGTGACTTAAATTTAAGTACCAACTGTAGTAGAAGATGTCAGTAGTAACAGTAGAAGGAGAAAAACTTGCGTTTCTACAATCTCTCTCGCCTGTTTTTGCGGGAAAAGAAAAACTATCTGCAAAAATTTTATTTAAGGGGGATACTGCTACTGCCGCTAAAAAATGGAGCCTTTTTTGCGGATTGTTACTTCCTAAAGAATGTGGTGGAGAGCCCCTTTTTGTTCAAAAGGGTGCTTCAGTAGAAATCCGCAAAGATCTTACATCAAAAAAAGAACTTGTTGATCTTATGGATGAACTAAAGATAAAAGATCATGCACGCGTATTTGAATTTGCGAAAGCACATTTGAAGAAAGTTGCTACTGAGGGAGTTAGCGCTCGGTCTGCTGTCCAAAAAGGTAAGGAAGAGCATGCAAAAAAGATTGAATATAATGAATTTCGTAATGAATATGTTACAGTGAATAAGCGTGGTCCTCATTGGAGGGTAATAAAAGCAGAAAAAGAAAGAAGGGAGGCGTTGTTAGAAGGGCAGAAGAAGACTCCTGTAGCGCCCGTTAAAGAAGGTGGTAGCTTTACACGTAAGCAACGTAAGACGCGTCTCTCACGTAAAACGCGTATCTCACGTAAAACGCGTAAGCAACGTAAGCATTATTCACCTACTTCCCTAATATCATGTCTGCAAACAGGACAATGAACATTTTGCTCTAACCAAGTATCAATACAACCACGATGGAAACCGTGGTTGCATGTGATAAGAGTTCTCCGCTGCACACCTGTCTCATAGGAATCCTGACAAATTGCACAAATATCACTTGTTACACCCACAAGATCATCACGAACACCTGCAGTGATCTGTGCGGCAGTTGGGCGAATAATAACCGGTGTCATAAAGTTTCGAGGAGCACCAGCAGCAGCTGTACCACCAAGCTGTAGAAGAGCATTCAAGAATGCAGCTGTACTTGTACCTAGACCACCATCAGTACCCATTGCCATTTCATCAAATACATCTGGTGCCCTGGTTGTTGTAATATATACATTTCTGTGGCCAGCAGGAACAGGACGGCGTGCTGCAACAGGAGGAGTCTGCACACGATTATATAATTCATGACCGCGCGCTAATAGATCAAAGTGACGCCGCGTCTGCAGTTGAACATAGGCTAACACACTAGGAACATTAGGAAATCTTGACGGCTCGTATAGGAGAGCAGGGAAGTAATTATGTATCTCATCGAGTAATACCGAGCCATATACATGTTCATAAGATGGTGAAGCCATTTTTTGCTAAAGGAGCGGTATAAAATTGGCGGTTCAAGTTTACCCCGTAGTGAAAGCAAAATGACAAGCGAAAAGAAAAAGGGCATTGTTGGACTTGAAAACTGTGGCCTTACATGTTATGCAAATGCAACTCTTCAGTGTATCCGCCATATCGACAAAATCCCTTGGCTCTTCACAGATCAGCGCTATAATACTCTTTTCAAGAAGGATGCAACAGGAAAACGCCTCAAACAGCAAATAGTTGCCACCTCTTTCTCGGATGTTATTCAGCAACAGGAGAACGGAAAGGAAGGCGGTGTTCTATCTCCTCGTGGATTCTGGAAGACTCTTCGTGAGTGTGTAAAGGATACAGTCTATGACCAGTTCTGCATGACGGCACCACATGACGCGCACGAGTTTCTTATGTTTATGTTGGAATCTCTCCACGAAAGCACATCGATGCCTGTTGAAATGGAAATTATGAAGTCGCCACCAAAGAATGAGAGTGAAAAGAGGGTTATCCAGGCACTTGAAACGTGGAAGGGTGCATTTGAAAAGGAGTATAGTCCTCTTGTGGATCTCTTCTATGGTCTTCTTCACATTCGCATGGAGTGTCTAACGTGCCACAATGTCACACATCGCTGGGAGACCTTTAATACAATTAAGGGTTCTGTTCCAACACATACTGGAGGATCTCCAGTTGATCTTCTGCAGATGCTCGATATTGAGATGAAAGGTGAAGATATTGAAGGATACCATTGTGATAAGTGCGCGCCGACGCGGACAACTGCGCACCGTGCATCTTCTATTTGGCGTCTCCCAAAGGTACTTATTATCTGCCTCAAGCGCTTTACATTTGATGGGCGTAAAATCCACACAAAGGTCACTGCTCCTGTTTCTGAACCACTGAATCTAGTAACACTCTATTCTGAAGAAAGTCCTGAGAAGGAAGGTGTAACAGAGTATATATTGCGAGGAATTGTCGATCACCATGGTGGGAGCGGAGGTGGCCACTATACATCACAATGCAAGGATATTCGCGATAACCAGTGGAGGATCTATGATGATTCGCGTACAATGGTAATACCTACACCTATTCTGGGTGAAAGCACCTATATCCTCTTCTATGAACGGCGGGTCTAAATGATACATGCATTATAAAGATTAATGGGGACAGGTTACAGATTCAAACCAACGCTCTATTTTATTATAAATGAAGTAGAGCAAACATCAATAATTTTTTTAACAAATCCCGAAACTCCAAAAGAAGACCATCTTTTTTTGGAGGATGAGAATGAAGAAGTAAAATATATTATTTATTGCATCCCTCACCAAAAGAACAAGGGAAAAGAACCTATTATCTATAGTTCCTGTGGTAAAGTTACAATCACTTACCGTTAGGTAAGGTTACAATCACTTACCGTTAAGTAAAATTATTAAGATGCTGAATAATCTCATCGCGCCGCATCACCTTATCCGTTTTGATTCGATTAATATAGTCCATATCGACTAGATCAGGATAGACATACCAATCTTCATGTTCGCCATACGGTTCGCCTGCATGAACATCTGAGAAAACTCGCACATATCCATGCTTTGCAAAGATCTCACGAGAAATCCTCCTTGTTTCAAAGTAATCTCCACGATAGATATCATGTTCGAATGTAACAACTGCAAACTTATATTGATCAAAAATCTTCTTATCCATATGTTCAAGAACTGTTAATGTTGAACGATTCTCAACATCAAGATCAATTTGAAGATATCCATTATCCTTTGGAAAGGAAACCTTTTCAAATTCTTCTAGAAAATCAATCTTTGTAGCATCACGGATAAGATGGATGGATTTTGGCCTGTGCAGTTTATACTCATTTATAAATACTCCATCATATTCGACCATAAATCCACTCCATCCATATTTATTTTCAAGAAGATATGTGTTATTGACCCCAATCGGATGATTTGAGCCAATTTCAACAAATGTACTATTCCTCTTTTCCTTCAGACACTTTATCACAAAATAATCCTGTGCGCATTGACTATGAGAATTGATCATACTATATGTGTAGTTTGCATGATGCTTTAAATCTTAATTCTAAGAAATGAGATGTGTGCGCAATAAATGGGGGACAGGAACGACCTGTGAAAAAGTTCCAGAAACATCTGCAACAAAAGAAATAAATTCTCGCTTAGCAACTATGGTTGCTGAGCGCGAACAACAGGATAAAATGTGGCAGACCACACCTACTGTAGAAAAAAATATTACTAATGAAAAAAATATGATTATTACATCAGAATTTTTTATTAAAAGCCAGAATGTATCTAGTATTAAGTGTAAAGATGGCTAATACTCTCATTTGTCGTCTTCTTCTTTAGGAAGAGAGTAACGTGTTCCTTCTTCACTACGAATGGCAACTGGAATCCAGGGATGTGGAAAGGAAGATCCTTCGTGTTGAAGATACGAAGCATGTTGATCTTCTGGATGATCTGCTCAATACAGCGCTTGAGCTCACGAACACCCGCCTCCTCCCTTGCATACTCTTCAATCATGAACTGAAGAACCTCCTTTGACATACTTACCTTCTCATCCAGATTGATCTCCTTCAGAGCCTGTGGCACAACGAAGTTCTCCGCAATAGCCAGCTTCTCCTTTGAGCTGTATCCCTTCAGATCCACAACAACCATGCGGTCAATAAGAACACGATCAATCTTATTCAGGTCATTGGCACTGAATGCAAACATAACCCTACTGAGATCAAGAGGAACACCTGAAAGGTACTTATCCTCGAACTCCGTATTCTGAACACTATCCGTCAAATGAATCAGTAGGTTCCCCACTTCCTCACCCTTAGGGGTAGCGGAGATCTTATCTACCTCGTCAAACATCATAACAAGAGACATGCTCTTTGCACTAATCAGAGAATTGACGATCTTGCCACAGTGACTGCCCTCATAGACAACCTGATGTCCCGTGTAAGTGCTCGCATCACTGTCACCACCAAGAGAGATGAACTGGAAAGGCCAATTGAGAGCCTTTGCAATGCCATTCTTGATCAGACTCGTCTTGCCAATGCCAGGCGGCCCTGCGAGAAGAAGACTCATGCCGCGGGCAGTAGGATTTGCTAGACGGCTCGCAATGAACTGGAGGATCTGCAGCTTTGCCTCATCCTGTCCATAGATCGCCTCGTTCAGACACTTACTCGCGCGGTTCATGAACTCTGCACATCCATCAGGGCCGTCTGAAAGCTTAGCAGGCATCTCCTTATAGATTCCTAGAGGGAGTGAGGTTAGCTTCTCTAGCCATGCGCTGACCTTATAGTACTCTCCTGAACTGGGATCCATCGACTGCAGAGAGTTATACTTTGCAAGAACCATTGTCTGGGTATCTGGAGGAAGCTTCATTGTCAGAATCTTAAACATCAGATTATTGCTCGCATCAGGTGTCGCCTTACGATCAAGAGCTGCAATAAGCTGAGTCTGCTTTTCATCTGTAAGAGTCTTAAACTGATCAATCTGGTCATCAATTGTAGTGTCCTCCGTTGGGGCCGTGATGAGCTTGACGAACTTCTTGACAATATCAGACTCCTTCTTCATATTGTGGCGCTTAGGAGTCATCCGCTCCTTGAAGAAATCATCTGACCCGAAATCACCAATGCTGATACTGATACCACCCTTTCCATGGTGATACTCATTCTCCTCATCCTCGTCGTCTTCCTCTTCATCGTAGTCCTCATCGTCCTCCTCATCCTCATCCTCTTCGTATTCATCAGACTCCTCTTCCTCAGACTCCTCAACAACCTTCTTAGCCTTCTTCTTGCTCTTTACAGGAACATCCTCTTCTTCCTCCACAACCTTCTTCTTGCTCTTTACAGGAACAGGCTCTTCCTCTTCTTCATCTTCCTCCACAATCTTCTTCTTCATCATCTTCTTAGAAAGCCTCTTAGTAGCCTTCTGACGACGAATACGCTCAGATGCAATCTGAGCGGCCTTACGTGCAGAACGACGGATTTCAGTCTTCATCTCAGGTGTAAGAGTTGAGGCTTCGGTGTCATAGGACTCGCTGCTTGAGTCATCATCCTCTTCCTCCTCGCTATAGACAATGAGATTACGTACATTTCCGTGGCTATCTACGCTGTCATTATCATCGTCATGAGCACCAACGCCACTCTTCTTCTTGTTAGGTACGGGCTTCTTGCGACCGGAAGACTTATCTTCCTGGACGCCAGATTCCTTCTTCTTTGACTTCTGCATACTACGGGAAGTCTGGTTTTTCATTGTAGCCTAAACGCAGCAAAAAAAAGTGGTCAATTTTTGCCGGTGGTGGCATTTACTGGCGATTGCGCTCCTTGCGGCTGCGCTGCTTGCGGTTGCGCTCGCGTTCCTTGCGGCTGCGCTCCTTGCGGCTACGCTGCTTGCGCTGCTTACGCGTAACAACGTTCTTGACAGTGCCATTAAGGTGATGCGCAAATGACTTACCAATCTTATTTGCAATAGTAAGACTGTTTCTTACAATATTCTCCGCACCTTTTGTCACAGCACCAACAGAGTTAGTAGCAAAACGCAGTGCATGATTTACAGGTGCATACGCACGACCAGCTAAACCCTTGGTATTGCGAGTAGCCTTGCGAGTACGAGCAACCATTTCTATTCTATAGTTGATACTTTTTATACAGCCTTCAAGATATCAAATACATCCATTAGAATAAATCGGCTTTTCGGCGAACAGCTACAATAGAGTTCCTTTGACTCTTGAAGTGCCGTATAAAACGGATTAAACGAAGGAAGAAGAACTTCGCGTGCCGAACGCGAAAAACGCGTCGAACGACCTTTGAGAACTCGCGTCATCCGTAGAAGGCAATCCGTGTATTCCTCTACAAGAACTTTCTTATCGGAGAGTTTCCCCGTTGCATCAATGAGGCTTATTAGCTTTGAAAAGGTTGCTGAAAGAATGGAAAGAGGGAGAATCTCCTGTTTTGAAAGCTCCGCCAAAAACTGACTATATCCTAGACGATACTTCTTTTCAGAATTCTTTTGCACAAAGGCTTCGTAATTTTCAACTTTATCTTCTGTAATCTCGTCGAAGATTTCAAGATAGTTATCACTGAGTGACTTCATCTCCTCCAATATTACAGAGTATTTGCTTGAAATTTCTGTTAGAAGACGTGCATAAAGAGGGCAAAAGACTTCCTCACTTGCAGCCTTTCGGAATACAAGGCGCATGAAGTCACGGATAAATTCCTGCACATCCTGACCCTGTTCGCCTGAACCTAAGATCTGATAGAGGAACTCACGAACATCAAGGTATGTTGTTTCACTAAACTTATTGAGTTTTGAAAGAATAATATTATTTAGAATCTTCTCTTCAACCGGTTGTGTGCTATTCTTAAATTTACTCTGGTACCGTGCTTGCGGCTGTGGAGGTTGCTGCTGCTGTTGCTGTTGCTGCTGTTGTTGCTGCTGCTGCACAGCACCATTCTTTCTCCACTTAGACTGCTGGGGAGGTGCATAAGCATTTGTTTCATTACCCCTCCTCCATTCATTCTGTGTTTGATTCCGGATACCACTTATCTCTGCTAAGTCTTGAAGACGAGCAATTTGACTACAAATTTCTTCGGAGGGTCTACCGACACTGCCCTGAAGAGAGAGAATAGTAGTAATTAGTGCCTGAACTCCAGCACTTGATAAAGTGGCCGACATAGCTATAGAAGGGGTAATACTTTTATACATAGAATATTACTCACTTGTTTAATTACGATACTCAATTTTAGGCCGTTAGCCCCGTGCGTGGAAAATCGGATGATTTGATAAACTATAAAAGAAGAGCTACAATGGATCTAGGTGGCCTAGAAATACTTTCAACGGACCTCGATTTGCAGTTGTCAAGTTCAAAAAAAGTCCTGATAACACTTCTCCAAGGTGCAACACACCCTCTGGCTAAAAAGAAGGCAACACTCAACCGTAAAATTATAAGAGAATTCAAAACCCTCGATACCCCTATTCCGTGGAAGCGATTCTCGGAGTTAGAGAAGACCTGTCTTAATTATTTTGAAAGCATCAAGGCAACACCCGAAACCGAGCAACTCCACAAGGATACGATCGGACAATTGTCTTTCCAAGACGACCTTTTTAAATCACTTAACCAAATACCTTTTGTCCTTTTTGGCCTTGCAATGTTTAAAATTTACATGGTTCCGGCCATGACATTAATAGTACCTATTCTAGCAGCAATACTTCCATATTTTCTTCTCCGTTATATGTATAATTTACCAATTTCTATCACAGAATACACGGCGATAATAAAATCAATGTGGTTTGGCAATGAAACCGGTGTAAAGGGATATGTGCAAATCGCATTCTTCCTTTTCAGCTTTATACAGGGAATAATCCAACCTATTCAGAATGCAATGCATTACTATGCTACTGACACAGTCATTACAGAAGTAGGAGATGCTATCTTAGAACTGAGAGAGCGAATTGAATCTCTGCGCACACTCTTTGAAAAGAAGTCTATCCCTTTTCATTTATCACGTGTCCTCGAAGAGTTTAGCGACAAGAGAAGATCTTTCATGATGATTTATGAAAATAGGTCAGTATTGTCTTCGGTCTTTGAAAACCTCGGCGAAATCGAAATTCTATGGAAAATCGCCCATTCAGATGTATTCCAAGAAGTATCCTTTGTTTATTCGAAATATCCTCATCTCAAGATCGAGGGCCTCCAGGATCTACAAATTCCTGTTGAACAGAGAATTAAGTCTTCTGTGCTCCTCGATAAGAAATCACACCATTGTCTTGTCACAGGGCCAAACGGTGGAGGAAAGTCCTCTTCACTGAGAGGTATTCTTCAGAGTATTCTTCTTGCACAGACATTCGGCGTTGCAGCAGTTGAATCGATGACACTCACTCCCTTTTCGTGGATTTGCTCAGGTATGCGCCTAGAAGATAATCCTGGAAGCAAAAGTATGTTTCAGACAGAAGTTCGGTTTGCAGTGAATCTTCTGCAGCCTCGGAAAGGACTTGGACTTGTCCTCTATGATGAAATCTTCCACAGCACGAATCCACCCGATTGTGCTCGAACTGCACGTGTCTTCTTTTCTCAATTGTGGAAGCGGAGAAACATTGTTAGTTTCATAAGTACGCATATTTTTGAATTAGTTGATGAAGCACCTACATCGATTCAGCGCCTTTGTGTCTCAGGTACAGTAAAAGAAAACAGCGCAGATGTTGAATTTGACTATAAGCTGAAAGAGGGTATCTCGAAAGTTTCCAGCGTTGATACAATTCTAAGAAAAGAAGGACTATTGAGATCCGCGGCTGAATAAGTCCGGTAAAAAGAATTCCTGCAGTAGAGAAATGTTTAGCGAATCCGCAACAATCGGTGTTTTCCTGCTCGTTGTATTTGGCGTTGCGTGTTTCTATCTCTATTCACGCATAACATATGTGGAAAAGAGAATGGGAATTATCGAGCACATGCTCATGGATATCAAGATGGCGCTCGACATTGTAAATAGACAGGAGCCTGAATTTATCCCTGAGCCGCTGGAGGAATCAGGGGCTCCGCTTGAAAAGGGTGAATCTGAGGTTCTTCCTGAGGAGGAGACCTTCTATAAGAATGTCCTCAAGCAGGTCAAGGAGGAAGAGGTTGCTGCCCCTGCAGAAGATGAGAAGCCGGCTGCAGAAGATGAGAAGCCGCCTGCAAACTACGAGACAATGACAAAGGATGATCTACGCTTGCTCTGTGATAAGCGTGGCATTAAGCTTGGAAAGCGTCCGGCCCGCGCAGATATCATTGCTGCTCTACGCAAGGCGGATGATGGGGGGTCTCAGGAGGTCGGTGGAACTGTAAAGGGTGACCTCTTTCCCATGGCCGCCGCCGCTGATGGAGAAAGTGGATTTCCTGTGGATATGGGTGCTGAAACTCTTGAATAAAATTAACGTCGTGACTTAAATTTAAGGAAGTCACTACTTCCTTAAATTTAATGTCAGCGGCACCGCAGGTGCTGCTGCTGAGCGCTCGTCCTTTGGACGAGCTGTCCTACGACTAATTTGTTGATACAATAAATTTAAGAAAAACTCAAAGAGTTTTTCTTAAATTTAAGTATCAACGGTATTACTTTTAGTATCACCAGTACAATAGAAGTTCCTCCATGGATGCTAAATTATTTCGTCTTCCAACAAGCCCCAATCTTTTCGCTCACCAAAAAAACTATTACCAACAGCCTGCATCAAGAGTCACGGTTCCAACGGAAGACAGTCGTTTCCCTGGATATGCCGCTGCAGGGGCGGCAGATGGTCGTCTGGTGACCGATTATCGTTATCATTGTGAAACCAATATTCCTGTTGAGGCGCAGGAGAAGACTCGTGTATGGATGCAACAGAATGCTGAAGTTATCATGCAGATTTCTCGCCAGAGAAATGCAGAACGAACAGGTGCTGTCTATGGACTGGATCGGTCAATGGTACCTCCTGCGGCTGTTCTAGTTGATTGTGCAAAGGATCAATGTGTCCGAATCCAGACAGGTGCAATCAATGGGATCGGTGTTGAGAGGAGAGGTGATAAGACGCCTGATCTATTTGGCACCTATGAGGCGGGTGCATTTCTTCCTCCTCCAGCAGCTCGTCTTTCTGGAACCTACCACTATGAAGGAGGGAGAAACACACCGCGTGGCCGTGTCTTCATGTGAAAGCCATTTATTTTAAGTATAATCATTAAAAAGGGAACGATGGACTCTAATACAGGAGGTATATTGGGAGTCTTCGGATTTTTATTTTCTTTTGCTGGTATTATTTATACTGCAGTTAATCATAAACGGATACGTTGCCGTTGCTGTGGTAAAGATTTAGATATGTCTGTCGATGTTGAACCTACAGAAGCAAAACCAGCTGAAGTGGAAGTGGAAGAAGAGGAAGAACAAGTAGCAAAACCACCTCCTATTCCTGTAAAGAAAAAAAACAGTAATTCATCTATTGCGCCAGAATTTGAACCACCGCCGCCACCACCGCCAATAGAAAGAAAAAAGAATCGGCGTGAATCTATCCCGCCGCCACCAAATGATACTATGGTCTAAATAGAAACCCTCTAAGAATACAGATGCCAGAAACTGTTCTAGCATTTGACATCGGTATTCGAAATCTTGCATGGTGTCTTATGGAAAAGAAGGAATCCCGCTATACAGTTCTAGGGTGGCAGAATTATGATCTTCTCAAAGGCGAAGGAAAGGAAGAGACAAAGGCGGTAACCTGTTATCTTTGTAAGACAAAGCCAAAATATTTACATGGTGAGAGCAAACTCACATGTGTTCGTCATTGCCCGCCTCTTCTTCCGCCTCTTACAGATTTATCAGGAACACGTCTCATGAAGATTCCTGCTATGAAGGAACTTCGCAAGCTTCTCCCTGGTAAAACAATCAAGAATAAGGCTGATGGGGAGGCCGAACTTGCAAAGAGCTACAGTCTTCCAATTGTAAAGGTGAAGGTGAAGAAAGCAGTGGATCATGAACTCACTGTAATTCATGATGCAATGCGTAAATTTATCCAAGATGCAAAGCCGCTTTTCTTAAAGGCAACACATATACTTCTTGAGAATCAGCCTGTTCTGAAGAATCCTACAATGAAGACAGTCCAGATTCTCCTTTTCGCTACACTGAGAGATCTTCTCACGGAAAGCAAGCCATCGCTTCACTTGGTCCATGCTGGAAAGAAAGTGCAAGGGGTAGAAAAGGGCGACGCGGGATACAAGGAACGGAAGGATGGTGCAGAAAAGCGCGTTGCGGAACTCCTAGAAAAGAGTACAGAAGATGGTATAAAATGGAAGACATTTTTTACATCCCATCAGAAGAAGAACGATCTTGCTGACGCTTTTTCGATGGCGGTTGATCGTCTAAATAAAGTAGCATCTGAATAGAAACGCCAATTGAAGTGAGTATATGGATACCCATATGATAGAAAAGAGGGATATGTTTATTCGTAAATCTTGCGTGTGCGAATAGAGAAATATATAGAATACTTCCTACAAATCCGAGTAGCAGACCCAAAGGGCGCGTATTGTATCCATCCACATATCCTCTCCAAATTGCCAAGGAAACCGCAAACAGATCAATGAACCAAAATAGATCCAGGTTTGTTGAATGCCACAGAAGACTTGTTACAAGAAGAAATATATAGACATAGGTTGTTTCATAGATACCTGCTTGCAGTGAAAAATAAATCGGTAATAAGAAACTACAAGAACTTAGGACAAGCCAAGGTATCATCCTACAGTTGGTACTTAAATTTATTGTACCAACAATTAGTCGTATCACATTAATTTTAAGGAAGTAGTGACTTCCTTAAAATTAAGTCACCCTAAGGGATGGCTGGCACAGCCAGCACTTACGACGTTATTATTGGTAGAAGAATTTTTGATATCTTTATAGTTTCATCACACATATCAATAAGACCACCCTTTTCATCTTGATAGACGATTGCATTATTAAAACTACCATATACATTATAATCAAATGATTCGTACATAGAAGAGGGGAATTCATTTATTCCGTGATCATATCGTACGCGAAGTGACGTATCCATAATTGCAAGTGTATAGGCTGAGATATTCATAGACATAAGAATATATGTCTCTGTATGATAATTTGCAAGAAGGGGATATTTAAATGTATGCCATTCTTCATTCGCGGCATCAAAGGAATCAAGAATAACGAATTTAGTCTTATCTCTATTTTGGTGCCTGACATAGACAAATGCAGGATCATTATCCGTCGTATAGCACTTAATTCCTACAATGAGAGGCTTCATCTCTTTCCACCCAGAATGGCTAAACTTATTTATAATCGTATCAAGATTACTTGCCAAGCGGAATTCAAAGTCTTCATGACATTTGGTAAATGTCCTCACACAGAGATACTTGGAAAGGTTATCCTTAAGAGGAAGATACTTCTTCAAAACATCAAGTTCATTCAGTTTTGCAGTCATTTTGCTGTCGATACTGATCAATCAGTAAGTTTCAAATTTAAACGGTCTAAATATAGAATTCATACAATACTAAAGTATAGCATCTATGTTACGCTTTTACGTCATTTTTCATAAGAAGCTATATGAAGCTGCTTATGAAAAAGTAAATAAAGAATATATTGATAAGTATGTACGTTTCTGTGCAGTGAATCGCATGATACCGAAGGAGGTTCCTGTGAGTCTCGCGGCGAATGTATTTCACGAGCACCAACTACAGAACTATAACCCATTTATGCAATTTAACAAGTTCTGTGAGAGTAGTGTTTTCTTTCATGTGTATAAGAATCCTGGCCTCCTCTTGGACCCTTTTCGGTTTGTAGGATTTTTTCACTATGATATGGTTCTCCAGAATTCAACCTTTGCGGAAATCGAATACGCGCTCCAGGTACTTGAACAACCCGATAAGACACTTTTTGTTTTTAAGGCGGATCATTGTTTTCCGCATCTGCATCAGATAATTTACCTCCAAGGGTGGGAACTTATTGTAAATCTATACAATGGAAAACACGCAACAAGTCATAAGATGGAAGAAATTATTAAACACCAGATTCCTCTCTATCATACATTTCTTATACCTCGAGATATCTTTCGGAAGATGATGGAGTTTGCTGAACTCTGCGCACCGATTCTTTTTGATTTAATGGGACAGGAATTAAAACATTATCCGTATCACCTTGAGCGGTTGCATGGGCTCTTTCTTCTTTTACAGACGCTAGATGGACATATTATACGGTGGATTCAAATGTCCGGTGTAGATCACCGTTCAGATCTAAATGACCCGTGGCAGAAAGTTGAAGAGGAGAAGTATCTGGCTAAAAGGAATGCGTGAAAATGGAGTCTAAAAAACCTGTGAGGCGAAGAAAGAAGATGGCAGGAGGTGTTAGTGTCCGTGAAATGGAAGAAATTGCACTCAATCTTGGCGATCTGAATGGTGACCTGGGAAATATGATTGATATTACGGATTCAAATGATGCCCTTGGCCTTGGCATGCTCGCAAATCCGAGCAAGACCTCTGGTGGTGGCGGCGGCAGCGGTGGCAGCGGTGGCGGTGGTTTCGGCGGCTTCGGCAGCAGCATGAGCGGCAGCGGCATGAGCGGTAGCGGAGGCGGCGGAAACGGTGTCACATTCTCGATCCCCGCAGAATCAAATATGATGGGTGGTGGCATTGAGGTCACAAGCCTAGATGATATTCCCCAGGTCACTGTAAATCTCGATCGGCAGACACCTATGGATATTGAGTTCAAGCGTGGAGAGGCAGATAAGGCTGTTTTCGGAAACATGCAGACCGCATCAGGACCGACAATTTCTCTCTCCTCGGCGCCCTCAAATCGGCTCCCTCCTGAAGAGGAAAAGAAGGAGAAGATTGAGTACCTTAATAAGCTACAGCGTCTTGAGGCGAAGGGGTTTCCTGTTTCCCGTCGCTACACCATGGACAACTCTCTTGAAGAAATGAAGACAGAATACACACGTCTTCTTGATGCACGGAACCTCGAGGCTTCTCTACGATTCCAGCGTCAGGGTCTCATTGGCATTGTCACGGGCCTTGAGTGGCTCAATGGACGTTTTGATCCGTTTGACCTCAAGCTAGACGGCTGGTCAGAGTCAGTTCATGAGAATGTAGAGGATTTCGACGATGTTTTCGAGGAGCTCTATGATAAATACAAGGATCGTGGAAAGATGCCCCCTGAGCTCCGCCTTCTCACATCTTTAGCGGGATCAGGTTTCATGTGCCACGTGAGCAATACATTCCTAAAGTCGCGCATGCCGAGTGCTGATGATATTCTCCGCCAGAACCCTGAACTTGCACGCCAGTTTGCGTCGGCGGCGGCGAATTCAGCTGGACCTGGATTCGGCAATTTCATGGGCATGGCCATGGGCGGACAACAGGCACCTGCACCGCAGCAAGCACAGAGAGCACCGCAGCCTGTGGCTTCCGTTGAGGGAAAGCCGCAGCAGCAGACTGCTCGTCGTGAAATGAAAGGTCCTACAGGCGTAGATGATATTCTGAAGACGTTTGAAGAGGCCCGTGCGCGTGAGTTAAATGAGATCCCGCCGAGTAATGGAAACCAGCCGGCAATGGCCGCGGTGGAGATTCAGAGCATGACGAGTGCGGATGATCTGCAGAGCACGACAGAGAGCACACGTACAGGTGGTGGCAGGGGACGCAGGAGACGCGCGCCTGTTGGTAATACCGTTGAACTCTCGATTTAGATTTGAATAATAATTATATATTTTATTTATTGTCAATATAAACAATAGATAAAATATGAATAAACGACTTTAGAATTGTAACGTTATCAATGTAATAGCTGCCCCATGTTTTCCGTGTAGATACTATAGACATCTTTCATTTCTTCAGAACTCTTCACTTTCTCTGTGACATCTTTTGACTTTACAAGTTTATCGCTCAGTTTCTTATATATTTCAGATTCTTCAGATGTTAGCGCCGATGACATATCAGTATTGTCGATATCTTTCATACCTTCATTTTTGAATAGATAGAGAAAACTATTTTCATTGAAAAGGAAACGGATAAGGAGTATAATCACTAAACTTGTGACAAATGAAACCAGAATATTTCGTGTTGCAACAAAGAGAACAACAAAAATGAGAAATCCACGTACCCATGTATTTTGGAAGAATTTTTCCTGTTCCTTCGTCACTTCCATTGAAAGGAAGCGGCCACCCAAGTTTAGAAGAACCATCATGCAGCCGATGAAATATGGATTTGTATTGATTGTTGATAAAAGGGCATCAATGGGGTTTAATGCCTGTAGAGCAGCAGCAGGGGCAGCCATAGATACCAGGCTCATCTCTGCCAGGGGGTAATAAAATGAGGAATGTCCATAAAGTAAAACAAGACCGCCAAGGACACCATCAATCCTACACGCGGGCACCAGAGGGTTCCTGCGACAATCAGAAGTACCATAAGAAGGCGCCAGATAGGATAAACAAAGAGTGTTACAAGGGCCTTAGGATACGGTGTCTGTATTGCTGCTCCGTAAAAGAGGTTCCATGCTAGAAAAGTGACTATCATCAATAACCGTAATGTTCTATCGATTTTACTTCCGGGAGTTAAAGACTCCATCCTACTTTACTCTGTTATTTACTAACACTCTTTGAATCTTGAACAGAGGACTTCTGGTAGCGACCATTGTCCTGAATTGCAGAGGTTCTTACCTTTTCATCAACAATTGCAACTGGATTTTCTCCAAGCACCTCTTCAACAAACCACTTTTTCTTGCTGGGTACAATAAGTGTGCTATAATCTGAAGGCTCGAATCCCTCAGCACCTTTGGTGCTTTGGGATTGCTTCGAAGAAGTAAATCCCTCGGATATATGCGACCCAAGGAACCCTTCAACTGTTTTCTTTGAAACCATCATCAATGCAACAAGGACAACAAAGAGGAATCCATGGAGCCAGCGGGTATAGCTCAGAATTCCGAGGAGGATTACAAAGGATAAGAGGCGTCCAGGAAGTGTTGTTGCCTGACGAGAAATTACAGAAGGTATTTGTTCAACAAAGGTGATTGCAATGACGAGTAAAATACCGAGGATAATTTCAGCCTGATTACTGTGTTTTTGTGTAAAATCAATCATAATTTCACGCATACCTCCTGACATAACCGGAAGAGGAGTCGCCATCTGCTTTTTGTTACTAATAAAAACTGCTAAGAGGTTTCTCATCGTTGTTAAGGAAAACTCAAAGAGTTTCCCTTAAATTTAAGTACCAATTGTAGGGCATGGAAGGTAGTCTTCTATCCGATGTTTTTCCAGATTGGAAAGAAAATCAAAAAAAGGAACATAAGAAACGATCTAAGAAACCAAGAGATCCGTCTCTTCGGTATTTGGATCCTGATTCCACGCCGAATGTTGATCCTGATCGTCCTGCAATGAAGAAGTTTGATGAAGTTGAGCCTTTTGAACCGAGTGTTCCTGCAGTTCCCGGTCCGAGCGAGCAGGTTCAGGCTACAAATCGGCCAAAATATTTCGGCGCAGGCGATGATGAAGAAGAGGCCTTTACTGATGTCATTGGAAGTAAGCCGATGACCTCCTTTGATGATACTACTAAAAATATGCCGTCACCGTCATTAGAGGATGCATGGAAGCCTCTGACGCCTGCTGGAGGCCGCACAGCTTTTTTTCAGTATCTGGCGCCACCGCCTCTGGAAAAGAAGCGATCTGAGTTGCCGAAGGCGACAGATGATTTATCGAAGCAGATCAATAACATATTACAACGTCTTGATCAGCTTGAAAAGGATAGGAAGGAGTATTCGCAGGCGGAAATTCTCCTTTTTGTTGGAAGTGGCCTCGTGCTCCTTGTAACCCTTGATATGGTTACACGGCATTAGTTACACGGCATTAGTTACACTGCATTGGTTTAGTGCTTCTTATTTTTACTCTTCTTACGCCTCGTCATCATAGTATGTTTCTTATGATAACGACGGCTGGGGCGGCGACCGCCTGCTGTGGGAGCATTAAGTGCATCTTGAGCGGCGGTGGCGGCTGCAACTCTCGCGCCAGGGGCGCCACCAGATGCTGCATTCCATGCTGTTGAAGCAGCATCAAGAACCTTAAGTATTTTATCCTCTGCTACGCCTACAGTTTCTAGTGCAGCTCTCAGCTTGGGTGTAAGTTCATCTGTCTTTCCAACGCTGTTTAATACAGCTGTAAAGTCAATAGTAGGGGTGGCAGAGGTAGCACCACTAGCTAATGCAGCAGCAGCACCTGTACCAGCAGCTGCAGCAGCATTTGCAGCAGCAGCATTAGCAGCTGCAGCAGCAACTGTACTAGGGGCAGCAGCACGAGGACCAGCAACTAAAGTATCTACCTTTTTAGATAATGCTCGTACTTCCGCTGTAAGTATAGCAATTTGGCTATCACTTGTAGCCGCATTATATACAGCTTGACAGGCAGCACCCACGCATTGTCCTGCAGGTTTTACTCCATAGTTATAGACACCCTTCGCTGCGACTCCTGTCCCTACAGCAAGACCAACGGGCAACGCCGCCACCGCCAAAGGTGCGGCAGCAAGGCCCAGGCCTGCTGTGTAAGCAGCTCTACCCGCTGTTCCTGCTGCCTCTTTGCGCTGTGCCCAGACTTGAGCAGATTTCTTTTCAGCATCTACACTTTTTCTTAGTTCAGTTACATATAACTGTAAATTATCTACTGCATTACCTTCTGTTACACCAAACATTCTTATATATACAATATTCACATCTGGAAGTATTTTTGTACCAACAAGTTTATAATTTTCAATTGTTTCCTTATGATCAGTATAGAATTGTTTATTATTTTTCTTATTCGTATTTCTACCTGTAGTGTATTCTCTAAATCCCGTTTTAGTTTCATTATTAATATATTCGGGAGTCATATCAGTCGATAAATTAAATATTTGAAAATCTGTATCACGTTTAAAATAGCGATTCAGAGCTGAACCATTCGGATTTATAACATTATCGAAAAACTTTGAACTTGCGCCCTTTGATTCCATTAATTCGGCGGCGGCGGCATTTGCAGCATTAGCATTTGTTGTATTATTTCCCTTCTTCTTAGTTAATCTTAGTTGAGCCGCATAGGTTTCTCTAGCTTTGCGTAAAACATTCTTAGTATTTTTAAGAGTTTTCTTAGATGCATTTGTAGAAGTTACAGCATTCGCAGCAACTGCATCATTATAAGTTCTTTGTGCGGCATTGCGAGCAGTCGTTGCTCTTTCAAGCCCTTTCGTATTCAATGTAGTGCCCTGTTTTAGATAGTTTTCCCAAGAACGAGAAGTAGCAGGCGCAACAGGTGCAGCGGCAGCAGCAGGAGAAGCAGCAGTAGGAGCAGGAGCAGGTGCAACAGCAGCACCACGACCAAATAAACGAGAAAACATATCTAACAAGACCCAAGAAATTACGCACAACTAAAAGGCCGGAATTACATCCCCCTGCTATAAAAGCTTAATACACTTGCAATAGCAGCCTTTTCACTCGGAGTTACTTCTAATTTATTATCTATATTCCAGTATAAAAAGTCAAACTTCGAGTATTTTGTTTTGAGTTCTTTTAATTTTGACCCTTTTTCTGCATCTGTAAGTGTACCATTGAATTTATAAAACTTATGTTTCCCTGACTTTTTGTGAATAACAATCATATTATCTGTTTGACTGAATCTAGACTGAGGTATTTCAGAAAGATCTTGAGCACTCGGCCAGACTACAGTACCCCCATCATCCGCAATATAGATCCTAGGCTGTGTTTCTCCACCATCTCTATATTCATAATGCGTATAGACATATTGGAACACATCCTGTATAAATTTACGCGTGATATCACAGTCTGTACTCAGTTTTCTCCCATCTGCAGTTCTGCAGTTTGTTTCAGATAGATTCTGAAAAAGTCCAGCAATCTTTTCAGGCCACTTAGTTCCAAAAATAACAGTGAGAACTTCAGGAGATAAATTCAAATAGGTTAAGAAATCAGCTTCGGATTGTGTATATATCTTTTGTTTCCATTGTTCAGGAATATTGTTTATTGACTTTCTTATATAAAAGAGGTTTCCTGCTATATCAATTTCAATTGTATTATCTCCCCCTACCGCCTCCTCACTCCCCTGGAAGCCTCCAGGAATAGGGAGTGTCACACTGGACCCAAAGCAGAAAAGGGGTGCCTGTTGTGCCTTTGTGCGGATAACAAGTAGTGTGCCAGGAGTATTATATATATACTTTTTCTCCTTTAGTGTATCTGAATAGTAGAGTGATGTGAGTCCTTTGCAATTAATAGATGTTTTGGGGGCAGGCAATTGAGTCCCTTCAGGACCAAATACAGTATATTCCTTATATACAGGATTTTCACCTGCGCCATTAGGACCCAGGCCAGGTAGTTCTTTAACACCTGAAAACAGGAGTTTCTTTCCCTTATGGAAAATATAAGTAGGATTTGCATAGTTTAATAGGGGTTTTACTGGAGTAATTCCATTATAATTAACTTCTTTTACAAGTTCATCTCCTATTGTTTTGTTTAGTGCATCATTTGAATCATGGAGTATAAATATAGATTTTAAGTTTGTTTCATATAAATGTAAAAACTGTAAAAAGAGTTCTCTAGGTTTTTCTGTAGAAAAGAATGGCGGCATAAAAATCATTACCGCTTTAGAGTTTAATATAAATTTTGTTTTATTCAATGTAAGAAGTTTCTGTTCAAGTAAATATTGTAAAACTGTTATAAATGAATACAGGTCTCCCTTTATAGGAGGAACAACAACAATTGTTTCAGCAGTAATTTCTTCTATGAGTTTATTTGAAGCCTTATTTATTCCATTAATATTTGTTGGCTCAACAGTAGATTTTGTAGATAATTTTTTATATTGATTCTCAAAAAATATTTTAGATAACTTATTATATTTATTTATATAATTACTTATCTTAATTTCAGTTACAAATTTATCTATATTTACAATTTCATTCGGATCATTATGGGGTTCATAGAGTTCAAGTTGTACAGGTCCCGCGGGGGGTGTAGCAACAGCGGCTTTAGTAGCAGGAGTTGTAACAACTACAGGAGATTTAGCAGCAGGTGTTGTAGGTACAGGAGGTGGTGCAGCTGTAGCTGCTGCTAGTGCATCTACTGTTTCACTAAAACTAACCCTTGGTTTAGGGCCACCACCCCCTTGCACTGCTTCAATCTCACCTTTGAACCCTCCAAGTAAAGTTACATCTGCAGCGCCACCACCTTCTTGACCACCGCCACCCATCATTTTTGCAATATGTCCCTCACCCCCAATCATGCTTTCAGAGCCATGACTCATCCTTTTGAATCGTTAGAAACTTATGTCCGTTAAAACTTATGCCCTTAGAAACTTATGCCGTTAGAAACTTATGGCCTAAGACATTCACACATGTTTGATCAGCAAATGCAATCGTCTGAACAGGAGTCCCAGACACGCCGCCGTAAGATTCATTGCAAACAGGAACTTATTGTATCAAGTCTCCAGAGGTTCTACAACCAGCGCGAAGACATTGATGAAATTCTCCAGATCCTCCAAGGCACCTCCGTGATTTCTCTCCGCCTCATCGACTGGTTTGTCACAAACTATTCAAAGACTCACAGTACTTCCTATATCTTGAATAGTCAGGAATTTCTCGTCTATCTGAATTACAAGAGTCAGCTCAAGGCCTATAGCAAGAAGCTCTTTGATCCTTTTTGTCGCCGCGAGCGAATTCTCTTCCAGATCGGAACACACCCCTCTTTTTTAACAACGGTAGGAAAGCTAAATTTCTTCCGTTGGGCAATTGAAAAGGGGATCCTGAATTACATTCGCTTGAATCTGCAGGCGATCGAGAAGGAGATGAATACCTTCATGCGCGAAAATCAGAAGCTGCGGAAGACAACACCAACTGAGACCGCAACTGCAGATTCAACGTCAAGTACCTCTACAAAGGTAACAGCGGTCACACCCGTAACAAAGGGATCTACTCGCCGCCGCATTGCTAATAAGGAAGTTGCGACAACAAAGATTATGCAGAAGCATGATATGGTTGTTGAGGTGCGGTTTGATTAACTGCGCGGTTTAGTCGCGGCATTAGAGCGATAATCCATTTTCATATCATTCATAAGTGGCCGCATACTAACAAGCACATCAGTCTTCTCATTCCACCGATTTGTGCCAATTCTCTGCATAAGTTTCTTTGCCTCATCTAGACCGCGATCAGGAGGCTTATCCTCATATACTGCACTCCGCAGCTCACGAATCGCATTTCGCGAGTCGAACTTCGGATCATAGCGATCAAAATACGGGTTAGCACCTTCTTCTGCAGTCGTTCCAAGTGTCTGTGATCCGCCTGTTAGATAAGGCTGACTTTGTCTATAATTATTATCCTTTGTTCTTGAATTGATGGGATTCATATCAAGAACAGCGCTACTCCGAGTATCATGACGATTATTCAAAAGCGACGGAGCATCAGTCTGCCACTCTTCAAACATACGTGCATTGACAGCATCGCGCGTACTGACTTCTTTTCTTGTACGTAATTGATAGACAGGTGGCGGGAGCCGAATTGCCCCTGCGTAAAGAAATGGCTCGTTCATACTCTAATTATAAGACAGCATGTTTATATTACCATATTTACACACCATTAAGAAAGAGGAGATCCATTTTATCAAGCTTTTTCTCCAGAAAGGAGGTACTGCACTTCTTCATATAGAGACTGATGTTGATACCTTTTGCAAAGAGAATGATATTCCCTATACTGCCTCTTTTACAGAAAAGGGTATTACCTATATTAAGGTGGATCCATCAATTGACCTCTCAGTCTTCTATTCGTTCCATGATCCGAAGGTGGATACGCTTGAAGTCTGGCGGCCTTTTGTTTGGGTAGGCGATAAAGATCCATGGGGTGTAAATCAAAAACTCGAGCCTATTCAATTCAATGGAAAGAGTGTGACTGAGTTTATAAGAATAGCTATCAAGGCCTAAGACCTTAACCACATATACTATAGAAATGCAACCGATTTCTCGCAATCGAACACTGAGGAGAAATGCGGGTGGCAATCCTCTTGATCTTAGCGGTGCTCGGCCGCGCGTTGATTATGCAATGAATGAAAATCTGCAGCGTCTTCTTGAAACCGAGGCCAACACTGCATATAAGAAGCCATGGCATCGTCTAGAACGTGGTCTGCGAATTAATCGGATTCGTCTTTTCTGCCAGGATATGATGACTGCGCGTTCTTTGAAGCAACCTGAGACGGATGCACTCTTTGCTCTTTTAATCAAGGCGCTTGATAAGAAGCAGCTGAATTCGAAGACTGAGGTAATCTATGATCCTGAAGGCGAAAAGATTACAGAAATTAAGCATCTTGTCATGCATCAGAATTCGGATGGAGCGGTTCTTTTCCAGCTGAAGGATAAGCGGAATGCGGTGACATTTAGAAAGAAGAGTAGTACTGCAACTGCTGTGGCTGTAGCAGCAGTAGAGGAACCAGTTTAAGCAAATAACGCCTTATCTATAAAGTTGAAGGGGGCAACATGTTGCGAAGTTTTCAACACATGTTTGCACCTGTTGCAGAATTTACCGAAGCCTATGTGAGTCAGAATCGCCTAACTGCGCATCCAACTCTTCAGACGCAGTGGCTCCATGAGCTCGATGAGGCAAATGCGGATCTCCAGAAGGACACTGAAATGACGTCTGAAGAGTTTGATACATTTGAGAAGATTCAGGGACTCTATATCCATGGCGCAAAGCGTTTTCTTGAGCGCGCAAAATCGATGGCCTGGAAGGATGTCAATAAGGCAGAAAAGATTGCACAAATTCTTTCGCGACCGCAGATTCCACAGCGCACGCCAGAGTGGTATCTCCAGGGACAGAGAATTCTAACTGCGAGTGAATTCAGTAGTCTCTTTTCATCGGAACGGCAGTATGCGAACCTTGTTCTTTCCAAGGCGCTTCCACCGCAGATCCGCGAAGGCTCTTCACGAACTGCATGCCCTACTTCGGAAATGTCGCCGTTTGATTGGGGAATCCGTTTTGAGCCTGTTGTAAAGACGGTGTTTGAGACGCGGTGGGGCGTAAAAATTACAGACTGTGGTCGAATTGTACATGCGGTGGATACGAAGCTTGCTGCGAGCCCAGATGGCCTTATCACGGAAGGAGATACAAGACTAGGACGCCTCATTGAAATCAAGTGTCCTATTACCCGCCCAATTGGCACAGGAACAATCCCTTTTGACTACTGGTGTCAGATGCAGATTCAGATGGAAGTTGGAGATATTGATGAGTGTGAATATCTCGAAGTGAAGATTGATTCGAAGCAGCGCCAGCAGCAAGGCGTGCGACCTGAAACGTTTCTTGTGGAAGGTACCATTCGTCTTTTGGCGAAAGATGGCGACTACAAGTATGCGTATGGTGAGGAAGAATTCGAAGGTTATGAAACAGTTGAACAGATTCCATGGTATATAACTGCATATCATAATGAAGTTGTACAAAGGGATAGGGCCTGGTTTGCAGAGACTGCAAGTGTGCGTGAGCAATTCTGGAGCGATGTTGAAGCTGCTCGTGCGGGCACATTTAAGATCCCTGCGCCGTTTCGCTCAAAGTCTGGACAAGCTTGCCAGATTCAGGATTCGCCACCTTAAAAAGCTGGAGTGCAGCTCTCAGGTGACGTCTCCATGACATTATTTGTCTTCTGGCGATAATTTCCAGTGAGAACTATATTTTTTGATGCCTTTGATTCATAGCATCTCTTTGAGGGGCTAACTCCTTCTAACAAATGATAGGGTTGCCGCATATTGGCTAGATCTGCATCTGCATTTTCAAATGACTCCTTTACATTGAGGCGCGCGCGAACAATAGGATATGTTGCCATCGATGTGTCGAGTTGTAGGAAAAAAAGTACGAGGAGTAATACACCTAGTGTTATAAGGATCCTTTCCATTCTATTTAAGGTGCAGCATAAAGATTTGTATAGCGCCTAGCCTCTTCTTCATATTGCTTGCGATCATCAATATAGATACGCGCAATTTCGGGAACAAAGGGATCACTTGGATTAGGATCTGTCAAAAGACTACAGATACTCAGAAGTACCTTGCTAACTGTAAGTGCAGGAGACCACTGCCCCTTCAAGATATCAAGGCAGATCATTCCAGCTGGATTAATATTCGGATGATAGATCTTTGTCTTGAATTGGATGTGTGGAGCCTTAAAAGGGTAATCAACCGGGAATTGAATGTGCAGGCGAAATACACCACCACTATATGGAGATCCTTCCGGTCCAATAATCATTGCATCCCACTGATACGGATCATTTCCTGAAGGACCAGCACTACAATTTGAGGGCGCATCCAACTTAAGATCATTAATTTCCTTTGTAATTCTGCGAAGCGCCATTTATGTTACTTCCTATTTAAGCGCGATGACGTTTCAAATTTTATGTGTAACAAGTAGTAATGGCTGGTGGAAAGTGGCTTGATTTCAGCGGAATGAAATATACCAATTTAGTTGGCGAGTTTCTCGGTACGTGGCTCTTCATGTTAAGTATCGTGGCGACAGGAAATGTCCTTGTCATCGGCGCGACGCTGACCCTTGTAATCTGGCTCCTCTCAACCACGAGCGGTGGCCACGTGAATCCTGCGGTAAGTTTTGGATTCTACATGAAGGGAAATCTCAGTGCAACTGAATTCCTCCTTTACACACTATCTCAGCTGCTCGGCGCAACGGCTTCCATATATACGTACAGTCTGTTGGCTTAGAGAGTTCTATCCTATAAAAAGAAGTATGGTGAAAATCACATCCATCGCATCATTAGCAAATGAACATGCGATGAATGACCTACAGATACTTCTTTTCACTCTCCAGCTCTGGAATACTCCAGCTCCTACTGTGTATATCTACACGGATCGTGTATCCGATCCTCTGATAAAGAAAATCAAGTACGCTGGAAAGATTATTACAAAAGTTGCACTCAATACTTATACAGGTCTCAATCGGCGCCAGATGGAGTCGATGCCTGGAGCAATTTATAGGACACTCTTTGCAGATTTTTGCGCAGAAAAGACACATCTTATGGAGTGGAGTATCGAGGAATCAGGAGGCGGTGTTCTTTTCTGCGATGCAGATATTTGCCACTTGGGCGCACTTCCTGAAATCCCAGATTCCGTGGAACTCGGACTAAGTCCGCATTTAATCCGCAAGAGAGACACAGATCTCTATGGAATCTACAATGCAGGATTTATCTATGTAAAATCAAAGGAGATTGCTGCCAAATGGAGAGAACTATGTAAAACGAGTCGTTTCTTCGAGCAAGGATGTCTTGAAGATCTTTCTGAACAAGTGAATCCAGTCTATACATTTACGAAGCATACGAATTATGGCTGGTGGAGACTGTATCAGGGTATTACATCATCTGCAGATCTAGAAAAAGAGTGGGGATTTCTGCGGAAGGATGATACATATTGTGGTCTAGTTATTGCTGGAGAGCCAGTCTTATCAATTCATACACACTGGTGTGAGAAAAATGATCAATCAACAATTAATTTTAATCGGTGGATTCTTGAAAAGTTGCAGAAGCTTACATCCTTAAAGAAAACAAAGCAACTTGTTCAATTTATACAAAAGATTCAAGTGTAAGTACCGTTGGTACTTAAATTTAAGGAAAACTCTTTGAGTTTTCCTTAAATTTATTGTACCAACAAATTAGTCGTAGGACATTAAATTTAAGGAAGTAATGACTTCCTTAAATTTAAGTCACGACGTTACCTAAAATTGAATATTAGCGGCATCACCTTTATACCCAATATGGAATCAACATTCTTTCCAGCACTCGGCACTGAATTTAAAAATACAGGATTTGAGGAGTTTAATCTGCTAAAGAAGGATTGGTCTGCATTTGCAAATGTATCTGCAATTGCACCATGTGTAGAAATACAGTGTCCGCAGTGCAAATCTGAAGAGATTGAGCAGGAGGACTTTTGCATTTGCAAGAAATGCGGAGAAGTTCTGGATCGTCCGCTTGATGCAGGTGCAGAATTCAGATTCTTTGGCGCAGAAGACAGAAGTAATACAGATCCGTGCAGAATTGGTGCCCCGACAGATTCCCGTTTTCCGAGTTCAACGCTTGGGACTATGATTCTCCCACATGCGCAAGGTGGAAACGCATCAAACAGGAATGCAATGGCGCGCGTCCGCAGATACCATACGTGGAATTTGCTGCCTTACAAGGAGCGCTCTCTTCTCCAGGTATTTGAGCAGCTTTCTCTTGCTGCGACAAACCATGGTCTCGATGGGCGTACAATCGACATGGCGAAGGATCTCTATATTCGTCTGGTAGAACATTGTGATCGCCGCGGAATGTCGCGGACGAGTGTTGTGGCGAGTTGTATCTATTCAGCTCTGAAAATGGTAGGACAGCCGCGGAAGCCAAAGGAGATTGCAGATATCTTCCATTTGAGTTCTACGCAATTTACGAAGTCATTCAAGTATTTCCAGGAGGTTCTTTCGATGGCAAACCAGCGTGGTCTTCTCGGTGAAAAGAATGTTCCTGCAAGCCTTGCATCTACGCGCGCTTCCGATTACATTGCACATCCTCTTTCAAAACTTCCCGTCTCTCGAGCTGCATTTCTGGCAATTAAGGAGGCCGCGATCCACACTGCAGATTTGGCAGAAGAGAAGGAACTGTGCCCAGAGAACATGCCTCCTTCTCTTGCGGCAGGAGTCATTGCATTCATTCTTCCAAGACACGGACATCCCGAAATCACAAATGAGCGGATTGCGAGCGTATGTGGCGTGAGTGAAGGAACTCTTGTAAAGTGTCTTCGTAAATTGGAGGCCGCGCTTTCTAAAAAATAATACTAAATGGTAGGATGGGTGTAGGAGCCTCTATACCAGATAGGGAAGAATTCAAAAAACAAACATTTGACGGTGTTAAAGTCTCACAGAGATTTTTACAAATGATGTTAGAACAATCTGATCTTCTTGATATGTATTCACTTGCAGATCCTGCGGAATGTAAAAAATATGTTGTTGTGACTGCTGGAACTCTTGAAAAGGTATTCAAGGAACTTCGCATCGAGATTAAGAGGGATAATAAAGGGCGCGATGTTGGACAATTTTATTTTCAGAAACTCTCTGCATTAGCGCGGCTACCTGATGAGCGCATACAGAAAGATAATTGTAGGCTTGTTGCTTTTTTCTACATCCGCATCCTTCATATCTTTGCAGCACTTACACTTTCTGTAATTAATACAGAGATTCCATCACAAGATACAAATCTTGAGGTAAGGGCAACTGATAGTTTAAGAGATAGAGAAAGGAGAAGATTTTCAACAGTACCTTCATATTATCCAAATAGTACTGTTGGTGGTGCTATAGGACAAGGTCAAGATAATCGTATTAGAACTGATCCTTATGCTATTTTAAATCCTTATATTACGTATGAAAGAACTAAAGCTAAATATAAACTTGATAATACTGATAGTATTTATTTAAGAGTACCCTATACTGAAAGAGGAGCTACATTATATGATAGAAATGTATATATAGATTATAACACAGTAGAAAATAATGAAAGAATATATATTAAAGCAACATTAACAATAACAAGAAATAATAACATATATGAAGTATTATTATCTGATATAAGAAGAGGAAAAAGTGATAGTGGTGGAAGTTTAATAATGATCCCCAGTGATTCTAAAACAATAAGACGCGAACTTGGAAAAGTTGGGCCTGTTAATTTTGAACTTAGTCAAGGCGAGCCTAAATTCAATAATCAGACAATTGCACGTTTTATTATAAAAGAAATCTATAAAGCTGCAGGAAAAGATATAATTAATTCTAGATATAATAATATAACAGGAACAGGTCAATATGCAACAGAAACACGACGCAAGAGATCAAAGAATCTTCCTTCAGGTATTCCAGATATTTTTAAAGTAAAACAAACAGTAGAATCACTTGAACTTTTACCGCGCCCCTATGCACACTGTGTTGCGCGTGCATTCGAAGTTCTTTCCCCACAGTCCTTTTATGGTGATCTTGGAGATGGCTTTGTGACATCAATCTGTGATCCAAAGTTTTCACTCCGCGAATCTGGTTCTCTTCCCGCATCAGGTCAAGATATTTTTACTTCACGCTCTCTTCTGAGTGTCCAGCGCCTGTTTTTTGATATGCTTGAAACGAATATGAAGAAGATGAAGGATGAGACCAAGGAAAAATATGAAGTATTCATGCGATCAATGAAAGAAGTCTTTGAGGAAGGAACAGAAGAAGTAAAAGGAGAAGCTGTTTCAATTCAAAATCAGCGCCCTGTATTTTGCCGCGGCAATATGGCAGGAAAACTGCAGTTTTCTGGATCACAAGAATCAGTTCAATTAGGTACTAAACTACGAGGAACTGTTGGAGCTCTTTTACAAAGACAGATGAATCATACGTATTCTGCAGTGACCATCATAAAGAAACTTTTTGATGTTGGTGAGGATAAGCGCCTGACTGTAAAGAAGTCAATTATAAAGCTTGGAATGTCAGAAGTTGAGAAGATTGCACAGGAGGCGAGAAACTTATTAAGTAAGTATATCTCAGATTGCGAGCACACCTATAGGGAGGGTGTTACAGAGATGAGAAGTTTAATACAAGAGAACCCTGAATTATTGAAATCCGCGAGAGTACAGAAGGGTACGAATTGGATTACAGCTGCTGCAAATGTGCCTGTAGAGAGAGAAAATATCTAATGAGGCTATATTAAGATTAAAATTAAAAATTAAAGATAATTATTAATTTTAATGATATGATTAATGTTATTATTTAGAATTATTGGATCGAGTCTTTTTGGTTGTTCTTTTAGTATAGTTATTCAAAATACGTTCATTTCTTTTTGGTATTCTAGCTAATAGGTTCTCTTCTTCTTTGTTAAGAAATCCTAAAATTTCTTCTGAATTATTATTATTGTTATTGTTATTATTTTTATATTTCTTTATATATTTCTTTATATATTTCTTTATATTTATCTTTCTTGTATATCTTCCTTGCCCTTTGCCTGGTGGAGCCGTATTTAGGGGTGCATTTATTTGTTTTTTAGCCTGAGCCCTTGCAAAATTCCTCCTTTTATCTTCATCAACCTCCAAGTAGTCAAGAAGATTCATTAAGTCTTCTCTTGTTCCACGTTCAGGATTTACTTGAATTGATTTATTTTTGAAGATAAAGATTTTACCTATACCCATTTCAGGGAAAAACACATCTATAAACATACACCACTCATCATCGTCGCCACCAAAAAGGGTTGGAGATAATATAATTTCATCATCTTTCATATATCTATCAAAAATTGTTCTTAAAAGTTTAGAATGATCATATAATATGTTATATTCTGGACTATCTCTTATAATTGTAATTTCTTTTGGATATTCCATTTCTATTTATAATATATATTTTTTTTTGAGTTCTGGGTAACGTTGATACTTAAAATAACGGTAATCTAAAATTGACTATGCGACCTTACATACTGTCAGTTGATGATGGATACTCCTACTCCTCCGCCCCGTTGCCAGTTTTCTGGTTGCAAGAAGAAGCTTACACTAACAAGTTCTATTTGTAAGTGTAAGAATTATTATTGTTCTAGTCATAGGCATAGTGAGACTCATAACTGCACATTTGATTATAGAGCAGAACAGAAGTCAAGCTTGAATCGTTTTATGAGTACAGCAATTGTTGCAGCAAAGGTGGAAAGTATTTGAACTGGTTCCAAAAAATTGACTACACCGTCGCCACAAAAAGCGATCATAGAAAAAATGTCTTCTACTACTCCTAAGAATACGAAAAAGATCACTCTGCGCTTTATCCGTGATATGAATAACTCGAAGCGTGATGATATTCTGACAATTTTGCCGACGGAGGATTTCAATATTATGGAGATGAAGTTTGAGGACAATGACGGGAACTTTATCTCAAAGACGCGGATCACGGAGACTGATCTCCATAACTACTTCACTGCAGTTCTTCCCCTTCTGAAGAATGACGCGGATCCTTATAAGTCAGTGCAGTTCTTCTTCCCGCAGTTTCCTTCAGTTCTAATCAACACGTCGGATCTCAATGATTACCTTAATAGCAATATTATGAAGATGGTGGAGACGACGTACAATGGGTGGTACTTTGACCACGAGGATTTCGGCGATAATGAGACGAATCCTTCCCCCAATGGTTGCCACTGCGAGTATTAAATATGAATAAATATATAAAATATAAATACCTCGATGGCTAAATATTTTTGTTAAAATTGACTAAATCCGCAGCTCACAAAGTAAGTACAACAATGTATTCAAATCTCTTACAAATTGTTTTATGGAAACAGGCAGCTCTTATATCCATCCCACTAGGAATTTTCGCGACCTATAAAGATATCTATCTCTCACCAAATGAAATTCTTCTAATTCCCTTCTTCATTCTTCTAATACTCGCGTGGTATTATGGTGCATCCAAGTATATCCTAACAAGATCATGGGCGCGCAATGATCTTCGTTCGCGTTCGTGGCTTATCCAGATTCTCATTTCATCTACAATGTCTGTTGTTGCCTTTCCATTCTTTCTTAAAAGTATTAATGAGTTCGAAGATGTAATGTATAGGGAAACTGGCCTATATCGCAGATATACCCTCTTCTTTGTAACTGCAACCTTTATGGATCTACTGGTTGGATCTATTGAATATCCAGATTATCTTGATCTATTCTCTGGATGGTTTCATCATCTCCTCTTTATCTTCATCTCTTCATATCCTCTTCATTATGCGACATGTGGAAGTTTTGTAATACTTACTATTACTGAAGTACCTTCCTTTATTATTGCCTTGGGAACAATTGTACCTAAACTACGTTCTGATTATCTCTTTGGTTCCAGTTTCTTTGTATTACGTATTCTATATATTATGTGGTGTCTTCTTATGCATTGGAGACTTGCTCCTTATTCATATATTACTCTCTCAACCTTTGCATCTTTCTTAATGAATTGTTTCTGGTTTATGAAGTGGGTACGTGGAATTATTCGTAAAGTTGCCGTTAAACAGAGACTAGTTTAACGTCGCTAATGCCGCCGCTGCTTCCGTGTCCGATTTACCCTCCTATCCACATTCTGCCCAATAAAGGAATTGTGGATCATACAGGATATCATTATTGAAATAATAGTATCTTTATTTTCAATAGGATTATCTAAAAGAGATATAAATTGTTCATTATTATATAAAAGTTTTATATTATCAAGGCCTAATAGGAGTTGCAATAACTGTGTATTATAACTTGCAATAGGAATGATCTTTGATTTAAGTATAGAGATAAATCCAGGTATAATACGAAGTATATTATATATATGTTTTGCCTTATTTTCTAATAGAGTGATCATAAGTCCATCTCCATCTAATAGGAACTTATTCGGTTCAAGAAGTGCAGCCTGCATCTCCAGTTTGCTCTTTGTAAGAAACCTTCTTTCAATAACGCTTCGTAGAACTTTTATAAAATCATTATATTCAGATATACGTATTAACTCTAAACTTGCAGGATCAAGAGGTGTATTATTTGAAATAAGAGTACCTTTTTTTACTGCATGGATTTCTGTTGAATCTACAATTATATTTTCAGTAACCAACTGTTTCATTTATTTTTATTGCGAGTATTTTATAAAAAAATATCCGCAATAATTAACGTCGTAAGTGCTGGCTGTACCATCCCTTAGGGTGAATTAATTTTATATGGGCAGTTAGTAGAATGGAACCAATAAATATTATACAACATTCGGTGGATACATCTTTAGATATGAAACTATTTAGCACAAGGAAATCCTCAGTATATTATCATATTTTTCATAGTAGATACGTAAAGTTTCCATTATCACAATTAAAAACCGTAGATAATTTTGACATAAAGCGCCTTTCAAATAATCCATACCCCAAAGAAGACCGTCCCAGAGGGCAAGCAGATTTGGATTCAGTTTTACACCATAGACGAATAATACGGCATGAAGGTCATACAGAACCTATATGGATACTATTAAAAAAAGGGAACTATACTTTACTAGATGGTGCTCATCGTATTGTTGCTACACATTTAGAAAAAAAACGAACTATTCCGTCATATATTATTCATGCAGATGAATAAAGTGGCCATTTGAAATCCGTAACGTCGTAAGTGCTGACTGTAAGTGCTGACTGTAAGTGCTGGCTGTGCCAGCCATCCCTTAGGGTACCAGCCATCCCTTAGGGTACCAGCCATCCCTTAGGGTGCCAGCCATCCCTTAGGGTGCCTTAAATTTAAGCACCAATCGTAGAAAACATTGCAATATAGCGCGCAACGATTCCAGGCGACCAGCGTCCCATGATGCGTGTTTCCTTCGGAGAATACCATGCAATACCATCCTTTTCACGCTTATCTTTTACAAACCGCTTGAATGCATCAGGATGCTCATGAATCCACTCGAATTCTTCGAGTGACTTCTGGAGTGCGCGAGGAGTTGTAACTGCGTGAAATACGTGATACTGGAAGAAGTGATTCGGCGGATAATCCTGTTCGCGATTCTGGAAAACAATTCCAGTGTGCTGTAGATTCTTTAGCACGTAGATCTTTGCTTCTTCTCCAACTTCTCTGCGGACATTTTGAACAAGATTGGCGTAGATCGATTTGTTTTTATCGGTATCTTTTCCTTCCATTTGCCCCTTGGGAGGTTCCCAGCTTTTTCCACGCGGATCCGCATCCGTCGTCTTTACAACTAGAAACCTCATAGGGTCAAATGCCTCATCTTCCATATGGATAAATGTGCAGGCACGGAGATACACACGCCATCCTTCCGTAGGATGTTCTACATAGAAATAGCGCTTGTGGGGTGCATGGGCTAGCCGTGCGGCTCCTCGGATGAGACCAGATTGAAAAACATCCTTGATATTATTCATTAACTAGAGTATATGAGTTTATTTTTTTCTTGTGGTATTTGGAGTCTTATTCATAATATTAATTGCTTTTCTACTAATATTAACAGCACGTTGAGAAAAGATATTTCGTTTTGTCTGATTTCTTATAATTGAATTTCTAAGCTTTGTATATCCATTTCCATTTGTATTTACATATTTTAAATTTTCTTGATACAGTTGTGGATCTGTAACATTTGTTAAATGGTGAATAAATTGTGATCCGTGACTACCCCAGTTTTTAGCCTGTTCTCTTCTATCATCAATAAGCGCTGCATTATTTCTTGCAAAGATACCCTTCTGTTGTGGGAGGCAGAAGATTACAATAATATCATTGCGGTTTTCTTTTGTTTTTAAAAGTAAATTATCTAGATAATTATTATAATCATTTTTGTCTTTTTCTGTGAGTTGTTTATTAAGATCTATTTCAATACTATGTAGAGTACCTCCTTCTTGAAGAAGGTGTGTTGTAATCCACGTTTTTTTTCCTTCTATACAAAATTTGCTATAATTCTTAAAAATACCTGTTAAGAAAATAGGAGTTTGTTGGTGTCCTGATCTCGTGCAATATTCGAGCGCGCTATCCCATAAAAACTGAGCATAAAACATGAAATCCAATGTTTCAAAAAATCGGTGAGGATTTTCTCCGCCTGGAAAGATAATATCCCATTTACTTTGTGTAGGCTCACCTGTAGCCGATCGTCCATAAGTGTCAAAAGCGATAGAAGGTATTCCACCACTTAGTTCCTGGAACTTCTTTTCAAAATCACAAAAAACTCCATCCATATCAAGAAAAAGTTTTGGATCTTCCATATTCCCTACTTTAACGTTGGTACTTAAATTTAAGGAAAACTCAAAGAGTTTTCCTTAAATTTATTGTACCAACAAATTAGTCGTAGGACAGCTCGTCCAAAGGACGAGCGCTCAGCAGCAGCACCTGCGGTGCCGCTGACATTAAATTTAAGGAAGTAGTGACTTCCTTAAAATTAAGTCACCCTAAGGGATGGCTGGCACAGCCAGCACTTACGACGTTACGTGCGTTTTTTACGACATGTTTTCGAGCGACTCGATGTACTGCATCCGCTCCTATATGTTTGCAGAACTTTGCATAATGAAGAGTAATCTGTACGATTAACTAGATCAAGTTTCTTTTCCATTGCAGATCGTATCTTCCACAGATTTGTCATTGTTTCCTTCCGTGTATCCCATGTATGTGCATCTGTCTCTGCCCATACATCTCTCCACTCGATGAAAGGAAAAACACCAGGAAGCATAGTCCAGAATTTCTTATAATAAGTGAGCCGCTCCTCGGAATCCATTACATTCCACCGGTTCCGAAGAAGAGGCGTAGTGTATGCACTTTCTGGAGCACCTTGGAGTGGCGTAGTATTTCTTCCTGTGCGTCCCATTGGATGCGTGTCGGCAACTGAGAAAAGAAACTCCCATCCATCAAAGGTTGTTCGCGTACATCCTTGTGCCAGACGTTCTTTGTAAAATCGGGATGTTTCTGCAAAGGGCGGATCTTCATAGCGGCACATATGTTGTGTCCGTAGTTTCGCATTTACCATATTGTGGATTCTCCAGAGCCACCGCTGAAGTTTCTCGGGGGTATTTGCAGCCTCTACAGGGTCTGTTATGATATGCTCGCTCAGATTTGCACGGCAATATTTGCAAGGAAGAACATAAGCCAATGTATTGAAAAAATCATGAACTTCCACTAGATTACCATGCCATGCAAAAGTAATCAAATGCAATAATTTCCATCCTGAAGGCCCCCAAAAACGGGTATCCATCTCACCTATTCTTATATTACCTTTAACCGAAAGGATTCATACTAATCGGTGCCAAGAAGGGACGAACCATGCTCGTCTCCTTGGCAGGCTCAGTGCGGCACTTTACAACCTGATCTGTGGGAGGGCAGACAGGGCGAGGGCACGGAGGAGGCTTCGGGCAAACTGTCGCAGCAGGGCACTTCAGATCAGGGCAACGAGGTCTCGGGCAAGGAGGGCATGTTCCACAGTTTCCACCCTTGCATGCACTACTATCGACTATGATTGGCTGCTGCTTAGGGATTGATGACTTTAGAACATACTTACTCATATCGGGTACAGGCGGGCATTCCGTTTTGAGCATGTAGTTTGTCATATCCGGGGGTGAAGGGCAAGGAGGAATTGATGTCTTTAGAACATACTTTGTCATATCAGGATACGGGGGGCATGAAGGACACTTTCCTTTCAGACCAGGATGCTCTTTACAAGGGCATTCCTCTCCACACTCAGGGCAGATAGGTTCTTCTGTTACCTTTGTATCTTGGAAGTTATCATATTGGTTTGTGGTTCTCGTTAGTAAGTAGCCGAGGAGAAGCCCAAGGACAAATACTGCAATTGTTTGAAATGGCGTAAAACGCATACTCTTCTAACTTTACTACATAAATTTAAGGGAAAACTCTGTGTTTTCTTCTTACGACGTTATCTCCATCCCTGCCAGCCAGCAGGAGGGCAACCACATGCCTCAGGTCCGCCAATATCATAGAGCGTTGATAGGCGATTACAGATCATCTTTGCATAGCCACGGTATGAAAAGGTTTTGCTTACAGTATCTCCAGACTTCATACAGCCAAAATCACCGGGCTCGTATCCGCGCTTTTTGATTGCACTGCAGATCTCTTCTGAGCGAATCTTCCAATCGAAGTGAGAGGCCTCACTCGGTTTTACTGTAATCCTATTTCCATAGTCGGCAGCATCCTGTTCTTCAGGTGTCATAGATTCACGTGTTCGCGCGTTGTCACGTCTAGTCGCGTTGTTACGTGCAGTCGCGTTGTCACGTGTTATCGTGTCGTCACGTGTTCTCGTGTCGTCACGTGTTCTCGTGTCGTCACGCGAGTCACGCGAGTCACGCGAGTAACGTGACCTCTCATCATCTACAGGTGCTCCATCTCTTGAATCTGTTATACCTGCATGATGAGAAGGTCCTGTCCTATCAAATACTCTCTCTTCAAGATACTTTTCATCCTTATGTTTTCTATCTGAAGTCTGCTTGGCTCTCTCAGCAGTGTAATTTAGTCGAACATCCCATGATAGTCCCTTGAAGAATGTATCAGCATATTTATCAAATAAATAAGCATTCAGTTGTGATCCACTCGCATCACCGATTGAATACGATGAAAAGAGACTATTGAGACTCTCAGGCAGATTATTTGATTTGATAAAATTGTTAATCGGAGTCTTTGAGTTATTTAGCGTAGGTAAAAATTCCTTGATATCTTTCTTGGTCATAGGAATATCCTTTTCTTTCATTGTCTTTGCTGCAATCTTATCCAGAATATCTTGAACACTCTTCTTAATATTTGTGAGTGTCTTAATACGAGATTGTGTGCTTTCATCTGTCGCCCCTGATGCAGTTAGACGAGCGAGTTCAATATTTATTTTCTGTTTAAGTTCGGTTAAATCTGCTGCATTGGCTCGTGGATCAGGCAGTGATACACGAGGTTTATTACCTGATGCATCTCTATCAAAAGCAGCACCCGTACCCGCAGCAGCAGCAATTGCAAGTTGTGTTCCTGTTAGTTTTTTATTTCTATTTTTTGTATTTTGTGTAGCTGTAGCTGTGCGAGAATTATTTGTACCAAGCTGTACATCTATAGCCTTCCTATCAACTTTAATGCTCTTTTTGTACTCTGCAAGCGCTTGAGCAGTTGTAAGAGGTGTTACACTCGATTTAGTTTCCTCCTTTGACTTATACCAATAACCTCCAGCAAATCCCTCTTCAATATAAGGTTTTGAACGCCACACTTTCTGCAGATAGGTTAAATTCGCCTCCATTTCATCGAGATCACCCTGTGTTAAAGTAGATTCTAGAGTCGGATTTCTCTTTAGCACAAGATAATCATCATTCAAGCGCTGTATATCAGATTTTAGTGTTATGACAGGGAGTTGAAGCATTGGATCGCTCGAATCAGACAAAGCAGAGGCTTCAATCTGAAGAAATCCCTTTGCAGTTTCGAGGAGATTTGCAATTCGCGAAAGCGATGCTTTCTCAAAGGCAGGATCCTTATAGGGTTTAGTTCCAATTGATGCTATACCACCGGGAGGAGCTGATAATAGGGTGGTAGCAGGGGGAGCAAATGCCTTAAAATCCCCTGTTGTAATCACTTCACGCTGCGGATTGATTTCAGGCACTTTAAAGTTGGTAGGATATTGAACAGCAAATGGTTCTTCTATAGAATATGTATAACCATACACTATGAAAAGAATTACTAATAAACACCAAAAGAGTAAGCTCTTCATCTAACGTTGGTACTTAAATTTAAGAAAATCTTGAAGACTCCCATGTCCATTCAGGATCCCACGGTCTCTCTTTGATATCACCATTCTTCATTATATTGACACCAAATTCTTTCATTTTTTTCATGATATACTCCAGTCCTGATGAATCTGAAGCTGCCTGCTGGGAAACTGTTTTTGCAGGTGTTACTGCAGATTCAGATTCAGATTTAGATTCAGATAGAGGCGGAAGCTTCGGTAGAATATACATAGGTACATCATTGTTAGACACGTCATTAAGAATATGATTCTGTGTAGAAACAGGTGTATTAAGAGGATTTGCAACAGCACCCATATTCGGATAAATTGTAAGAGTTCCACGTGAATCAACATCAGCCATTCCAGGAACTACATCTCCAATAAAATCTTCAATATAAGAGGCTTGTAATAGACTATAAAAAATAATAAAAAGACAAAATACTATGAGTATCCTCCTTTTCATACCTGTTTTATTGTCGTGTTTAAAATTTGAAAGTGTAGGATTTATATTAATAAATAAGCATGTTAAAACCTCGTTACAAAGAAGATACTGTAATTGAAGCGGGCATTGATGAGGCCGGAAGAGGATGCTTATGGGGTCCTCTTATTGCAGCAGCAGTCATCTGGCCACCAGAGTCATCATGGACGCTTGAGCAACGGGCTGTATCCGAACAAATCAAAGATAGTAAGAAGGTATCATCCAAGAAGAGACGCAAGCTTCGAGAGGAGATTGAGAAGATGGCGGTTGCATTCGCCATAGGGCGCGTAGATGCAAAAGAGATTGACGAGATTGGTATGACTGCTGCGAATAAGACCGCATTTCAAAGGGCAATCAAGGAACTAAAGGTAGAACCTGGTCGTCTTCTGATTGATGGAATCTTGAGACTAGAAACAACGAAGGAACAAGTGGTTGAGGCGGAAGCAGATAATAAGTATATCGCTGTAGCAGCTGCCTCTATTATTGCAAAGGAGGCACATGACGACATTGTAGAGGCATTCTGTATGACCGATGCAACACTCGCAAATCACTATGATATTCTAAATTGTAAAGGATATGGGACCAAGAAACACAGAGATGGGATTCTTAAACATGGAAAAGACTGGCAACACCGAAGGCTCTTCTTGAGGAAGCTTCTTGGGGAGGAACACATATGTGCTACAAATACGAATACATATATGTTTGTTGAGGATTAACTAAAATTAAACTCAAAATGAATTTAATATAAGTTTATTAAGAACAGCAACTATTTACTCGCGTCCATTACGCTCCTTGCGGGAGCGCTCCGCACGCTGCTTGCGCTCCGCACGCTGCTTGCGCTCGGCACGCTCCTTACGCTCCGCACGCTCAGTGCGCTGCTTGCGCTCAGTGCGCTGCTTGCGCTCAGTGCGCTGCTGGCGCTCAGTGCGCTGCGTGCGCTCACCCTTACGTTCAACCTTGCGTCCAGCCTTACGAGTGCGGTTATTACGGAGAGCCATTTCTATATTCAATGATGCGATTTTTATTGAAGAAGACCAATGCCTTTCTGGAGTAAAAGAAAATCCTCCGCTTTCTGTTTTGCACCAAGGTCACCATTTACAAAATGGCCATATCCATCCGTTATATAGAGAAACTTCTCTACAGACTTTTTCTGAGGAATAGGGTACCCGCGTAGCCGTGTGATCCATTTTACGCTTTCGTAAGCAAGAACTTCACGGTCGTTCGTAGAAGTACGCGCAACAACAAATACCCCTGGCGCACCATCTGCAGGGAGTGAATCTACCGGAGATACGCGAAGGAGGGTCTCGAGATCCTGAATCCGTTGCCGTGGGTTACCAAACTCGTCATATTCTAGAACTGTTAGAGGTAAATTAGGGTTTGATGTTGTCTTTAATACATCTACATAAGGAACTTCCACGTAGGCAGCACCAATCAAGTCACCATGAGGATATCGGCTAATAATAGCTCCAATGATATATCCTCCTGCCGAACGTCCATAAATGCATGTTCGCTTAGCAGAAATTCCTGTTATAACTTGTGATGCGCATATTACATATTCAGTATCTTCTATCGATTGTAGTTTCATGTGGCGCCGCCCTGCTTCTGCCCATGCATCGCCCATATCTCCCCCACCACGGACAAGAGCAAAAACAAGAGTCCATCCTGATTCTAAATATGGCTTCCATCGCCCCGTATCTAGTTTCGTAGGAATTCCATATCCACCATAGACAATCACAAGAAGTGCCTTCTGTTTCCCTTTTCCTTTTACAAGAACATAGGGAATACCCTTTACAGATCGTACTTCATGATGTGCATAGATACTTCCTCTTTTCATATCCATGCCATGGCGGGAAAGCTTACAGAGAGTTGCCGTTTCTCCAGGAACAGTAAAATAGCAGGTCAAAGGTTCAGCGTGCCATAAATTATAGGGATTTACATAGCAATTTCCAACAATTTTAGCAACGCAGATAGGGGAAACAGAACCGCGCAGTTGCCAGATTTCGCGAACCCCTCTCGCCGATGTCACTAACCACCGATTTACAAGAGAAACAGCTTCAAGGCCGAATTCACGCAAATGTCTAGGAATCATAAAGAGGCGCAGCGTTTTACCGCGAGCGGTCCATGGATCAGAAAACTTTGCCCTCGAGAAATAACACGGTTCGTCATCCATGCCATTTCCTACAGGCCAGAAAGAGATAGATTCCGTGGATAGCGGCACGCAGAGTGTGTCCTTTACATGATAGAGTCTTTGCTTCCCGCTATTATTTGAGATAAGGAAGAGACCATAATTTTCACCTATATGTAACGAAAGATTGTGCTGCAGTGACTCTTCTGTGTAAAGGATCTGTCTCTGTTTTCCCGTGGCTGCGTGTAGAGAAATAAGGCGCCCATACCGAAGTTCTGAAGTTGCTTCAAGAAGATAACAAAGGCCATCCTTTATAGCAAGAAAAGGTCCAATACTTTTATTATAGGTCCATAGGACCTCCTTTCCACGGTAGCAGGAAAGGTGGTATTCTTCTTTTCCCTCGGAATCCCCTTCCACTGCCCAGACAAGATCGCCTTCGGAAAAAACTTGTGCTGCTGCATGTTCTGCGTGTTTCACGTGTCCTGCGTGTTTCACGTGTTCCGCGTGTTTCACGTGTCCTGCGTGTTTCCAGGAAAGGAGAAAGGTTCCACGAGGAGTCACTTGGATTTTACCATATGTAAAAATATCAGTAAGATCATCGGGTTCCGTAAAGGGTGTTTTCTCAGCCTGTGCAGCTTGTGCAGCGGAAAGGCCACGTATAAAGTGGGCGTTTTCCTGTTGAACAAGTGCCTTCCAGCGCGCCCCTTTCATTGGTTCCATCCAGGAAAGAGGATCTTCTAGTTTGAGTTGAAGCATGCTTAAACACTCTATCTCTAGATTTGATTAGATGTCTAAGGTGGTTGTTCTTCTTTACAATCGGACGAATGATTTTGGTCTCAAGAAAGATGCAGAGATGATTGAATATGCCCTTCGGAAGCAAGGGATTATGCCGAATCATTGTGATCCTCTAGAGCAGCCGATCCGCTCCGATATTTGTATCCATCTAGAGCAGCCGATTCATTCATGGCAGAGTTGGGCGACTACAAATATTCTCGTTGTAAATCCTGAGTGGTATAAGGCTGCTGCCTATGATGCATATCTACCTTTTTTTGATCTAGTCATCTTTAAGAATGAGGCTGCTCGCGCACGATTTGTAGAGGCTGGTCTTCTCCCTATCGAGAAGACTCAAGTTATCCCGTGGTGTATGCGTCAGTGGTCCGTGGAGGGTGTTTCTATGAATCAGCAAGTAAGTCCAGGAATCGGATTTGCGGCATTTCTCGGCGCGAGTAAAAATCGCCATGAATTCATGACAAAATTCATCCCTTTTTGGCGACCAACCTATCCGCAGCTCAATGTGTTTTCTGCGGGTCTTTTTGATCTTTCTGGCACATCTCTTCCTGATAATATTAAGATTCAGAACAGAGATCTGGATGAAAAGCAGAGATTCCGCTTGGCAACTTTCTTTCCTGGTCATGTTGTCTGTTCCTCGAGCGAAGGATTTTCCTATACTGCTGCAGAAGCCGAATCTGTAGGTGCATTTACAATTCATAATACGATCGAGGCCTTTACGAGTACATACAATGAATCACAAGGTGTTGCATGGTTTCCTACAGAAGAACAGGCTTCGAAGCCAGAGTACCCCCATGCGTGCTTTGCGACCATTACAGACACAGAAGCGGCTCAGGCTTCCCTCGATGAAATTATCCAAGATTTCATGAAGGCAGATATTGAAGAAATTCGTACTGTGCGGAAGGCAACTGCAGAGAAGCGTCTTCCTGCTTTTGAAGCCGCATGGGCGCGAGTTTCTGCGCTTTCAAAGAAGGATAAGTCACCCAGACCACCAATTCTTCTTCCTGAAAACTGTCCGCCTATTTCAGTGGTTACACTCATTTATAATCGTAAAGCTTTCTTCAAGCTTGCATGCCATAGTATCATGATTCAGGATTATCCGAAGGATAAGATTGAGTGGGTTATTATAGATGATAGTGATGATCCAAATGAGCAGAACTCAGATCATATTATGCGTGTAGCTGAATCTGCAGCACCTCTTACTGTAAAGTATGTCCCTCTTCGGAAAAAGATGCCTGTGAGTGAGAAGCGCAACATTGGAGTGAAGAAGTCTTCACATGATATTATTCTGATGATGGATGATGATGATCATTATCCAGAGACTTCATTTCGCCGCCGTGTAGCCTGGCTCACTCTGCATCCATGGAAGCCCCAGGTTGCTGTCTGTTCGACGATTGCGTGTTATGATCTGGTAAAGGCGATTAGTGCAGTGAATGTACCTCCTCTAGATATCCCACTCTCAGAGAGAATCTCAGAGGCAACACTGACATTTTACAAGAGTTTCTGGACAGAAAAGGGGTTCCCGCATGATATTCTTGTAGGAGAAGGTGAGGGGTTTATCCATGGTCGCGAAAAGGATGTTCTTGAGATTCCTCCCCAGCAGATTATTGTTGCATTTAGTCATGGAAAAAATACTAGCTCACGTCGTGTCCCAGAGGGAGATGGTGTGACGCCAGGGTGTTTTTGGGGATTTCCTAAGGAATTCCTTCTTTTCATTCACGAGTTAGGGGGTGTTAAGGTTGAATCTTCATGAACGTTCAGCGCAGAGTCCATTTACGCAGTTGCCACTCTTGCACTCGTGACCATCAGTACAGGGGGTATCATTTTCCTGCGTACCCATATTATCAGTGAATCCCTCGAGCGCGCTACGAACAATCGGGAGTACGTATGTCGCAACAAGGAAAAATACGAGCGCATGGACAAGAACCGCCGCCATGCTTGTCTGGCCAGACATGAAGACTCCGCGGCGGCCAGGAGGGAGAGTCAAGAGAACACCGGGAGAGAGGAGAACAAAGAGGAGAGTGAGGAGCCAGAGCATTTTTTCTATATATAGTCTATACTTTAAGAAGAGCATGCAACACATCCTTCATCTGCAGCCTGCTTCACCGACGCCTCATATTCCGCAGCTAGGCGCGACATAAGAGCTGCTCTCTTCTGCTGGGGTGTTTCCTCAACCTCCTCATCTGAGGAGGTCCCCTCGTCATCCGAATCATCAGCTGCAGACTCGTCATCCTTAATAGATGATGTCCCATTTCCATTAATTGCAGAAAGAAGACGCGGGTCAATCGTGAATTTCTGTGCAGCTACAGGCGCCTTTGTCCGCAGATAATAACAACCGGTCTTGAGACCCTTCTTCCAAGCATAGAAGTGCATGCTTGTAAGTTTGGCATAATTCGGATCCGCGACAAAGAGATTCAGCGACTGACTCTGACAGATAAATGCCCCACGCCCAGCAGCCATATCAATCAGAATCCTCTGCTTGAGTTCCCATGATGTCTTATAACGCGCCTGTACAGACTCGGGGATACCAGGAATACCCTGGACACTTCCATTCCGCGCGATGATCTGCTGCTTCATATCCTCATTCCAGACACCTGAAGCAATCAGCTCCTTCATGAGCCACTTGTTGATAACAATGTATTCACCCGCAAGAGTGCGCCGAGTATAGATATTGCTAGTGAAAGGCTCGAAGCACTCATTGAAGCCAAGAATCTGGCTCGTACTTGCGGTCGGCATCGGTGCAACAAGAAGAGAATTACGCATTCCCTTAGCAGCTGCCACGCGGAGTCCAGCCCAATCAAGTGATCCATCCTTTTCAGAGAGAGGCGTCACACCCCACAGATCAGGCTGTAGCTTTCCAAATGCAATAGGGCACTGCTCATTCATTCCATGGGTTGCATGATCCGTAGGGCGATACGGATCCATATGACTAAAGAAGGTCTCATATGGACCCTCAACCGTCGCAATTGCAGCCGACTCTTCAACCGCTGCAAAGTACATGTGTTCAAAGATACGCTGATTGAGCTCAAGTGCAGCATCATCTTCCCATCCAAGTCCCATCATTGCGAAAACATCCGCTAGACCCTGAACACCGAGGCCAACAGGGCGATGGCGCATATTACTGCGCTTCGTCTCAGGTGTAGGATAGAAGTTGATGTCAATAACACGATTGAGATTGCGCACAGTCACCTTAGTAACTGTGCGAAGCTTCTCAAAGTCGAAGGTGCCGTCACGGACAAAAGAAGGCAGAGCAATGCTCGCAAGATTGCAAACAGCCGTCTCCTGTGCATTGCTGAACTCAAGAATCTCCGTGCAAAGATTGCTCGACTTAATTACACCCAGATTACTCTGATTCGACTTCTTGTTGGCAGGATCCTTGTACAGAAGATACGGAGTACCGGTCTCCATCTGTGCATCGAGAATCTGAAACCAGAGCTTCTGTGCCTTTACTGACTTGCGACCACGTCCTTCAGCCTCATAGCGTGTATAAAGTGCCTTGAACTCGTCGCCATAGACATCTGCAAGGCCAGGCGCCTCACTCGGACAGAAGAGCGTCCAGTCACCATCAGCCTCAACACGCTCCATGAACAAATCTGAGATCCACAAGGCATAGAAGAGATCACGCGCACGCTCCTCCTCAGATCCACTGTTCAGCTTGAGCTTGAGAAAGTCTTCTACATCCGCATGCCAAGGCTCCAAATAGATGGCGAATGAGCCATTACGCTTACCGCCACCTTGGTCAACGTAGCGTGCAGTATTATTAAAGACGCGGAGCATGGGAACAAGGCCATTACTGTGACCATTTGTCCCGCGGATCAGAGAGCCACGGGCGCGGATGTTGTGGATATGAAGACCAATACCACCCGAATACTTGCTAATCGCCGCGCAGTCACTGAGGGTCTTGTAGATACCTGCAATACTATCATCTGCCATTGCGAGCAGGAAACACGAAGACAGCTGCTGCCTCGGAGTTCCAGCATTAAAGAGCGTCGGCGTCGCGTGCGTCATGTACTTCTGGGAAAGGAGGTCGTAGGTCTCGAAGGCGCGCTCCATATTCATCGGCCACAGAGCAAGAGCAACTCGCATCCACATGTGCTGCGGCCGCTCAAGAATCTTCCCATTTACATCGCGCAGGAGGTACGAACGCTCCAGAGTCTTGAATCCGAAATAATCTAGAAGATAATCACGGGAATAGTCAATGTGGGCGTCGATCTCGTCACCATGCGCCTTTACCGTTGCAAGCATGTCATCTGATACATATGAAACCTTTTCACCTGTCTTAGGCATGACCTGATTAGCCAGTGCATGCACAATCTTCGTGAAATACTTATCTGTATTCTTCTGATGGTTGCTGATTGCAATCTGTGCAGCCAGGGAGCTCCAATCAGGATGAATTGTTCCAAGAGATGCAGCGCTTGCGGCTGTGAGCTCATCAAGCTGACTCGTGGGAACACCATCGTAAATACGCGAAAGAATCTGCTGGGCAAGGGCATCGGGATTTACCTGAAGACCACGAGCAGCGCGACGAACACGAGAGAGAACCTTATCAAAGGAGACAGGCTCAAGAATACCATTACGCTTTAGAACCTGCATACTATATGCCATTTTTTGATTGTACCGGGCTGTAACGCGACTACATCAAGTCAATTTTTGCAGGTCCTATGCGTCTATAAAGATATCATATATCTGCTGCCTAAGATAGATGGAATTTGACGCAGCAGGTTTCCTTTTCATAGAACACGGCAGATTTCTCGCGGGGTTCCAGAAAAAAACACAGCGTTGGACCGGTTTCGGTGGGAAGAAAAAGTGCGAAGAAACATCTGAAGCATGCGCCCTCCGTGAAACAATCGAAGAGCTCTTTGAAGTTTCTTTACAGGGGGCAGACTTAGAGACATTTCTACTTTTATTGAATCTTCCTATCCCACAATATAAGGGATCCTACGTATATTATGTATTTACACCAAATACAATCCTGGAGATTTCTTATCTTCTAGAAAAAAATGGATACAAGTCGCCTCTCTATGTAAAAATGCCGAGGACACTTGATGAATTTATTGATACTAGGTGGTGTACTATAAATGCAGAAATGGAAAAAGTGCAGTTTTTTCACTTATCGGAACTCCAAGATCTAAAAGGTGCATTTGATAGGCACTTTTTCAATGATTTAACGTCATAATTTAAGTATCATCGTACAAGGTGAGAAATTTCACGAAACTCGGCGTTCTTAAATGAAGATCGCAGGATTTCAAAGATCGCATCATGATGTGTTACAATCAGATGATTTCCTGGAAGACGCTGCAAACAGTGAAAGATCATAGACATTCGTAGCCGAACATGTGGAGCATGTTCATGACCCAGCCATGTAGAAGGTGTCTCTGGAAGCAGTGTCATATTAAACTCACTATAAAGATCCATAAGAACACTCTTTTCTTTTCTGCGGTTGCATGTACATGTTTCACTCAGAACCTCTACAAGATTATCATGAAGAAACATTTTCTCCGCGCTAATCGTTTTTGTAACTTCAAGTGCAGTTTGTATGCACCGCGTAAGAGGTGAGCACCAGACTGAATTGAATTCAATACCATGATTCTTTGCAATTTCTATTCCTGCTTCATAAGCCTGTGTGTGCCCAAGTTCTGTGAGTGGAGGATCTGTATAGGCAGGGTCTGAAAATATAGAAGGCCCTTTTTCATGAAATGCAATATTATGTTCAGCTTCTCCATGTCGAATGAAGATAATCATGCTAGGACCTTATCCGCTACAACTGCACTGGCGTCAAGTTTTTTAGTTGCGCTAGTAGTAGTAAGATACTTGAGCAACTTCCTCTGCGTAATGATACGACTCGTGATATTCATCGTCTCAAGTTCCTGGAGAAGGAGCTTATATGCATAAGGAATCTCAATTGCACTGAAGTTCGTCGTATTACCACAGCCGCGGCAGATCCAGATTCCCTCCTTTGGATTGACAATTGCAATGAGACCACAGTCCTGGCATGACCAGCAACGGAAGAGATCAGAGCATTCCATGAGACGCTCCTTCGTGAATTCCGTGATACCGTGTGCAGCCACGCAATCCCTCTCCATCTCTCCAAATCGCAGACCACCTTCGCGTGCGCGCCCTTCAGCTGGCTGGCGAGTAAGCATAACAAGCGGTCCTGAAGAACGACTATGCAGCTTATCTGCAGAACAGTGACGCAGCCTCTGGTAATAACACGGCCCCATGAAGATACTCGTCTCCATCATGCGCCCCGTGTAACCATTGAAGAGGATCTCATTTCCTGAAGGCTCCATGCCGAGCTTATCACGCAGAATATGACTGAGTGTATCGAGAGTCACATTGTTGAACGGGCTGCCATCGCCTAGACATCCAAGTTCAGCACACACCTTTCCAAGAAGTGTCTCCATCAGCTGCGCAATAGTCATGCGACTGGGAATGCAATGCGGGTTAATGATAATATCAGGAATGAGACCATTTGCAGTTTGCGGCATATCCTCAGGGCTGAGAATCATTCCAACTGTTCCCTTCTGACCATGGCGCGAGCTAAACTTGTCACCAATCTCAGGAATACGATCCTGGCGGACACGGACCTTTGCAAAGGAATAGCCTTCTCCATTGCGATTGCGGAAGATACGATCGACCCAACCACTCTCATTATTACGCATGGTCTTGCTGACATCACGGTACTTCTTCGCACCTGCAGGAATAACCATGCCTGTGGGAACGCGAAGAGGAACAACCTTTCCAATCAGAATATCATCTGAATTCACGAATGTGTTTTCAGGGACGAAACCTGTCTGGTCGAGCTTCTCATAATTTGCATTCTTCATCTGGCGGGTGAGCGTAGTATCAGGATATGCGAATCGCTCTTCTTCACCACTGCTCTGATTCTTACGCTCTTCATCCTTGTAGGTTCGGTAGAAGATACTGCGGAAAAGACCACGATCAAGAGATGCGCGATTAATCATGACAGAATCTTCCTGATTGTATCCTGTATAGGTCGCAATTGCAACAATGATATTCTGACCACACGGCATATTCTGCGCACCATAGAACTTACTCATGAAGGGACTGACAAACGGAATCTGCGGATAGCAGAGAACGTGCGCCATCGCATCAAATCGCTCACGGTAATTCAGGGCATACATTCCCATTGCCTGCTTACCCATAGCGGCCTGATACGAATTACGAGGTGACTGATTGTGATCAGGAAAGGGAATATTGCTTGCAAGAGTTCCAAGAATTGTGCTCGGATGAATCTCACAGTGAGAATAGTCACGATCAAGATTATCAATCACATCCTTGGGATAGGTTGCAATGTATGTACTCTCAGTCTCACCAGGGTCAATGTACTCAATGAGATGATTCTTCTGCGCTGATTCCCACAAGAGAATCTGCTCCCAGCTAGGCGCCGCGTGAATCTGATTTACGAGAGTATTTGACTTATCAGCGGCAATCTCACGAAGAGCAGGTGCAAAGAAGAGCGGACGAAGCATGCGACCTGCCTCCGTTGTAATCCAGATCTCACGCAGCGATGCGCGCCAGATAATTCCTGTCTGAATATGGATACGCCCAGATCTCTTTGCATAACGGAGCTTCTCAAGCGTCTCCTTTGTATTCTCATTACGAATAATGCCCAGCCATGCGCCATTTACGAAGATTCGTGTCTGGCTATGCTTCTGCAGCGCGGATGCATCCTTTAGAGGAACAACAGTCTTGAATGTCTTAATGTATTCACGCACGGTATTCGGATTGCTGAAGATAGAGACAATTGCAGAAGAACCCATATTCTTCACGACACCTACACCGTGACCTTCTGGAGTTTCTGAAGGGCAAATGAAACCCCACTGAGTATTGTGAAGCTTACGAGGAAGAACAAGCTTACCTGTCTTCTCAATCGGCGTGGAAATGCGGCGCAAATGTGAAATTCCACTGATGTAATTGAGGCGGTTAAGAACCTGACTTACGCCGATCTTTGTAGGACCACCTGCCTTTGCAGAGCCGAAATTTCCTGTGGCAAGAGATGTCTTGAGACCAACTTCGAGGATAACAGACTTGATCACCTTATTAATGTTGCTGACATTCAGAATATCCTCGTAATTTCCACTCGCACGCCACGAGCCGCTATGAATCTCCTTTGCAACTGAAGCGCGAATATCCTTGATCATCTTCGTAGTGAAATACGTGCGGAAGAGATTAGCAAGAAGAAAGCCAGGAAGATCTACGCGCTTATTGGGGTAGCCATCACGATCGTCATTGAGAATGCGCCCCGCATTGACCCAGAGAACCTTGCGGGTCATGTGGCCGAGAAAACAGGCCTTATCGTACCATGACGCTTCATTAATACCTACATGAGGGAAACACTCGACATTCAGAATATCTGTGATCTTGAGAGCCTTATTGCCACGCGAGGACCAGCTATTGACTTGCGTACTGATCCACGCGAGTGCCTGTTCCTGTGTCTGTACATCCTGTGCCTCCTGGATACTTTCACTCATAATTGTGTCAAAGAGTGGATCAGGATCACTAGGATTAATAATGAGATCGACAATATCCTTATCTGCAACTACACCAAGGGCGCGGAAGAGAATGAAGAGGGGGATATCCGTCTTAATACGCGGAATTGTTGCACGAAGAAGATGAATCTGGGGATTCTTTGGGTGATACATGATCTTTACAGCATTATTCTTCGGCACCTGGTCATTATCAGGACCAATGCTCTTCACTTCAATGACTTCAACCTCCTTCGTGGGATTGCGATTGTTGCGGAAGACAAAAGGACGGTTCTCTGACATGCGTTCCTGTGCAATAATTACACGCTCGCCGCCACTAATGATGAAGTAGCCGCCAAAGTCCTCTGCACACTCTCCAAGAACACTCGGATGAAGATGCTTCTGATCATGGAGGAGGCAATACTTGCTTCCAACCATCACAGGAATCTTTCCAAGATGCACATTCGGGAAAAGGCGCTCCTTTACAATCCGCTCAGACTGCTTGGTGTTATTAATAAATGTAGTGCGAATACGCACATCTACAAAGAGCGGCGACGCATAAGTAAGATTACGAAGACGTGCATCATTAGGCATCATTGGAAGAATGGCACCATTATTTTCGAAGATTGTCGGCTTACGAAGACTGATATTTTCGAAATTAATCTGCACCTCATATTCATAATTTGCCTGAACTGCACTTAGAATATCTGCAGTTGTATTCATAAGGGCATTTGCAGCAGTTGTGGAGAGTCCCGTTGCTGTTGCAAGTGCAGAACGTGGTCCGCTGAGAGGAATCTCAGGACTTCCACGTACAATGATTGGATTTACCTGCTTAACAATTTCAGGAATATCAACATCCATAAAGTGGTTGAACGACTCAAGTTGATGGGAGATAATCTGCTTTCCTTCAGCTTGCGCAAAATACATGTCGAGAATATGCCTATAGGAAGGAATTGACATTGTCCCTTTATGGTTATAATAAAGGGAATTTAAACCGCCAATTTTTAGGCTACTTGCCGTTGCTACTCACACTTGATACTCACAGTTGATATTTAGATCTAAAGATATCATTATTTAATAGATAATATGAAAAAACTATGTCTCCTCTTTGGAAATTGCCAGTTAAATGCTATAGAAAATATGCTTCATTTTTCAACATTTTATGATACATATTATGTAGTAAAATATGCCAATTGGCAACTCTTAAAAAGTACAACGATGACAATACCAATTGAACAACTGAAAACTGCTGATCTTATAATTTATCAACCACTTTCTGATGTACATGGATGCTATTCTACAAATAAAAATAACCCAGATTCTTTTTTTACATTATTAAAAGATACGTGCAAAGTTATTTCATTTCCTCGAATTCATAATAATGCTATCTTCCCTATTTTTCATAAAAATAAAAGTTGTATCTATGGTACTGTGAAAAATCAAGTGCAAACCATTGAAGAACTTTATAGTTTATATGACAATGATAAAATAGATTATGATTTTGATGCAAGAATGGCATTAAATTATAAATTAAGCAAAGAAAGAGAAGAAACTACAGATGTTAAAATTATTGATTATATTATGGATAATATAAAGAAATATAAATTATTTTTAACACAAGATCATCCTACAAAATATGTGTTTAATGAAGTTGTGCGACAAATTTGTATTATCCTTGAGATTCCATATGATATTGAAAAATATGTAGATGCTATTGAAAATATAATAGTATCAGTGGATTCTATGTATAATCGAGCAGATTGTCAATACCCTCTATCACGATATGCGATTCGCCATTTTGGATTTGAGTACTCTACAACTGAACATCCAGATGCAAATGAATTCTATAGAAATATAACAGCAGAGTATTGGTTAAATTTTAAGTCACAGCAATGATTAGACAGATGGCTGATAGTGTTAAAAGATTAGTTATCACAGGGGGCGCTATCCCTGCGATTGGTGGTGGAAAGTCACGCACACGTAAAGTGGTCCGCGGTGTTCTTCCTAGAGCTTTGCCTGCTGTTGTTGCAAGTGCGCCTGTAACACCTGCAAATGTAACACCTGCAACACCTGTAACACCTGCAACACCTGCAACGCCTGTAACAACATCTGTAAAAGATATTAAAATCATTCTTGCTCCCAGCAAAAGAAAAACAGCAAAGGTTGTTCTTGCTCCAGTCAAGACAAAGATCAATAAACTTCCCGGACCAGTACAACAGAAGGGAAAAACATTCAAAGTTTCCAGAAGAATCCGTGTATCCGTTTCAGGCTTCAATAAGCGCCTCCATCGTGCAAAGACAATAAAGAAGGAGTCTGCAAAAATGCCGATTGAAAAGATGAAGGGAGAACTTATTGAAGCTGGACTCATTAAGAAAGAAAGCAAGGCTCCCGAAGCGATTTTACGCACGATGTATGCCGACTTTCAGATGTTGAAGCAGAGAGCTTTATAATATTATTATATAATATAATGAAACAGGATCGCGTAAAGGCAGAAAAGAAACGTTTAGTTGCTGCTACTCGGCGGGTAACGCGTGCAAAGAAGATACTGACCAAAGCCAATAAGGCGCTAAATCTTACGAGAAAGCGTATTGTTGTTGCTAAGAACGCACAGAAGAAGGCGGCAACTATGTAACGTTAAGGTCTAAAGATTTTTCGCGTTATATATATAATGAATGACGAATATATCGCCATTTTCAAAAAATACAAAGAAATCTATGGGGCTAGAACAGCCGTTTTTTTACAAGTAGGAAAGTTTTTTGAATTCTATGATATTCTTGACCCGATCACGGGAATTGGTCAGACGACCACAAAGAAGATCATCGATTTTTTGGGCATTAAACCTATTTATAAGAAAACGCAAGACAGGGACTCCATTTCAGCAGGAGTTCCAACGCAGAGCGTACATACATTTGCAACAAGGCTAACACGTGAAAATTGGACATGTGTTCTTTTCGAGGAATCAAAGGATGCAAAAGGAAAAATCACACGTGGAGTTACACGGATTCTTTCTCCAGGAACACACATCGAATCCGCAGAAAATGAAAGTATGTTTCTTGGCGCATTGTGGCTAGAAGAGGAGGCCTGGAAGTCAAATCTTCCTCCGCGATTTTCTGCTTCCGTGATCGATCTTACTACAGGAGAAACAAGTTCCTACGCTGGCCAAGGAATTGGCAACGCAAATCTCTGGGCGGTGGATGATCTACTGCATTTTTTCCAAGTACATCCTCCACGCGAACTCATTGTTTTCTGGAAAGGAGATGCACTTTCGATTCCCCAGGAATCAACGATTCGTGGCCGTCTTAGTCTTCTCACTACAATGATTCATGTAAAACATGCACCTTCCTTTACAATGATACAGCGTGAAGATATTCTTCGACGAATCTTCAAACCGAGATCTCTTCTACCGATTCGCGAGTGGCTTTCTCTCCAATCCGAAATTCTAGAAAATTCTCTAACGGTGCTTGTTCGTTTTGTAGAGGAACACTTTCCAAGTCTCACGGAAACTCTCCATATGCACAAAATCTGGCTTCCTAGTGAGCGCGTTTTCTTAGGTAATAATGTTCTTGATCAAGTGAATTTTCTAGGAGCGCGTGAAGAAGAAAGTATTCTTGGAATGTTTATGGATACACACACACTCATGGGACGCCGTGCAATGAGAAAACGTCTTCTCTATCCGATTTGCAAGATTGAAACAGTTCAGGCAAGGCTCGCAGAAGTCACCGCAATAAGAGTGCTAGAAAAGGCAACGAGGCAACAACTCCACCAAAGTATGCAATCTATTTCGGATCTTCCGCGGCTTCATCGAAAGATTCAAACCTATAGAGTTAGCGCAGCCGATGTCATTGCACTTGAAGAGAGTTATATCCGAACATTAAAAATGGCCGTGTTTCTAAAAGGAACATGCCTTGAGATTTCTGCATCTAGGATGCAACTATTAGAGGCATATATCGCAGACTTCAAGAAACATTTTGATCTGTCTAAGGCGTCATGTGCCGACGAGGATAGCTATTTTCTTCCTGAGGCAAGAGCACCTGATACTGTTGCATGTGAAACAGAACTAGCGACTCTAAAACAGGAAGTCTATACGATTGTAAAGACAATTGAAACGTGGGCAGCTCTTCCTAAGGAATCGCTAAAGATAGAGAGCCGCGAGACACTTCTCTATGCAATCACAGGGACAAAGTCAAATGTTCGCCAGATAAATGAAAGACTGAAAACAGATAAGTCGCAGCATCCCTATCCAGGAATGACAACAACTGAAAAGAAGAGCGGTGCGAATGTGAATGTTCCTAAACTTGATACAATTCACTATGCAGTGGCGAACAAGCGGGAAGAATTAGATCGCGCATTCCAGCGGGAGTTACCACCGATTTGCCAAAGTCTTCTTGATACGTACATGGAGACTTGGGAGTTTCTAGAAACATGGGTAGGAAATCTAGACGTATCTTTGACTTTGGAAAGAGTTGCAACGGAACGCGGATTTTCCTGTCCTGAACTTCAGGATGGCGAGGTTTCATCTGTCAGTGTAGAAAACTTGCGCCATCCGCTTATTGAAGCACAGACGACACGCTCAGAATATGTAAAACACTCAATTACGCTTGGAGATGGGAATAGTTGGCTCGTCTATGGAATGAATGCGAGTGGAAAGTCTTCGATGATGAAGGCTCTTGGGATTTCCATTCTTCTTGCACAGTGCGGATCATATGTTCCTGCAAGTAAAATGGTCCTTGTTCCTTTTACTCGAATTTTCACGCGGATCCTGAATCATGATAATATCTGGGCTGGCCTTTCGAGTTTTGCGGTGGAAATGTCTGAACTGCGGGAGATTTTGAAGCATGCAGATCGGAAAAGTCTTGTGCTTGGAGATGAGGTGTGCAGTGGCACGGAATCAACCTCTGCGACGAGTTTGGTAGCTGCTGCTATACAGACACTCACGGAACGAGGTGCAACATTTCTTTTTGCTACGCATTTACACGGACTTCTGAAGCTGCGGGCGATTCAGGAGAATACAAAACTTGCCGTGAAACATTTGCGTGTAAGTTATGATCCTGTCACAGGAGTTCTCATTTATGACCGGTCAATTCGCGACGGTGCAGGAAGTACAATGTATGGCATTGAAGTTGCTAGAGCACTCAATCTTCCTCTTTCCTTTATTGAATTATCGCAGCAATTTCGCCATGAACTTCTAGGATCTGTTGCGGATGAAGATGCGCTTCCAACGAACTATAATAAGGAACTTAGGAGAAGTACATGTGAGGTTTGTCGGTGCGAACTTGTGAGAGAGATTGAAATTCACCATATTCGGCCACAGGCGGATGCTTCTCTTGAAGGCAAATTCGAAGATGGAACAGATATGAATCATTTGCGGAATCTTGTTCCTGTCTGTCAGAAATGCCACGATGATCATCATGCAAAGAAGAAGGAGATTGGGCCTGTGCGGATGACGAGTGATGGCCCTGTGCGCGTTATTGTTGCACAAGTAGAGGTAGATACTGCTCCTGTACAGAAGTCAAAATGGACATCTGAACAGCAGGGAAAAATACTGGCTCTTTTGCGAGAGAAGCCAAATGCAACGGCTACGCGCCTGAAGTTTGAATTGGAGGAATTCTACGATATTAAGATTAGTCTGCAAGTTCTTTCGAGGATTCGGAAGACAGGGATGTTTTAAACTTTGTTTGTCCCAAAAAGATAATCAATATAGATTTGTCCATAATTGCAATTATGGTATTTATGGTGAAGAAGATGATGATTGCCAACTAGGAAAGAAAAGCGGCGATCATGTGCCATCATACCCCGTGTATTCAGAAATGCAAGGATAAGTAATGTTTCATAGATTGAATAGTTGTAGAATACATAAGGAACAAACATTCCTCCACCCTGAAAAGGTCCTTCAAGAATATGTGCTTTATAAGTGTCTAAGAACATAGGCTCCTCTTCAATATGGTGCTCCTTGTGTATAAACCAGAGTGTAGGAGTATGGAGGAGAAGGTGAGATATGTAAAACCATACATCATATGATAAAATAGAAAGTGCAATTTTGAGATACATACTTTCTAATTATTGAATTATGTATTTAGACCAGACCTAAAAAATTACGTCCAATCTTACTAGTTATAAACATAGCAAATCCGGAAGCAATCTGTGCATAAAATACTGGAGTTCTTTTTGTACAGCATAATAAATAGAAAGATAAGGCGGCAAAAAGTAAGAAACTAATCCAGAATAACCTTGTAAAAATATCCATTATCTGCTATATATATATATATATATATATACAAAAAAGTGCCAGTGGATCTATGCATACCTGACTTGCTCAGGCATACCTGACTTGCTCAGGCGTACCATTTCCCCAGTTCAAACGGAACCACAGGAAGTGAGATAATTGGCTCCTTTGTAAAAAGAAGATCTGTTTGAAATTGTCGTGCAGTATGATCTTCAATAAACTCCTCAAGGGCAACGAGCGGATCAACAAGATACGGTGCGCCATTTCGCGAAAGCGCGTAAATATATGGAAAATGCCTATTCATCTTTTTCACATGTTCTAGAGAATTTTCATAGCACGATTCATAAGAAGTTCCATACCACCGTGGTGTAAATTCACTGATTACAGAATGCACTTGTCCCTTTTCAAACATGGGCATCATACTTTCCATAATTTTAAGATCATGACCCTCAGTATCAATCTTAACAAGTCCAAGAGGGTCATCTCCAACAAAACTTTCTAAAGTCCTTGCTTCAATGGAAGGCTCTCCAGAAGGTTTGATAAAACTCTGCGGTCCATCAAGTTCAAAAGGAACAAGTCCAGAACAGTCTGAAATTGCATAAGAGAAAGCTGTGTGATTTGGGTTCTTTTTAGGAAGCGCCTGGAAGGAAATGGGATTCGGTTCAAACAGATAGATCTTTCGAGCAGGATCTAATTCAGAAATTGTTTCAGACCACGCACCTTTATCTGCACCAATATCTATGCAAAGAGCTACTGTTTTCTTAATTAGCTCTTTGCATACAAAGTAATTTGTGATGTCGCCATCATTCTTTGCCTCAATTCCATTGACGATATATCCTGAGAAGTTTTCAAGGATTTCAATCATTCTGGAAAAGGGATAAAAGTTATATTTACGAGCAAGCCGCATTTACGAGGCGGCAGAGCCAGCAGGGCCAGCAGGGCCAGGGGGTCCCTGAGGACCGGGTACGCCAGGAACACCAGGCTTCCCAGGAGGTCCAGCAGGTCCCTGCGGCCCCTGCGGCCCATCAGCCCCATTGGCCCCATCCGCGCCATCAGCACCCGCCGGCCCAGGAGGACCCGCAGGGCCAGGAGGACCCGCAGGGCCAGCAGGGCCAGCAGGGCCAGCGGGGCCAGCCGCGGCAGGGCCAGAATTTAGTGCAGCTAGACTCTTCTTCATGTTCTCAACCTCAAGGCGCAGAGCCTGCATTTCCATGCGTAGAGGATTGCCTCCCTGGTAATTGAGGCCGCCAGAAAATAGTACAGATGTCATCTGTAATCGAACGAGTAATGAAAAGAGGTAAGAAAACGCACTCCTTAAATTTGACAAAAAGGAAACAGTTAATTTGAATAGAGCAAATGATTATCCCTGTACGCTGTATGAATTGTGGAAAGCAAATTGCAGATCAATGGCGCTACTTTCAGAAGAAGCTGAAGGAAATGAAGGGCGATCAGGCGGAACAGAAGTTATACTTCGATGGTAATACAATTCCCGAAACTCCGGAGAAGAAGATTCTAGATTCTCTTGGACTCGTCCGTTCATGCTGTCGGAAGCATTTTCTGACCCAGGTCGATTTAATTGATAAGATCTAAAGCTAAGAGAGAGAGCAAATGGAATTATATATCCCGTCTCTGCTAGTATTATTATTTGCAGGAATCGTCATCTTTTATTTACTTCCTAATTTTTCATCGACATTTATTGGAATTGTCATTATTGCGATGCTTGTTATCGTTGCATATGAACATAGATACTATTTCAAAGATGAATATGCGTTAAGTACATGGCAAGAATCCATTAAGGCTGGTGCATTACCTATTGTCGGTGTAATTCTAACTATTTTCATCTTAGGGTGGATGCTCAATTTCATTGATTCTGGCGTAAGAAGTACTACGACATCCGGTATAACTACACGCTTATCAGCGCCTAGAACAAATATGAACTATAATACTGGTCAGGTTAGAAGTCTGGTAAGAAATCCTTAACAATAACTAGGATATGCGGCCACAGCCATCATCACGCAAAAGGAAAACGAGAAAGGTAAAAAAGGATCATGCCTTAAGTATTCCTGAAATTCGCAATGCATTTGAAATTTTAGAGAAAAAGACACTTGCAATACAATCTATGGATAAGAAGGACCAGAAATCTGAATTTAGAAAGACATGGAAAGAACTCTTTCGATCGGATATCGATCTTCCTGATACTGCAATTGAAGCTTATATTTCTATTAAACACAAGAAACCGCGCAGATCAAGAACAAGAAAGCAACATGGAGGGATGGCGCCTATTGACAGTACATTAGGTCCCGGCGTAACAGGAGATCATGGTTCATTTTTGAGATATTTATCGGATGGCCTCATGCATCCTCCCGAAATTGCCAGACAACTCGAGTGGGGTGTCAAGGATTTCACTCCTCACCCTCTAGCGAGTGTGCAGAACAATACAGTTCATAAAGGAGGTGGCACTAGCACAGGAGGGTCTTTTTTTACAAACCCTGGCGGCCCTTCAACGACATATGCTGATTTACGCACAGTTATCCAGGGTGGAGAGCTCCCTCCGTCAGGAGATCCTTCACTTGCGATCTGGCGCAAGTAATACTAAGCGTACCATTTTACATCTTAAGAAACCTCATCAGCGATTAGGACTCTCAAGATGGAGACAAATCTATCCAGAGGTGATGATGGAAGAGCTTTAGCAGAAAAGCTAATTAATCTATACTATACAACTGTACCCTATCCATGGACAAGGCACCAGATTGATTCATATGACCAATTTTTATCTGCAGATATTCCTGCAATTATTCGCTCCTCAAATCCTATGATTCTTCTTGAAGATCAGATTGCTAATACTGGCGAATACAGCTACAAGGCCGAGATCTTCATCGGTGGATTAAATGGTGATGCAATTTTCATTGGAACACCTACTGTGAGTCTGAATAAGACAGAAGATGTGCGTATTATGTTACCGAATGAAGCGCGGCTCAGAAATCTGACATATGGTAGCAATGTGCAAGCCGATATTTACATTCGGCTAACCTTTAAAAAGCAGCGCGCATCTGGAGAAGGGCTTGGATTTACTGAGACAATTGTCGAAATGGATCCTTCGACCGAAAAATACTCTTATCTTGCGAAAATGCCGCTCTTTAAAATTCCTATTATGTTACATTCACGCTATTGTATTCTCAATGGAAAACCTGAGGAATTCATAAAAGCTTCTGGAGAATGTATTTACGATTATGGTGGATATTTCATTGTTGATGGTTCTGAAAAGGTGCTGATTACTCACCAGGAGCAGGCATTCAATACCCTCTATGTACAAAATCAGGAACGGGAGCCGCAAGTTGCAACGTATGCAACGATTTCATGCCTGAATCCTACAACACGCCAAGTTCGCCGCGCCGCATTTGGACTTCTCAGAAGAGAAAATACACTACAAGTGACAATCCCTTTTGTCCGCAAGCCAGTTCCCGTCTTTATTCTTTTCCGCGCATTTGGAATCCAATCCGACGAAGATATAATGAATATGATTTTCCCTGATCTTGAAGATGCGGAGGCGAAAGTTTTATCTCCTATGCTCCAGGAGTCTATTGTAGAGGCATATCCTTTCCTAGATACATATTCTGCAATTCATTATATTAAGGTTCTCACAAAGGGCTTCAGTGAAGGTCACGTACTTGATATTATCCACAATCAGCTCTTTATTCACGTCGAAGATCGTCCGCTTGCTCGTGCATTTTATTTGGCAGAGTGTGTGCGTAAAATATTGCGTGTTGCGGCTGGCATTGACTCGAAGACCGATCGCGATGACACACGGAACCAGCGCTGCTTGACGAGTGGTTTCTTAACACGTATGCTTTTTCAAGGTGTCTATACCAAGTGGGTAAAGGCTGCTTTGCAATCGATGGACGAAGAATACAATTACAACGTCAGCAATTACAGTGGAGAGAATTTCATGAATCTTTTCACGCTTTCAAATATATTCCGCAATCTCAAGCGCACAGATGTAAATACACAGCCAGACCAGTTTATTACAGCAGGTATTATGCGCGGATTCAAAGGGAAGTGGGGAAGTGGCGTTGGAGAAGAAAAGGCTGGTGTTCTACAGGCCTTATCGCGTCTGAGTTATATGGATTTTCTTTCTCACTGCCGTCGTGTTGTTCTTGATTTCGACACTGGCATGAAACTCCAGGGGCCGCGTCGTCTTCACACATCACAGTTCGGATATTTCTGCACAAATGAGACACCTGGAGGTGCAAGCATTGGAATTACAAAGAATCTCAGTAATCTGGCAACAATAAGTTTGAGTACAAATCCGACCACGTTTATCCAGTGGCTTCTAACACGCGGAGGCGTAATTCCTTGTGACCAGGTTACCCCTATTATTGCTGGACGTGCGGTGCCTGTCTTTGTGAATGCAGGTATTATCGGCTTTACAATGCGCCCTATTGTTCTTCGTGATGTTACAAAGCTCATGAAATGGTCAGGATGTCTGCCTGCGACCACCAGTATTTCATTCAGTATCCGTGAGAAGAGAGTTCTTTTCTATCTAGATGAAGGGCGTCCTGTTCGGCCGTTGATTCACTTAGGAAAACAAGGGCGGATCCCTCTTGAAGCACTCAAATCGGCGGATACCTGGAGAAATCTGGTCATGGGTAAATATCCTGCAACTGAGAAACGCGGTCTGGCATCGACCACATTTCTGGATCCATTTAGCCAGGATACGAATCCAACTCTGGATGAGTATCGCGCAGAACTGGAAAAGTATGTTGGGGTAATTGAATATGTTGATCCATACGAGGCGAATGAGTCTTATATTGCAACCTTTGCTGAACATATTCATCCTGAGAGTTCGCATATGGAGATTCATCCGAGTACTATCTTTGGTCTAATGACGAGTGTGATTCCCTATGCAAATCACAACCAGTCTCCGCGTAATCAGCTTTCATGCTCACAGAGCAAACAAGGAGTTTCAGTCTATGCGACAAATTATGCGAATCGGTTTGATAATCAGGTGCATGTTCTCTGCTATGGAGAAGCGCCGATTGTTCGTACGCTGTATTATGACTATGTTGCAAACGGACAAATGGGATATGGGCAGAATATTGTTCTAGCGATGGGATGCTTTTCAGGGTACAACCAGGAGGACGGTATTGTCATGAATGCGGATGCAATCCAGCGTGGAATGTTTAATTCTGTTTTCTATAGAAGTTACGAATGTCGCGAGGAAGATGATCCGCGCTCCTTTACAAGTACGCGCATAGGAAATCCTGCAAATACGCCGATCTGGCTCAATCTGCGCCCTGGACTCGACTATTCAAAGCTGGATGAGCGCGGAATTATCCGCGAAGGAGAAAGTGTAGATGAAAATACAGTGCTTGTTGGTCGGTATATTAAGGCGAAGGGCGGTGAAATTCGTGATGCGAGTTTAACTGCACAGGTTTGGACAACAGGACGCGTGGAAAAGACAACAGTTCTTGTTGGAAACAATAATCTTGCCATGGTAAAGATTCGTGTAATCCAGTACCGCGTTCCTGAACTTGGAGATAAGTTCTCAAATCGTCATGGGCAGAAAGGAACGATTGGAATGCTAATCCGTGGCCACGATATGCCGCGGAGTGAATCTGGTCTCGTCCCTGATATGATCATGAATACGCACGCGATTCCTTCTCGTATGACAATTGCACAGCTTCTTGAGGCCATACTAGGAAAGGCGGCAGCACTCACAGGTGCAATAGGAAATGCGACAACCTTTATGAATGAAGGATCTCCTGCAGAGGCAATTGGGCGTGTTCTTCAGAATCAGTTCGGTATGCAGCCGATGGGAGAGGAACTTCTCTATGATGGAACAACGGGAACAATGATACCGAGTACAATCTTCATGGGAACAGTTTATACCATGCGTCTGAAGCACATGACAGAAGATAAGTGGAATGCGCGTGCAGAAGGAAGAAAAGAAATGAGAACCCACCAGCCGACAGGAGGTCGTGGAAATCAGGGAGGTCTGCGTATGGGCGAGATGGAACGTGATGCTGTTTTGGGTCATGGTATTGCGTCATTTGTTCATGAGTCCTATATGAAGAGGGCAGATGGAACAGAAATAGTTGTCTGCAATGGATGCGGAACCATTCCCATTTACAATGAAAAGAAGAATCTGTATATGTGTTCCATGTGTGATGGTCCTGTGAATTTCATTGGAGAAACTGCGAATAATCTTGAACTTTTGCCGGCCACAAAGAGAAGTATTGTCAGTTTCAGCAAAGTTGAAATGCCTTATGCATTCAAGCTGCTAGAACAAGAATTAAGCACATATATGAATATTGGTATGCGAATCCTAACAACAAAGGATCTGCAGAAATTGGAGGCGCCTACTCTGCGCGAGCTTACAGAAGTTGAACTCTCTTCAGCTCTTTCTGTTGAACTGAAACATCAGATTCTCCTTGATACAGTTATACCTGAATTTGTGCAGCCGATTCAAGAACCTGCGGCGAATGTGGAAGATCTTTCTGCATTGTCGGCGGTTGCGGGTCCTGTGGAAGAAGAACTGCTTCCTGTCCAAGCTAATGCCTCTGCCGCTAATGCCTTTCCTCTAGAAGCGAATGCCGCTAATATAGGAACCTTACAAGCGCCCGCTGCACAAGAAGAACTTCTAGAAGAGGAACCAGCTCTAGAACAATCTGCAAATGCTCCTCTTCAACTCGGTCCTGCTCCGCAGCAAACAGGTCCCTATTTAGTTGTTCCTCTCGGACAGCAGCAGCAAGTACAGCAGCAGCAGCAGCAGCAACAAGAACCCTACATAGCAAATAACTCAGGACCCGCTGCGCAGATCCTACAGCCTGCAATGCCAGGCGCACCTCCTATGATTGCTGTTGATACAACACAACAGCAGCAACAGCAGCAAAGAAACCCTATCCGCTCAGCTCTAAAGACACGGCGGGTAGCCTTTTCGAATCAGCCCCAGCAACAACAGCAACAGCAACAACCGCAGCAATCACAAAACAATGTTCGCATAAATGTAAATAAGTTAGGATAACGTCGTGACTTAAATTTAAGGAAGTAATGACTTCCTTAAATTTAATGTCCTACGACTAATTTGATGATATATTAAATTTAAGGAAAACTCTATGAGTTTTCCTTAAATTTAATTATCATCTGTAACAACTTAAAATTGATAAACAATCCCTATTATAGGGAAGTAAGCATGAATTTTGAAGATCTTGATATTCTATACAGGTCAAGGATTACACTACTCAAGATTCTAAAAGACAATGGATACAACACCACAAAGTATGAGCGCTTTGGTCCGTGGGAAATTGAGGCAATGGTTTCAGCGGGTCAGGAAAGTCTTCGGATGGAACTGAAGAGGGATCCGCAGCCAGATTCGCCACTTACTGAGTGTGTAGTTCTCTATTCTCTCCAGAAGCTGAAGCAGAAGCTAGGTAGCTTTGTTCCAAGTATTATTTCCGAGCTGAATACTGCTAACAAGCTTAAGACTACGGAGGTAGTCGTTATTGTTCTAGAGGATGTTGCAGATGTATTCCACGCATCTGCACTGAATACCCTTATTGGCGAGAAGTGCCATATTCGATTCTTCAAGGCACACAATCTGATCTTTGATCCGCGGGACCATGTACTTGTTCCGCCGCATACAAAGGTACCTGCATCTGAACATGCTGAGTTCCTGAAGCAGAGGTACATTAGCAGCAAGGCGAATCTTCCTATTATCCGTTTTCACGAGGATATGATTGCACGTATTATGGGACTTGTCCCTGGAGATATTGTAAAGATTACACGTCCTTCTCCATCGGCGGGAATCTATGAAGTCTATCGTGTTTGTATGCCGTGAGTTAAAATTAAGTACAAACGTTAGAATGGCTGATCCATCGTGTAATACAGCACTTACTTTGGTCACAAAATATGGACCAAATCCAAATGCTGTAATAACGTCAGATTCTGTATCAAAATGGGTTACAGATATGAATACAGAAATAGGAAAAACTCCGCCTCCAGCCGATGCAACAGCAAATACAGATATTGCTAACATGAATACATGTGTAAATAGTCTTTCAACAAATATTGTTAGCAAACAACTTATTCTTGATCCTCTTCTAACAACAATACAAACACAGGAAGAAGATTTACAGGTTGCAAAGGATCGCGCATCTCTTCTTCATCATCCTGAAAAGAATGCATCCATCCATGCCAGTTGGTTTCCTCTACTAAAACCTATTCAGACAACTACATTTTTAATCCTTTTAATCTTTGCTCTTTTTTTCACAACAGTTGCATTTGGAATGCTAATGAAAGAACTCGGATTCTATCTTGAAATTGGATTCCTCTTTCCTACTCTATTAGTCCCCGGCCTTGATTATTCAACCTTAATCATAACAATTCTTTCTATCATTGTTGCTATTTCGATTGGAGTGATAGTATATTTATATACCAAGTAGATAGAATGAACGACAATTTACAAGATCTCCGCCTTTCCATAGTCGATTATACAAAAGAAAAGAATAGTGCAGCGACCAGGCTTCTTGGTATCTATGCGTTTCTAAATCTCGTTGCTATTGGAAGCCTTATCTATATCTTTCGTTCTACTAAGTAGAAATGGCGCATAGAGATAACAATTACACAGATGTTGCCACACGGCAAATCAAAATCAATGAGTATGCATACCAAAACAAAATGGAGACACTCTTCTTTTTACAAATTATGCTTGTAAGCATTTTAATTATTGGTATCTTTGCATTCGGTGCAAGCCTTGGATTCTTTAGTCCAGTACTCATATGGTACATTGCAATTATCCTTTTTGTAATGGATGTCTTAATCCTCGCTGGACGTGCTGCCTACACAATGAATCTGCGTGATCGAACATTGTGGAATCGCAGATTCTTTACGTATGAAGATGCTGTACCTGCCGCGCCTTACACCTCATCTTTCAAGTTTTCATTCCCTTCGTTAGCGTCTTTTGGATTCCCTTCCAATTTTGATATGTCCGGTGTTGATGTTGCAGCGTTCTGCAAAGCAAGTAACGTCGTGACTTAAATTTAACCTCCTACCCTAAGGGATGGCTGGCACAGCCAGCACTTACGACTAATTTGATGATACATTAAATTTAAAGAAAACTCTCTGAGTTTTCCTTAAATTTAAGTATCATCGTTAGCCAATAAATCCAGCCTTACGTCAGAATGACGATTGACACAACAACATTAAATGGCCTTGCAGGATTAAATGCAACTGCAAAAATGACTGCCTATACAAACATCTTAAAACAGGTTCAACATGCAAAGGATAAATCAGCAGATCTAGATCAGGCAATCCAAACATATAACCAGGAATTTGTGAATCGCGCTGATACGTTTGTAGTTGGAAACTCTGGGATACAAACAATGCAGGATAAAATCCTCATCTTTTTCTTTGCTGCTTATCTTTTTTTAGTTATTATGCTATCCTTTTCCTTCGCTACTGCAGCAAAAAATGATATTGTAGGCCTAGGACTTGCTACTCTTCTTATTATCTTTGGTGTTATGATAGCAGCACTTATCCGAAATTATGGCTGAGCATAATTTGCAAAATTATGGCTGAGCATAATTTGCAAAATTATGGCTGAGCATAATTTGCAAAATTATGGCTGAGCATAAGTTAAGCCTTATTCTTATCATACTCCTCCACCCCATACTCATCCGTGAATACGATGATATGGCTATATGTCTTTCCATCAGAAGGCTCTCCAAATGCGTCATTTAGACGTGTCTGCAGCTCCTTCGGATTGAGTCGTGAAGATCCCTTCTTATTTCCATCTGCCAGCCATGAATTGTAGGCGCTGATAATCTGCTTGAGGAGAGTACGCTCACCTGTTGCCTTACGGATCCTCTCCGCCTGGAACTTCGCGAAGCTGTCGAAGCTCTCCTTGTATTCACTGCTCTCCTTCTTTACAATATCAGGGACCGGATCGAGGCCGTGAGTGATATACTCTTTGTCGTAGATTTCGACCATCCAACTCAGAAACACTTCGCGCCACAAACGGAGCTTCGCGTCAAGTTCTGCATCGCGAGGAAACACATTCGCCTTTCCAGCCAGAAGATCAGGGTCATCATTTGAAACAAACTTCGACTCGAACGGAATTACACGGATACGGCGCCATGTACCATTGTCCATCGCGTGGATCGGAGGCAGCTTATTCGTCATCATGAAGAGCTTGCCCGTGACCTTGAACTTCTCCTGGTCCTGGAAGAGACCACGGGCCTCAATAATATCTTCTCCACTGAACTGCTTCATGCGACTCGTATTGATCGGCTCATTCGCATCAGGCTCCTGCATTGCAATGAATCGCTTGTTCTTGATTGCCATGATTTCCGGATTCGCGTTGCCTGCATCTGGACGCTTGCGGGTCAAAGCAGTCGTCTGCAGCGACGACCAGTAGTCTCCAAAGGTCAAGCGGCACAGATCCATCAACTTTGACTTGCCGTTACCACCGCCACCAATAAGAGTATAGTAACACTGCTCACGGTTGCAGCCTTCTAGCGTCGAAGAGAGAAGACGGAGGACATAGGTGCGGAGCTCATTGCGAGGGATGATCTTCTCAAAGAAGTCTTGGAGGCCCGCAAGATGCTCGAGCTGCTCCTCGTTGAGCTGGTCAAACGGCGTATATTCAATCGCGTCACTATCGGGAAGATTCTGCCCTGCGAGAAAACTTACGAAATCTTCAGGCCGCCCATCGCGGAAGATGACGTGTTCCGTGGAATTCTCTGCAGTCTTTGCACGGAGTTCTAGAACACCATTTTTGCACCCGAAAAGGAAGATGTTGCTATTGAGCTTCTGCTGGAAATCCTCCTCGTAGAAGAAGGTGCTCGCCATCTTCATGACGGACTCACAGAATCCCGTGTTGTAAAGCTGTGTCTCAACCTTGAGAAGATCCTTGATCTTATTGGTGTAAAACTCCTCAAGTTCAGCAGGTGCTGTTGCTGCATCTGCCTTAATCTTTGTCCGTGCGCGACCGAGATACTCTGCAACCTCAAAACTGATGAGCTTGCGGAGCTGAATACCCTGATTGAGATGCTTCCACATGTTCAGCATGTCATCGTAATAGTACCACTCGGTCGTCTTTGCATTGATAGACGCGACATAATTTGATCCATACAGCTTCTTCATGAGGCGCGCAATATGGAAATGGGTCCCATCAACACATGTGCGGATATATTCAAGGATATTGCTATCAACGATCTTCTTGTACTCTTCAGGATTGTCATCACGCGCCCACTTCCGAAGTGCAAGTTCCGTCAGACGAGGTCCATCACCCTCTTTCCGCATGCGACCAAACCAGTCACGCCGCAAGCCAGCCATATTGTTTTCAGAATACTTGGGCGACTTTGCGCTGAATTCCATCCAGAGCTTGAAATGGTCCTCACTGGGCTCGATATTATGCAGACACCAACCAACGCGAATCCATGTATCATATCCAGTTGCGCGCTCAGCACTGAGACACTGAGTGACAAGCGCATGAATAATATTCTTCTCTTCATCGGAACGCTCGATAACAGGCATAAACTCACGATGAACAGCCATAAGAGCAGCAAGATTTGCATTGTTTGTCTCAGTAATGATCGTTGGGGCGGCGGCTTCTATAACTCGCGGCGCCAGGATCGACTGAAACTCTGCAGCAACATCTTCACGCACTGTATTGTCGTCCTCGATCAGATTGTAGCGGACAGACAGAATTTCCATAAGAGCGCGCGGATTATAGGACTTTGGATCACTCGTGGTGAATGCCTTCGTCTCAGGGCTGTAACAAATGACAGTGTGGAGCTCATAGCGCGGAATATTGGGCTTGCTCTCACCATAGAAGAACCAGCCCTGCTTTCTTGTCATGCTCTCGTCATAGACATCCTCTTCCTTGTTTGTATATCCAGTGCCAGCGAAAGACTTCTGGATTGCATCACGCCCAAGAAGATAACTGCGGATAACCTTCTGCTTCTCATTGGAGAGGGAGAGGTCAGGGCACTCAATGTGGATCCCATCCTTCCGTTCCTTCTTTCCAGATTCCTGGTACGGAGCAGGTCGCAAGCAGACAAAGAACCGCAGAGTTTCATAGTGATCAAGGTCAAAGAAGTGTTCGAGCGCGAAGACTACATCATGACAAAAGGCATTGATGTTGTCTTGTGAGAAAGTTCGAACAGGAGCCTGGTCCTGCGAATAGCGAAAGTCTAGATCTAGGAGCAGAGGCTTGGGCTCATTGGCCCGCGGCTGCTCAACAAGATTCAGTGACCGTGCGTTATGTACAAAGAGGTAATTGTGAAGAAGATCGATAAACTTAGGATAATCGTCGTCTTTGATGAGATACTTTCCAGGTAACTCTTTCCCCATTCCCGTGACGGCGGCATCACGGCCATTTTGTGTGCGGCGTTCCTCGAGGAATTGCCGCAAAGGGTGCTTATGATATATTGATAGAATCTCCGCCATTATACTTTGGCTGCAGCAAAAAAGTGGGGTCAATTTTACCTAAAGGATATATCTCAAGCACTATAGATGCTTTCTAGTAAAAAGAGGTTATCGAGGGAAATTAGTACTATAGGCGATTTATCAGGACAGGGGATATATTATAATCCAGATGATACAACGATGAACAAGGGTCACGCGCTGATCCTAGGCCCCGCAGATTCTGCATATCCACATTGTCTCTTTTTTTTTAGATTTGAATTCCCTGACGATTATCCGTTCGCCCCACCAAAGGTGACCTTTTTATCGTCAGATGGAAAGACTCGTTTTCATCCCAATTTATATACGGAAGGAAAAGTATGTTTGTCGATTCTTGGAACCTATACAGGCCCAAGTTGGCAGAGCACAATGAGTTTTTCAATGATTCTTTTATCTTTGAAAGCCTTACTTGATTCAAATCCTCTGACTCATGAGCCAGGGTATGAGAAATATACACTCGATTATCCAAAAGCACTCCACTATGCACAATATGTTAAAGCGAAAATGGTTGAACTAACTATGAATGAATTAAAGACAAAGAGACTCCTTTCCATGTTTGAAGAAGATCTTGGCGTTGTTTTACCTGAATTGAAGAAAAATTTATATAGTGTGATTCGTGACCAGGCGCAATATGCGGAAACGCAGTATGCACATCTACCTTATGGTATGGTTGGATCTACGCAGTGGAAGAAATTATTGGTATTAGTAGAATGAAGGGCTCAGCTAAACGTCTTGGGAACCTCGCGTTTGAAGGGTTCGGTGTTGGAATTGGCTTATTTGCTGCGTTTGCACTGTATATTTTTGTAGGTCTTATCTTTTTTGTCCCTGGCTACCTCATGTACCTTCAGGAGAAAAAGAAGGGTGAGAATAAGAATACGGCATCAGAAATCTTTTCTATTATTTTGATGGGTATTGGTGTTATTATTATGGGTGGTGTAGGACTACCTGTTCTTCTGCAGAGTTTAGGTGATTTTTCATAAACTTGGTGCTTTAGCGTAGCCTAAAACTTGATTCTGCCTTAGCGTAGCTAGCCACGCTTTAGTAAAAGCGTAGCCTAAAACTTGGTTCTGCCTTAGCGTAGCTAGCCACGCTTTAGTAAAAGCGTAGCCTAAAACTTGGTTCTGCCTTAGCGTAGCTAGCCACGCTTTAGTAAAAGCGTAGCCTAAAACTTGAAAGGAATGTAATACTAGTTATAGGTAGCAAATGAAGTTTTGTCCTGTCTGCAGATATTACTTATATCTTGACGTGGATAAGTTAAATCTTACCCGCCTTTGTCGCAACTGCGGCTACAAGGAAAAGGAGGAGAAGGGAGGTTTAATTCTTGAGACCCATGTCCAGCAGAGGGCGAGCGAAGGCTACAAGATTCTCTTAAATGAATTTACAAAGTATGACCCGACGCTTCCTCATATGAAGACCATCAAGTGTCCGAATGGAACCTGTCCGACCAATGTTGCAAACCAAGAAAAGGACGTGATTTATATTAAGTACGATACTGCTAATATGAAGTATCTCTATATTTGTAATATTTGTGATACAAATTGGCGGTCGCGTTCTTAATACCCAATAAATCTCAAAAAGAGTTTTATTAATTTTTACTACTATAATAATATATATAATTTATAGGTGTACGGTATGTTTAAGGTAGCAGCAGGACTAGGAAAAGGGGCTGCAGGAGCAGCTAAAGCAGGAAAAGGAGCTGCAGGAGCAGCTAAAGCAGGAAAAGGAGCTGCAGGAGCAGCTAAAGCAGGAAAAGGAGCTGCAGGAGCAGCTAAAGCAGGAAAAGGAGCTGCAGGAGCAGGAAAAGGAGCAGCTAAGGGAGCGAAAGGGCCAACAACGCTGCCGCCAAAGGCAACACCGCCGCAACAGCCGCAGGCGCCGCGGCCGGCTCCACCTCCGCAGCAGCCGCCGCCAAAGACACCTCCAAAGGGACAACAGCCAGCGCCAAAGGGGCAACAGCAAACACCCCAGGACCTAGCTATTCAAGGGAAAGCTGCACCGACAACAGATAAAATAGTTAGGACGAATGCGCCTGTATTTGGACAGCCGCAAGCACCTATGCAGCAGCAACAGGAGCAAGCACCTATGCAGCAAACACCTATGCAGCAAGCACCTATGCAACAGCAGCAAACACCTATGCAACAACAGCAGCAAACACCTGCCGCTGCATCAGTAGCTGCAATAGTAAAAGCTGCACAGCCTACAGAATCTCAACAGGAATTATTCCTAAGAGAACTACAAAGAGCTGTAGAGATTGGTGTTGGAAAGGCACTAGAAGGAACACCGTGTGCAAAGGGAGTGCCGCAAGGAGGCGCACGCAAAAAGACACGCAAGCAAAAGAAGCGCAAGCATCTACGCAACACCCGCAAGCCAAGGAAGTAACCAGAACCACATTGCAATCGGATGAAATCCGCTAGGTGGCCTAACTAAAACAACACGTTCTTTCCATCGCAAATAACACGACGCCATCAAGTGCTGATCCTTTCCAACAAAACGATTTGATGCGATGTATGTATTCATCATCGCATCATATTCATCACACCACCACAACCATGTTTCTCGATCTGCCGCCTGGATACCGCCACCAACGTGATTTCTCATTCCAAAATCAGTCTCTTCAGTATCACTCTCCATAAAATCGGCAATTTGCAAAAGAGTCATCTTACCAGACTCAATTCGCTCCGCCTGTGGGAAAAGATGAATAAAAGGGTGCCATTCTGGGTAGCGCAGAATTCCAGCATCACACCAGACAAATTTCTCTGCACCAAAAGCTTCCATTTCAATCGCCCTCCGCACAAATTCCTTCTTTTCATACCACAAGCAATAGAGTTGCGGCGTGTGGTTTTCTTCAGTATCCTTCTGTTTCTGTTCCATCCACATGTGTGCCCCCCACCGTTTAATAGAGGTAAGTTCTTGAAAAGGGAGACAGATAAAGATTGTTTTTTCTTTGCAATGTTCTCTCCACTCGGAAAAAAGCGCAATGTACTGCGGCTCCGTGAAAAGGACGAGTGGGAATGTACTGTTTCTGAAGAAAGGTTCCATCCATTGTAAATAGGCTGTACTCGGATTTTTCGACGGTACTTGATAATAGGCTGATACAACGCAGCAGCTCATTATCAATTCTTTTTAGATTTTCTCTAAGTAGTTAAAGCTATATTTTCAATATAGCATATGGAACATAGAATAAAACGATTCCAAGATCTACATAATAACAAGTGGTTCCATATTATGAACTGGACACTTGATGTCATTCGGAATCCCAAGGATATAATCTTACGTAAGTATGGATCTTGCTTTTACTTCTGAACAAAATACTTCGCCTGCACAAGATCAGGCCTCTGCTTCCCAGATGCATTAAAATGCGACTGCGCATAGACACGGTGGCATGTAATCGCAAGAGGAACATTAAAGAAAATCTTATTTTGCATTGCTAGACGAACCCAGCAATCATAGTCATAGGTCACAAATTCATCAGTGTAATGTGCAAGTTCTTTCCGTATTAGAATAGAACTGTGGATCATCGGATTTTCGCGGATAAATGTCTGATTGGGAACATAGCCGCCAGGAATCGACGGGCCACCGCTCCACTCTCCAAAATATTCACAGAAAGTCCCAATGACATCTGCACCAGAACCCTGTCCAACAATCTTCACTTGACAATGGAGTTTCATAGGATACCACTTATCATCTGCATCAAGATGAGCAACCCACTCTGTCTTCGCAGAAGCAACAAGTGCATTAATAGCTGCAGGGGCACCTTTTACACCAGGCAGATTAACAACAAGAAAACGAGGATCCTGGAGCCCTTGGATGATTTTCTGGGCACTAAGAAAAACGTCACCGCCTGTATCCCCATGACCATTGACTCCAACTACACATGTCCAATTCGTGTAGATCTGGTCCTTTACAGATTGGAGACATTCTTCTAAATATTCAATTCCATTATAAAGAGGAACTAGAACTGTAATGGCTACAGACATCTAAACAAAGTGTGATCAGATCTTTAAGATGGCGCAAGCTACAGTAGTAACAGCTTTCTATCTTCTAGAGAAGTCAAAGCATCCACTTTCCAACTATAGGAAATGGATTACTTCATTTCTATCCTCTGTGGATGCACCAATTATTATTTTCTGCGAAAAGGAGATGGAGCCCCTTATTCGCGAGGCGCGTGGTGATAAGAAACTCACAATTGTTATTCTTCCTTTCAAGAATCTCCCTTTCCAGGATGAAAGCTGGATGGGCTTCTGGGAAAAGACTATGGAGGAACAGGATGATTTCAGAGATCTTCACTCACCGCAACAATTTATTATCTGGAATTCAAAGACACTTCTTGTAGAGGAGGCAATTGATATGAATCCGTATAAGACAGATAAATTCGTCTGGTGTGATGCAGGATGTTGGAGAAATGATGCGCTTGCTCGTGCAGTTGGCGGAACGTGGCCATCAGCAGAAAAGATTCCTGATGAAGGGATGCTTTTTCTCGATGTGGAAGATATTTCTTGGCAGAGAGAAAAGGTACGGAACGGAACTCCGTGGTATGAGATTAATACGCGGAACGCTAGATCGGCATGTATTGGTGGAACTATTTTTGCAGGATCGGTAGCGGCCTGGAAGGAATGGTCAAAGGCGTACTATACAATGCTCAATACATACAAAGATCATAATTGGTTTGCAGGTGATGATCAGTCGGTTATGATGAGTACAGATCTTTATCTCTTAGATAAAGCGAAGCATCTGCAAGCACCGCAAACAGATGGCTATTTCAATGGAATGGGAGATAAGTGGTTCGCGCTGCAAGTTTTCTTACAATAATGGGTATAAACAGAAAAAAACACACATCTCTAGATGCGACTTGTTATTGTCGGACCTGGAGTTATGCCAATTCCTCCACGTGGGTGGGGTGCAGTCGAGAGTCTCATATGGGACTACAAGGTATTCTTAGATAAATATCATCCAGATATTGAGACTATAATTGTAAATGAGCGCGATACAAATGATATGATCGCGAAGGTAAATTCTCTCAATCCAGATATTATCCATATCCAATATGATGAACTTGCAAAGTTCTATACCTTTTTCAACTGCAAGAAGGTTCTCTTGACGAGCCACTATGGATACCTCGATCAACTACAGGATCTTATAAATAGAGGAGATACTCACTATTTTCATCACGTATTCAGAGATTTCATAAAGACACGTTGTTATCTTCTGGCACTTTCACCGAGCATTGCAGATGTATATAGAAATGCAGGATATCCAGAGCAACTTGTCTATGTTCAGCCAAATGGAGCAAATGATGAGATTTTCCGTTATTCAGAGCAGCCTCGGTTTGCAGATCGCAGTTTATACTTAGCAAAGATTGATATGCGGAAGCGGCAGGTGCATTACCAGGGGATCGAGGGTCTCTGGTTCGCAGGAAATATTGCAGACAGTGGATTTAATGCGCAGAATCCGCGGTATCTAGGTGAATGGACAAAAGAATACCTCTATGATAATTTAACAGACTATGGAAATCTTGTACTCTTGAGTGATGGAGAAGCGCATCCTCTTGTCTGCTGCGAGGCACTCGTCTGCGGCCTCGGCCTTGTAATTTCAGAGTATGCAACTGCAAATCTCGATCTTTCTCTTCCTTTTATCAAGGTAATTCCAAAGGATAAACTGAATGATATACCGTATATCACACAGGCGATCCAAGAAAATAGGCGCGCATCCTTTATTTTAAGAAAGCAGATCCGCGAGTATGGTGTGAAGACATTTAGCTGGAAAGTCGCCGTGGAGAAATATGCTGCATTTTTAAGAAATGTGCTTATAAATAATCGGTAAGAGAGCAGCAGGCGCCAATTCAGGATAGACAAAAGCAGGATCTGAAGTTACAACATACACCCAATTTGTATCGGTAAATTTCTTTGTATAGCGTGCATATGAAAGAAGAGATCCATCGATTTCTTTTTGTGTTTCTGTGCTCATGCGATCACGAATAGAAGGAATCGACCAAAACGACGTGAGTAAATGAAAAAGATCACGTCCTTCTTTTGGACACGGATCCTTTTCAGGAAGAATTCCCTGTGCAAGATTAATCTTTGTTCCAATACATGCGAATCCGAAATCCAAAATTATAACCTGAAAAGGCGCCTTTATTCTATACTCGGTATCGCCAATTGTAAATGTATAGTCAATGGGTCGTTTGCGAATATAGAGATTATTTGCTTTCAAATCGCGATGATCAAGGGAAATATCTTTTTCTAAAATATAGAGAAGAATACAGACTTGTGCGAGGATCTGAAAGAAACATACATCAGGTGTTGCCGTTTTTGCTAAAAGTTCATATGGAAACTCACCAAGTATATATTCCATTGAGAACCGCATATCTGCTGCCTGAAATATATCATAGATTTCAGGTATAGCAGACTGTAGTCCATATTTTTCCAGTGTCATCCATGCGTACCACTGAATAAGTGCTTCGGGAACAAGATTCATTTCCATTTTTGGCATTTTAATCATAATTGTTTGCGAGGCTCCTCCATCAACAATACGTTTCCCCTTTTGTAGAATCCCATATCCTCCTTCGAAAAGAATTTTTTCATATAGAATAGATGCAATTTTGATACCACTTGCATCTTTTACTATACCGAATTTTTCTTTAGGAAAAAGAGATTCTTTTATTATTAATGATTCATATGAATCATAATTAATAGATATGTTTGTGTGGAATTTATGAAGAGAGAACATATCTTACTATAAGCTTAGAAACTCTCTTAGTCTATTTTCAGTTGATATACCTTTGTGTGAAATTTCAACTGCTCCCGTTTCAAACGGATGTTCAGGTTGTGAAATGCTGCCATACCGATCAACAAATGAGCGCGGAGATGCTGAAAAAAGTGTTTCTGATCGCGTATCAAACCAGCGGACAGAACATCCTTGCATTGACGGCGAAAATTCATTTTGGAAAAGAGGGAGAGGGATATAGTGAGAATCCCAACTCCAGAAAGGACTATATATTGTATCAGGATTAATGCGGCAGCGGAGTCTCCACTTCTCAGGAATTGTCTCTTTTGGGATAGGCCACCAGCCCTGTTTTACGGAATAGGTAGTCCAGAGATCCAGATTGTTCCGCTGGTGGAGATGGAGTGCTTCGTGAAGTACAGTTTCTGTTAGCTGGGAAGATGTGTAAGGGCGAACAGGGAAACACATGATCCCAGGGCGTGTGTGTGGAAATCCATTATCCGCGGAAGGATGAAGAGTTACGATTTTCGACCCCTTTGCAATTTCATAGGTTTCAGCGATAGAGCTGATTCTTTTGCCGAGCGGATCAGGATAAAAAGAATACTCTTGTCTTTCACGCGCACGTTCATTCAGTAGATTTGCACGACATGCTGCGCGATATCCATCTTTTCTTTCTGCCTCGTCGAGCAGTTCCATCTAAGCATTCACATCAATCTTTTTTTCCTTTGCCGCCCGCTTTGGCTGCTTCCTTGCCTCTACATATGCCTTGTCAGCAAGAAAGCGGTCGAGTTTGATCTGTTTTGGTGCAGGTGCAGGTGCAGGTGCTGCTACAGCCACTGGCACAGCCACGCTACGCGTCCGCGCTACAGCAGGTACATTCACTGTCATGCCAAACCGTGAAGCAAATTCCCTCTGACTACTCTTATCACATTGATTCAGGGCATCATCGAATAGAATTCTCCCAGCAGCCGTTTCAGCATCAATCGAGGCAAGATCACCCTTGTAACCGGGCATTTGTGTCAGACAGAGTGAGAAGAGCTGCGCAACTGGATTTAGAAGCTGCCGCTGAATATAATACTTCGCATCCAGCTTCAGACCCTTTTCCTTTACATAGACAGGATGTTCAATATGATCACCTTGCAGCTTACTCTCGACCTGTCCAACAGGAGCACTGATATAGACATAGGGGATTCTCTCTCCTGAGGTTGGTGCATTACCAGGATCACGAGCAGCCATACGATCTGCCAATTGCTTATGTGCAGGCAGCGTTGCACTCTTATATTCTGCACGCAACGACTTGCTGATAATGAGCTGATTCATGCTCATGCGTCCATCAACGAGTTCGCGCGTCTTCTCCTTGACGAATTGCGTTGCACCAGGAATATCACGCTTGTTCAGAAGAATCTTGATTGCGCCACCATAGATTGTCTTGACTACCGTCGCATTATCGCGCCTCTTTAGAACAATTCCCATGCTTGTCTGGGTAAAGTGCTCAGGATCCTCTTCGTACTTGTTGCCGACATACCGCTTCTTACTGAAGATGATAAACGGGTAGAATGTCTTATCATACTCAAAGTCGTGTGGTGACTTCAATGCCTTTGTGACAAGCTTCCCTGCCTCCTCCGTCAAGTGAATCGTCTCCTTCAGAGTTTCAAGTTCAGTAGGATTCTTCAACTGCGTGTTGAAGGCAACGAAGAGAGAATCCGTATCACCATAGACAATCCGCGACTTTTCGTAGAACTCTAGAATTACATCGCGTGCAAAGAGGATCTGCTTGCGACCATAGGCTGTAACGGATGCTGCTAGATCCTGCAGACGGATCTTAAATGTCGCACTTCCTAGCTGCCCATAGAGAGAATTTGCGGTCAGCTTGTATGCAAGCTGCTCAGCATCGAGAAGAGCCTTTCGAAACGGATCACTTTCCTTTTCTGCTTCCTTGCGCTTTGACTTTCGGGCAGCAAGAAGCTTCTGAACAATTGTTGGTAGAGTCCCCTTTGCATTTCCAGGCATCTGGGCATAGCGGCAGACACGGCGCCCAGTGATGACTTTGCGCGGATTCTTCTTCATATCATCCTCTGGATGCGGCCCCCAGATATCAAAGTCGATATCCGTATAGCAGACACCAGAGACCGTGGAGATAGGCTGTCCCGCCTTGTATCCGTGTGTCTTTCCAACGAAGTAGGAAGACTGGAGATGCTGTTCCGCGAGTTCATGGAGCCGCTTCTTCTTTTCATCCAATGTGGCGATAAAGGCGATCTCTTCCTTTGTGCGCGGATTCACGTGATGCACATACTTTCCATCCTTCATGGTTCCACATGCATCACCTGCTGCACATGAACAAGGGCCAGTATCCACGCCGAACCGATAACGCAGGAACTTACCAGAACAGTCGAAATCCTTCGTCCAGACAAGAGAATCGTGGCTAATATTCTCGGACTCAATTGTGCTGGGATAGAGAGACGCAAAGTCTGCAACACCTACAGGCGCGTCGAAGTAGAATCCAGGCACAGGATCAAGGACAATTGCACCTTCATAGCTCTCATCGACCTTATTCTTAGGATTGCCTAGAATCTTAATGAGCTGACCACTCGCGAGACATTCCTTGTAAATGAGACTCTCTGCCTTGATGCCTTGGCCGCGCATGAAGATATAGGAAACAGGCACTGGACACGTATTGGCCATCGCCATTGCATTGTTGAAGACATCGAGCTTCTTATAGAGCTCATACGTTAGATCGCAATCCTGAATACAGTATGCAGCAACACGCGCACGGTCAGCAGACGATCCACGATCAAGGCGGAAGATATCTGCAGGACTGACATCGTCCTTTACAACGGCCCACTTCACAGCATCACCAAGATCGAAGGCTTCATCTTCAGGAGCATCGACGACGATACCCTTTCCAGCTTGGATCTCCAGAACCTTCAACTTATCGACAGTGACATCGCCCGTTTCATCGAGAAGAACAATATAGCGACCAGGGATAATATCACCCGTTGTCTTTGTCTTGATGAGCCATTTGCCAGGCGTACTCAGATCAACGCCTTGCATCTTTCCTGACATGAAGTGCTGGCAAACACTGTCGAGCTTATAGCTCGGAAGATTGTAGCCTCGGCGAACATAATGATAAAGATCAATCTGTACATGACCATGAGCTGACCATGTATAGAGGAAATTATCGCCGAGTGCAGATGACGAGAGAAACTTCTCGTCGAGTTTGACGGTGGAGCCGAGATCATTGAGGCGACTGAGTCCATCAAGATCAACGCCGAGCTTTTCAGCGCGCTTGTAAAGATAGCGCTCGTCAAAACCAAAGATATTGTAGCCGACGAGAATATCAGGATTGCGCTCATTCATAAACTCGGCCCATGCAATGAGCATATCCTTTTCAGTGGCTTTTGAGATGACAGTTGCACCAGGAACGGGGTCACAAGATCCGCGGACAAAGATGAACTTCTCATGGACGCCTGCACGGGTAAGAACAACACCAATCTGGATAATAGGATCGCCTGATTCGGCAACAGGGAAATTGCCAGACTCGCTGTAGCACTCAATATCCCACGTAGCAATGAGAAACGGTGCGCAAGGAACAGGAGGCTTCTTTAGAGGGCTGATTTCATCCCACTGGCACTGAGTATCGTCGGTAGAAGATACCTCGACCCATCCACACGGATCAATATTCCGCTCGTGGAAGAAGCGGATCATAGGGTCCAAATTCGCATCAAAGATATCAAGGGGCGGGCCACCGTTGCCGAGGCTAAAACACGGCTCAGAGGTTTCATACTTGATAAACATGCCCCGCAGCATACGGAATGCACCGAGGGAGGCGACACTCAACTTCGCAAAGGGATATTTACGATCGGCTGTGTAACCATAGAGAACCTTCTTTTGAACAGGAGTTACCTTTACAATCGACGGCGATAGATGCTTCAACTTCAGGCGCGCATGGAGTTTCTTTGTGAAGTCAGTAAGAGTTGCCTTTGAATCATTCGGCATCTGCACGTAGAAGTAGGGCTCAAATCCATAGACAGTTGTGCGGATAGACTCCCCTTCAGGGGTTACTCCAAAGAGGTGGATGACCATAGACATCTTTTCCATATTTCCGCTCGTCTTCTTTGGGGGCGCGCGCCTCTGCTCATATTCGTCATCTGTCTCAACTTCCCCTTCGGACTGAAAGATGACTTCACGAGTCTCCTCTGTTTGAAGAGTTTCTTCTTCATCTTGGGCGATTGCGTCGAGGATGTGGAAGACTACCATTATGATTACGTTTGTGATAAAACGCGCTGTGGAACGGACGCTAGCAATTTTTACCAGGTACTTACTTTTTATATTTGCGTGTAGAACCACGACTCTTTTTATGAGACATTTGAAAAAGTGTCTTGAAGAGAGAGCCTTCAGATTTGATACCACCGCCACCTGCTGCAGTACCAATGTAATCGCCTCTGATAACAGGCGCCGTCATTTCACGATTGATCTTTGCACGTGCAGTCTTTGCTGCAGGTGTATATTCGGGTGTTTCATTTACAGGCTGCTTTACCATACGTTTCATTGCGACCAGGTCATTAATATTCGGCATAGAATTCTGTCCATTATCAAACGTTGCAGGAATTCCATCAGGTCCTACCACGATAACAGAGGGATAGCCACTAAACTTTGCTCCACGCATGGATGTATGTTCGAGCTGATCATGATGGATACTGGCAAGATTTGCTACAATATGTTCAAGTGCAAGAAGTTTTGACCAGACTTCATCTTTAAACTTTTTGCAGTATCCACACCAATCGGCATAAATAAGAATAAATGTAATCGGACCCTTTTTGATTGTTTCTTCAAGCATAGATATCTGTGAAGATTCACGGACATCTACGGTATTGTGTTTCTTCTGTTTTCGGGTAGGAGACATCTTACTATACTCTTAGAAATTAACGAGAGTACCGTTAGAGGGAATGGACTTAGCCCAAACTGTTACACTTATTTTAAGCCTAATAGCCTTTGCTTGGTTCTATTTTTATATTGGCACAAAAGCCTATCTTAATGAAGCCTATGGTGATGCAAGTGGGAATGTTCCCCCCTATGCGGATGTGAATGTAAGACACATCAAACGTACAGATCTTCCCTATGCGACAGGAACGATCCAGAATCTTGACGATTATGAATACGCTGCTGTGTTTGAGAATGAGGCGCCGAGGGAATTATCAGATATGCAGCGTAATCAACTTTCCAGCCAGAATCCGATGGATTGGACAAAGTATCCTCCTAGTGCAAAACAGTTCCAGGAGGGTCTCCAGGATATGCTTGATGCGTCAGGAAATCAATCTCCCTACACAGCTGTGCAGGATAAGTCTCTTCAGCCTCCGGATACATCAAAAGTAGAAGAGGAGGAGAGAAAGATGCTACAGACGTATGTACCGAAGCATGCGGGTGATTTGACGACATATGATGTGGAGGACGCAGAGAAGCTTATTAAGAAAATCTACGATTTGAAGGGTGAGATCCCACAGGTTGTTCGTAAGCCGAACAATGTCTATGAGATTGTTGGCACACGTCGTAAGGATGAGAAGATCGTCTATGAGGATGCGGGTGAAGAAGAGGCCCCCGCATCGATGGGTGGAGTGGCGGCAGCAGGAGAAAATAAGATAAGTCCTCCTCAGACTGCATCAGATACACATGCTGCACTCGATCCCTTTTATGAATCAACATCGAATACTCACACAGGAAAGTGGAATTACCGCCAATGGACTCCTGGTCTCGAGAGGATGTTTGCACCGACGGAGGCGCGTAGCAATTGGTATTAGATACCCTCCTAAACACATATTTCTCATATATCCAGAATGATTCTTGATACAAGAGAAAGAGAATTGATTACAAAGTTGCAGTGGGAAACAAAGATGCTCCCAGTTGGCGATATCTGGATTGGGCCCATTATCGCGGAAAGGAAGACCGCAGCTGACTTGGAGGCGAGTATTCTTGATGGGCGGTACAGGGAGCAACGCACGCGACTTCTTTCCCACTGCCAAGTGAATAATCTGCGACCTCTTTACATTATTGAGGGTGAGCTTGATCGCATAAATGGGCGCTTGACGAAGCAGGCGCTTCTAAAGCACTTGACACGACTAACGCTGCGGTACGGTGTTTCAGTTCTACAGACAGAAAGCATCGACGACACTGCCCGCCTGTGCCAAATTCTTTCCGATCAGATCAAGGAGGATCCATCCGTTTTTTCATCAGAAGAGGCACAGAAAGTACAATACACTGATACAATTTCTATACAGAAACGTGGCAATCGTGAAGATCCTGGAATCTTTGCATCTGCGGTTTTACAGCAGTGTCCTGGAGTGTCTGCAGCGGGAGCAACGGCAATTCTGGCGGAATGTAAAACTCTTCCAGGTGTTTGGGCGGCAACGGATCAGCAACTCGCGGCAATTCTGGTAGGAAAGAGGAAGCTTGGACCGATGGTTGGAAAGCGGTTGTATGATCTTCTTCACAATGTTACCGCTTAATTTTTCTGGTATTATTAGAATGAATACTAGAAAAAATAAAGTAATTTGTTATACTGGAATTAATGCAAAAAAGAGTGGAAAACATAGTATAAAAAACTTTAGAAAGATTACAAGAAAATTATATAGTAAGGCACAATGTAAAAGCATGAAACGTAGTGGTTATGGGAAAGAATGTCCTAAAAATACAAATAATAATGGTTGGGTTAAGTTTTTTGGAGCAGAATATAAAACTCCTAAGAACTGTCACGACGTTAAGTAAAATTCCACAGATCCGCTAGGATATTTCCAGCACCGGATGCACCAGGTTTAATTGGATTCTGCGGTCTCTGCATGGTATTCAAGAAACTTTCAGGAGGCTGATAATCAGCGGCGGAGGCTGCGCCTTGCTCTTGACCATGGCCAGGCGCAAATGACACTTTAGATCTCTGTGTCCCGCCTTTTTTGACAACGGGGGTTGGCGGCGGCAACATTGCGCGAACAATCGGATTCTGTTTCATGAGATATTCTCTCTCGTACTGTTTCCAGCTTATGTAAAGAAGATTCGGATACGTGAAGCGGATATCGAAACCACTTGTGCGTAACTGAAAGACAAGATACACAATGCAGTCTTCAAGGTCAATATGTGGCAGACCGAGAATAAACGGCGGCACAGAATACATGAGATAATTCGGATTGCCAGGGAGTTGCGAAGTTGTATAGATTCTATGATGGATTTGTGATAGAAGTTGATTATAGGCTCTAAGGCGTGCATTATCCCGACTCTCTCTCTTTTCAAAAAGATGTTTGGGTTCAAGTTTCGGTGGAACTTCTTGACGGGGAGGTCCAGACATCCTCTTCTACTAACGTCGTGACTAAAAATAAGAAAAACGCAACGTAATAGATGGACTCAAGTGCTAACAAACTTGAGCGGAGTTTATCGCTTACAGATTTACTTTTCTTTGGTGTTGCATCCATTATAGGTTCTGGTGGCTTCAACTTAATCGGAGAAGCTATTGTAAAAGGCGGAAATTGGTGGCCTCTTACACTAGGCCTTTCAAGTGCAGTTTTTATGGGATCATCCTATACGTATGAAAAAGCATATGAATCTTCAAAGACAAATACGTCTGAATCAGATTATGTGCATAAGATACTTGGCGATAATGCGAGTACTGTAACAACAGGCGCTATTTTACTGTGGAACATACTATCGATTGGAACAATTCTAGTTTTATGTTCGCACATCCTCTTTCCAGATGCATCATGGCTCGGGCAGATTGGATTTGCATTGTTTATACTTATCTTCATGTCACTCTTTTCACTCAAAGGCATTGATCTAAATAAGGAGTCAATCAACTTCTTTTCTGCTATACTAGTTGCATTCCTCACAGTCATCACTGGCCTTGGCATAACAGGAGTTGCACAGAAGGGCCTTTTATCTATTCCTACAATGCCTGAGCAAAGCCTGATACTCAGTATGCTGTTTTTCTATTTTATCCTTGCAGGTTTTGATGCACTGATTAAATTTTCAGAAGAGACAAAAGATGAAAAGGATATTCCACGTTCCTTTTATCTGAGCAATGGTATCTCATTAGTTTTGACATTAGGAATGTCTTTAGCGTTTATTTCCTGGGTGAATATACGGAAGGTTGATAATTTTGAAAATAGTATAGGGGATCTTGTGGCAGTTTTTGTAGGTCAAAAGAGTAAGCCTTATGTAAGTTTAGTAGGTGTTACTTATATGATTATTACATCATTTGTAGCATTCCTCGCAACCACACGCTACATTTTCAGTTTAGCAGAAAAGCATTCATCTTTATCGATGCTTCTTCCTCTAAATGAAAATAAAGCACCTGTAAATAGTATATTTTTCACATCAATTACATCTGCACTGACAATTATGGTAAATCATGTAGAGAAACTTGTTCGCGCAGCCGATTTTGGACTATCTACAAATTTACTGATGGTTGCACTGGCTGCCACGAAGGCTGGTATTGATTCAGGAAAGATTCCTATTGTTGAAGGTCTGACGAGTGCTTCGTTTGTTGGACTTATGGGATTATCGTTTATTTAAATAGGATGCTCAGAAGAATACCTCCACGGAGACTTATATTATCATCAGGAGGAATCCGTGTAGTTGCACAAGCAGGCGCACTCATGGCTCTAGAAGAGGCAGGAATGTTACGCAGCATTAAAGAATATATAGGGACTTCAGGCGGCGCACTGATTTCTCTTGCACTCGCAATCGGATATTCTGTGAAAACGCTCAAAACATTTTCGAGTCGATTTGACTTCTCAGAGATTCGGTCACTCGAACCAGAATCCATGATCGAACTCTTTACAACCTATGGACTCGATACAGGCGAGCGTCTGAAGAAACTGATTGTGAGTCTTCTCCGCCAAAAAGGGCTCAGCCAAGACATCACATTTGCGGAGATCCCTTCTCTTCGAATCTTTGCATCGGATCTGAACACGTGTAAAGTGCATGAATACAGTGCAAAGAAGACACCTAGGAATTCAGTTGTTCTAGGAGTTCTAGCTTCGACGTCGATTCCGATCTATTTCACGCCTGTAAAGGATCCAGAAACAGGTCATCTAATGGTGGATGGAGCGGTTCATAATGGGTTAGCACTTGCATTTCTTTCTGAGGAAGAAGCAGCGTCTTCAATCTCTATTCGGTTTAGTAATACACGGATAGAGAATGATAAAATAGATGGATTTATGCAGTTTCTAGGTCAAATATTCAGATGTGTAATATCGAATCGCACATTTGAAAAACACAAAGGACGCGTCATTCATATTTCGTGCGGCGAGTATCCAATGTGGAATTTTGAGGCAACTGAAGAAGAGAAAGAGAAATTGATTCGGATTGGATATGAATGTACAAAGAAGTTCTTAGAAACAGATGAAGTGGTATCAGGAATCCGCAGAAATTCACTTTAACGATGAATTCAGGAAATCCAGATACCCATCAGTCTCCCTCTTCCCCTTGTATTCAGCTGTAGTACCGTTGGGGAGCTGGAGGATAAATGACGGATAGCCCTGGACATTCAGCGCCTTAAGTCTGGGGTCGCCGCTGTCAGCATTTACCATCTCAACTTTGCACTTTACTGAAGAGATTTCTAGAGTACCGTCTCCCATGAACTGCGTGAATGCAGGCTTCGCCTTCTTGCAGTGTCCGCACCAGTCGGCATAGAACATTGTGAAGGTGGGGACAGACGGCGGTGACGGATTCTGGAATGACTCCATGCCGATCACAGTGCCAGAGGTCCAGCCCATATAGACGAGACCAAGGGTGACCGCGACAATGAGAAGCGCAAGGCCGAGTAAGATGACTTTCATATCCATTCTAATCTCACGTAGAAGAAAAACATGCACTTAGACGCGCGTGGTGACTTCTAGACAATAGTACTGCTTCGTCTTTGTCATATCCAGCCACTCCAGCTTTGTCACGATCTTTCCAGAGACACTGGGGAAGATGCTCGTGCTTGAATTGCTGTAGAGACCAGGAAGAAGAGGGCATTCAACCTGTGAGCAGAGATCCTCTTCAGTGGGGCTGAAGGGGATTCCGTTGAAGGTGTAAGTGTAGCGGGCAATTCCTTCGGTGACATCGAGGTCGGCAGGAATGAGGCATGAGAGGGAGAGCGTTGAGTTCTGACCGGGTACAACAGGGTCGGGAAGAAGCGATGCAGTCTGGAACTTGAAGAGGGACTTTCCAGAGGAGCAGTCGCGGACAGTATTTGCAAGCGCAGCGTAGGCGGCAATTAGAAGAATCTTGACCATTTTTTATCTATAGTACTTAAGTTTAAACTTCTTAAACCACTAGATGGAGATGTTCTATGGAGGTAAATGGCAAACAGTAGCGCTTCCTTCGCCAGTCGATCCCTCATGGACTGTGAATGAAAAGAATATCTATGCGCTCATTTTCCTGAGAATGGGTGGTACGTCAAATGCGCAAATGATTGCTGAATCATTTGTGTATAAGAGTCTTCACAAGGGTCTGCAGTATTCAAAGGAGGTTGAGCGTGTTCTCATGGATCTCGTGGAAAGAGCATAATGCCCCACAAAACAAGAAAAAAGACTGCAGTGTGGAAGAAAAACCCTAGGGATGTAGGGCAGCCGCCTGAATCCGCAATCGTGAAAAGTGCGCCAAAGACACGCTGGGTCAGGCGGAAAGTTTCAGGGTTCGCGATTAAGAAGAAAATCAGTGCAGAGTAGAAGGCGTATTTTGCTTTAAGGGCGAGGTTCAGCGTCATCTTTTCTTAGTGGTGTTTTTCTTTTGCTTTACATTGCGTGTGCGGCGAGTGCTTCGTTTGCCGCCTTCCTGATCAACATTAAAAGGAGTTTCATCGCCTCGTTCTCTTTTTGCTTTCATAACTATTGCCAATGCAGCTTCATGCTGTTTAGCATATTCTGATTTAGGCCTTCCTTCGGGTTGCCCCTTTTTAGAACGTAAATGTTCCCATACTTGTTTTACAATATATTCAAGTTTCTTTAATTTATTAGGATTATTTAGTTTATTACGATCTTTCATTTCCCTTTGATCTATATTTCTAAATCCTTTAAGAAGTTCTAAATTGTATAGAATACGATCATCTAAATTTCTTTCTGCGGCCGCTTTTTCTTCTTCTGCAGCGGCCTTGGCAGCGGCCACTTCAGCAGTTGCAGCAGCCTTGGCAGCGGCGGCAGCAGCAGCTTTTTCTTTTTCTGCCGCGGCAGTTGCAGCAGCGATTTGTTCGTTTGCAGTTTTTTGGGCGGCTACAATTGCTTCTTTCTGGGCAGCCGCTGCAGCTGCATCTTTTGCTGCCTGTGCCGCCGCTGCTGCAGCGATTTGTTCATTTGCAGTTTTTTGGGCGGCTGCCTTCTCCGCAGCTGCCGTTTGTAATTCTTTCTTCTTGTTTTCTAAATCTTGTTCAGCTCTTAGAGAACGTGATTGTTCTTTTTTAATTTCTATCCGCAGAGCATCTAATTCTCCTTGTAAATTACTTCTTTCAGCAAGTGCAGCATCCAAATCTCCTTGTAACTTATTTCTTTCAGCTTGATGGGCTTGATTTAGTCTCGATGTTTCCTCTGCAACCCTTTTATCTGCAGCGACTACTCCCTCTCCCTGAATACGTGCAATTTCTCCTTCTTTACTAGAACCTAGTTCAGCAATTCGTTGATCACAGGACGCCTTTTCTTCAGAACGAATCTTGATTTCTGCATCTTGGAGAGCCTGTTTATGTGCAGCTTCTGCCGCTTGTAAAGCTGCCTCCTTTTCTTGTACTTTTACATTCGCCGCGGCCAGTTCAGCCTTCACCTGTTCGAGAGAAGCAGTAGCGGCGGCGGCCTGTTCTTTAGTCTGTGCAAGTTCCGCGGCGGCAGCGACGACCTCTTCTTTGCTCTTTGAAAGTTCCGCAGCGGCGGCAGCAGCAGCTGCTTCTAATCTTTGGATAGTTTCAGAAGCCTTTGCAAGTTCAGCAGCAGATGCCTTTTGTGTTTTTTCAGATTCAGCGGCTCTTTTAGAAAGTTCTTGTTGTTGTTCTGTAATAACTTTTATTTGTTCCTCAAATGCACGAATTTTAGCATCTTTTTCTGCAGAGGTTCCATCTTTTCCTGCAGATTCACTTCTACATTTTGCAAGTGCTTCTCCTGCAGCAGTAAGTTCTGCACGAACTCCCTCTAATTCTGCCTTTATTGATTCAATGAGTTTGGCGCCATCATCTGCTGCCTTCTTTGCCTCAGTATATTTCTGTAGAAGAGTTTGTACTATAATAGAAATAATTTCATGAGGACTCGATTCTGCTCGTATATTTCCCTTTAGATCCTCACCAAGTGTTCCAAGTATTTCAGTAATCTTCTTCATAAGAAGTTCATTGCAATATTCTTGATCCCCAAGTAATCGTAAAAGAAGTGGTGATCCTTCTACTGTTTTATTATTTTGTAAATATAATTTATATTGATTAATTATTTCATTTATATCTACAACATCTCCAATTGAATTTACAGTATGAATAATTTTTTTTGCAGTTTTTAGATCATCCCCACTAAGACTAGGATCTATTGTAGTAGAAACTAATAGCATTGCAAATTTGGTTAAAAGCTCATCGATTCTATCAGCCCTCAAAGGAAATGTAACAGAATCATTTATTTTTGTTTCTAATAATGTAGCTTTTGCTAAAGCATCCTCTTTTTCTCTTTGTAACCCTTGTTCTTTTTCTTGAGCAGCTTCTAACTGTCTTTGAAGATCAGCAGCACGAGCACGAGAAGCTTCTAATTCTGCTTTAGTACTTGCTACCTCGCCACGAGCAGTTTGTAACTGTCTTTCAAGATCAGCAGCACTAGCATCCCCTGCTGCCTTTGCTGCAGCTAATTCTAATGTAAGCCGATTAACATTTGCTTCTTTTTCACTTAATTGTCCTTGAAGCTGAGCAACAGATGTTTGTGTTGTAGTCAATTGACCTTGAAGTCGTGCAGCTTCAGAAGCGGTAGTAGCAGCCGCAGCCGCAGCCGCAGTAGCCGCCGCAGCAGCTGCAGCAGCATCCGCAGCCATTTTCTTCTCAAGTTCAGCAAGACGAGCAGCTCCTGCCGCACCTTCTTTTCTTGCAATATTAAGTTCTGTAGTAGGTTTAACTGCACATGCCCTTTCAACTTGAGGCCTATACTTAGTAATCAATGACTTTAATTGTTTTTTCACATCAAGGTCATGCGGACCCGTTCCAGTAACACTATTAAATCTATATTCGAGCGCAGGGATAATAAGTTGAGCTTCTGAACATGCTACGCCAAGGTCAAGGTCAAGTCCTGCAGATTTTTTACTACCAAAGACTTTAACAAAGATCTCTTCATTACCATCAGAAACTCCAAAATCTCTGCGTAGAGAACTAAGGCGGACTTCTTCAGCACCAATATATAGTTTTTTATTACGATTTTTTGTATTAATAGCGGCAGCTACACTCATCTAGTTATTGTTGGTACTTAAAATTAAGGAAAAACTCTACGAGTTTTTCCTTAATTTTTACTGTACCAACAAATTAGTCGTAGGACATAAAAGTTAAGGAAGTAATGACTTCCTTAACTTTTAGTCACGACGTTATTGTGCCGGTTTAAAATCGCACCACCTTATACGAATAGGTATGTCAGAGACTAAACTTTTCAACCCATGGAACCATAAGAATCGTACAATTACTTTTTCAGAAGTGCTAACACTCTTGAAAAAGTATGGCTATAAGAGCCGCTTAGCAGATATCAAGTATTTCCAGCAGGCCTGCATTCATACAAGTTATGTGGATAAGTCTGAACAGTGGTCTCAACAAGATGAGCCCATGGTTCTAGCAGAACGTCCGCCTAACTGTCTTCCTCTCAAAGAGGCAGACAATGAGGAGTTAGAATATGCTGGAGATGGTTTGCTGGGAGGAATCATCGCATGTTATCTGCGTGAAAGGTATTCAGGAAAGGGTGAAGGATTCATGACTACATTGCGGACGAACATTGTGAATAATCAGAAACTCGGCGAGCTTGCATTGAAGATTGGATTTGCGCCTTATCTGATTATTAGCCGTCATGTGGAAGAGGTCTGCAATGGTCGCAAGAATCTCCGTCTTCTCGGAAGCATGTTTGAGGCGTGGTTAGGAGCGCTGTATTACACGGAAGGCGGTGGTGGAAAGGGATTTGCTGCCGTGCAGAGTTTTGTGATTTCTGTTATTGAGAAACACATTGATTTCGTGGAACTTATTACGAATAATAGGAATTATAAGGATCAGCTTCTGCGATGGTTCCAGTCAGAGTATCACCAGCCGCCAAAGTATAAGGAGGTGAAGGTAGAAGGACCTCCTCATGATAGGATATTTACGATGGGGGTTCTCGATATTCATGGTACAGTCATTGCAGAGGCTACGGCGCGAAATAAGCCAGAAGCAGAACAGGCAGCAAGTCGTATAGCACTCGAGCGGTTATCGCTGGCAAAATTACCGCCGATAAATTAGGATGTCAGGGAAAGGAAAGGGATTTAAGCTAACGTCAAAACTTGGAAAGGTTGCCTCTTCTGAAGAAAAGAAGGCACTGGGTGTTGAACTTGGAAAGGTGGATGCACAATTGAATATAGAGCCGAGTGCGGTGACGACGGCTGGGAGAGCTGCAGTGGTAGCTGCTTCAGCGGCTATTTCTGCGGCGGGAAAGGCACCTCCTTCAGTTGCTGTTCCGAGAGGTATGTTTGGTGCTCCTCCTGTTAAGGTAAAGGCTGCCGCTGCTGCTGCACCCGCTGCCGTTTCTCCAGGAGAAAAGCCAAAGGCTGCCGCCGTTTCTCCAGGGGAGAAGAAGGCCACTGCACCAGTCGTACAAGCCAAAAAGCCCCCTGCTGCTGCACGTGCTGTAGTCATCCCAGAAGAAAAGATGGAAATCCTTGACGGATACGATGATCCTGCATTAAAGGCGCTAGGAGAAGGTTTTTTACACGATGAGGTACATGACCCCTATACTGAGAAGCCTGATTCCTATGTTCCTGACAATCGCAGAGGGTTTTCAGGCTTTATTAAGGTATCCTACGATGCATTCAAGTTGAAACCTCTTGGAAAAGAAGATCCTGTTGCGCCTGGAGACAACTATCCTTACCAGAAGTTTATCCGCGACTACATGCGTAATGACAGCCCCTATCGCGGAGTTCTTGTATATCACGGTCTAGGATCAGGAAAGACCTGTACTGCGATTGCTGCATCCGAGGCCCTTTTTTCAACATCCAGGAAAAAGATCATTGTCATGACGCCTGCATCCCTGAGAAAGAACTTCTTAAAGGAAGTTAGTTTCTGCGGTTTTCGCCATTTCCGCCTGAAGAACTTCTGGCATTCCCTAGAAAAAACAAATCCTACCCACAGACTTTTCGCGATGCAGATTCTCGGTCTAACGGAAAATTATCTCCGCACAGCCAAGAAAATCTGGGTTCCAGATTTCCGCCAAGGAGGCGACCTGGAAGGGACAGCATATGAACGGCTCTCCGCGGAAGATCAGACAGAAATCCGCAAGCAGATCCTTTCCCAAGTTATCTACAATAAGGATACGAATCCTTCAGGACGTATCCATTTTATCAATTACAACGGTGTAACTACTGACGATTTGAAGGATTTCGGTTGTGTAAATTCTGCAGTGTTCGACGATGCGGTTGTCGTCGTGGATGAGATCCACAATTTAGTTCGTCTAATGCACGGAAAACTGCGGAAGCACATTCTCAGAGCGGAAAAGGAAGCCGATCAAGAAAAGCAGATCTATGAGCCGATTGAAATAGGGAAGTGGAAGCCGACTCTTTGCAATAGCGGAAATAACTATATGCGCGGATATATGTTATATCGTCTTTTCCTGGGAATGCAGCGTACGAAAATCATCGGTCTATCAGGAACACCTCTCATCAACTTTCCAGAGGAGATTGGAATTCTGGCGAATATTCTCCATGGATACATACCTTCAATTACATTTACGTTCGAGCAGTCAGACGCCGCTTCCAAAAAGAAGATCGAAGAGGTTTGCAAAAACAATCTATATGTTGATTATTATACAGTAACACTGAATTTAAGTAAATCAGGTTCTGGGAATGTTGCACTGGTCACATTACTTCCTCTTGGAGTACGGAAGATTTCCGAAGGAAGCGTGAATGCGGTCGAGCGGATACCTCTGGGGGAGCCTATTCCTACGTATGAGGAATGTGCGCAGCTTCTAAAGAATGAATTCATGGGCGTTGGTCTCAAGATTAGAGGCGATGCGACCATGAAGGCTTATTGTCTCCTGCCTGAGACAGAAGATGAATTCAGGGAGAAGTTCTTGAAAAACGAAGGAACGGAACTGGACAATACCCTCGTTCTCGGAAAACGCCTTACGGGGCTCGTGTCATATTACAAAGGAAGCCGCCAGGATCTAATGCCAAAGGTGATAAAGGATGTAATTGTATATGTGCCCTTTTCAGATTATTCGCGTATTGAATATACAAAGGTAAGGAAGTCTGAAATTACGAAAGAGAAGAAGGCGAAGAAACAGGATGTTGGAATAGGGAATATCTGGGACGATGCACAATCGGGTAATACGGTTTCATCGGAGACGTATAAGATGGGAAGTCGTCAAGGGTGCAACTTTTCATTTCCGCAGGGCGTAAATCGCCCGAAGCCGGCCACGAGGAAGGAAGAAAAGGAGGAGGTAGGAAAGGTTGATCTTGTATCTGAAATGGCGCCTGAAGCGGTTGCTGAGGAAAAAGTATTTTTGTTTCCTGAGGTTGAAGGTGAAGAGGAGGAGGCGGTTGTTGAGGAAGAGGAGGAGGAACAGGCGGGTGGTGGTGATTCAGATAATGAGGCGGATGCACAAGCAGCGGATGCCCCTGCTGCACAAGCAGCGGATGCCCCTGTTGCACAAGCAGCGGATGCCCCTGCTGCACAAGCAGAAGAAGCCCCTATTGTTGTAGAAGAGGCAGCACCAGAACCAGTAAAGAAGGTGAAAAAGACAAAAACTCTCAAGGAACTCATGGAAGAAAAGAAGAAGCGCAATGCAGAGGCTGCAGCAGCAAAGGCGCGTGGTCCTTCAGATTGTACAACATCAAGATTAAAGGATGAGACATATGAGCAGGCGATTGTTCGCGCGAATGAGTGTCTAAGAACTCTTCCTGGCAATTCTCTGATCTTGACGGATGCAGAGGAGTCACTGAAAAAATACAGTACAAAGTATGCTGCGATGTTGGAGAATATTAATGAGGCACCTGGAAGCAGTTTAGTCTATAGTCAGTTCCTCGGTATGGAAGGCATTGGTATTTTTCGCATTGTCATGGAAAAGAACGGATATGCACCGATTGAGATTCTGAATGGAACGACATTCACGAAGGCAACACTCGACTCTTTGAATCTTGGGCCGGCAGGACAGAAACGTTTCATGACCTTTTCAGGAAAAGAGACTCCTGAAATCCGCCGCATGTACTTAGATATCTTCAACGGAAACTTCAATGAACTTCCTCCTGTTCTAAAGAAGGTCTTCATAGATAACAAATATACAAATAACCACAAAGGAGAAATTGCGCGTGTCTTCTGTATTACGAGCGCGGGTGCAGAGGGTCTTTCATTGAAGAATGTACGCGCGGTTCATATTATGGAGCCTTATTGGAACGATGTTCGTCTTCGCCAGGTGAAGGGGCGCGCGATTCGTATTGGGTCACACTTGGAGCTTCCTCTTGCAGAGAGAAATGTAAGTATTTACACGTATATGAGTACATTTGGAACTGAGTCACAAGTTGCAAGAGCAGGTATCAAGAATATTGATCAGGGTATCCGCGAAAATGATAAGATGCCGATTGCTGATTACAAGGAGTTTATTGAACTGATGATACGGGAAAAGAAGTTAGATGAAGGAACTGCAATACCCCCAGTCGCCTCCTATATCTTTACGAGTGACGAGCGCCTGTTTTTCATCAGCGAAAAGAAGAAGAAGATTATTACGGAGTTGGAGACATTAATGAAGAAACACGCGATTGATTGTGAATTGAACCAGGCGGAAAATAAGGAAGTGGGATGTGTGACATATGACCTGAAAGGAAAGGTGGGTGATTTCCTGTATCACCCTGACTATTTAATTGATATTACGGAAACCTCGAGCAGGTATGCTATGCCTGCTGTTGCTGCTGCTGCGCCTGTAAAAGTGGCAACACCTGCTGCCGCTGCGCCTGTAAAAGTGGCAACACCTGCTGCCGCTGCACCTGTCCTTGCGCAGGCTGCACCTGTAGCAAAGCTTCCTACACCTGCTTTACCTGCAGCACCTGCCCTTGTGCAGGCTGCGCAAGAAGAAGCTGCACCTGACCTTCTAAGTGAAGAGGCCCCTGTATAAAACATCCTATATAAAAACATATATCGAAAAGAATCTAGATGTCAGAAGAAACCCTAGAAACAGATTTCAAAAAACTAGAAAAAGCGAGGAAAGAACTTGAAGAAAAGAAAAAAGCCTATAAAACGGCAATTGACCTTCTACACCAAATGCGACTGAATATCCAGATTAAAGAAAAGACAGTTAAACTCCTTGAACAAAACTATTTAGAATCCGCGGTAGAAATAATCGAAAAAGAACTTTCACTTAAATAAGATGGAAGGGAATCTTCTTTTTTATACATCTTTTGTATTTTTTATAAATGTCTATATAGCATTTATAAAAAACTACATTGCATATGCACTCCTTTTCTTCATTCTAGGAGTTACATCTCTTCTTGTACATTATCCGACTGATAATGAAAGTATAAAAAGAATAGATAAGTTCTTTGCATATTTTCTTGTTTTATATGGTGCATATATACTTTCTACAAAAATATATGATCTGGATACTCTTTCACTTTCTTTCATAGTATCCACTTTTCTATGTGTTGTCTATTTATATTTATATGGATATTATACAAAACAATATTCACATGATCCTATAAAAGAAAGATCTCATATATTCCATGGGATTGTTCATGTTATTTCTGCAATAGGGCATGGGGGGATTATATTATTTTAGGTATAACGTTGGTACTTAAATTTAAAATATACATATAAAAATAATTATTGATATAACTTTAAACCCACCGTAAAATTTGAAGAATGAATCGGCTATTACCACAACTCCAAAACAAATGTTCCTATATCTTGCTACATCTGCCTTCTACAGGCTTCTGTATATCGTAAAACTCGGTATGACAGAAGACCTTTATGGGCGTAGAAGCACATATCAGACAAGTTGTCCCCCAGGTCTAACGCCTCATTCTCATGATATTGAATATGATGCGGTATGGGAAACGGATGCACTGACAAGAGATGATTTATTTCATTATGAAGATATTCTTCATAATCAATTTGTTAAATGGCGTATGATGCGTAGCATTCCAGGTGATTCTGAGTGGTTTGATTTTAAGGGCCATTCGCCATTGGAGATTATTAGAGAGTTTATGAAGACAATGCATTGGGTAAAGCGTGAAGTTCCTCTTTCTGAAATCGTTCCCATGAAGCGCCTTTCACGCCAGTTGCGTAAGCAACACGCTAAAAATACAAACTTTCTTCGCAGTCCTACGAAGCGTAATGAGGTTCTAAATCAGATTCAAGAGCCAGTTATTAAGGGTATTCAACAATTCATTCTAAATGTCTTATTGTTTGCTGGATTCATTATTGCCCCTTGTGGATCTGGAAAGACACTAATGACTTGTAAGGGAATCAAGGGGCTAAAAAAGGTCATTATCTGCTGTCCTTCCAATCAGATTCAGGGTCAATGGGCTTCTACACTTATTACTGAGGGCATATTTACAAAGAAGCAGATTCTTATTATGGGTTCTTCTAACAATGGAACTACAAACCAAGATACTATTCAGAAATTTATGCAACAGGATACATATTGTGTAATCACTACCTATATGTCATCCAATCTACTTGTTGATATTCTTATGAATGATACTCAGATTCTTGTCCTTGATGAGGCTCATCATTTGGGTGGTATTGTAGGGACGGAGGATGAGGGTGAAGGTAAGACGCGTAGACTAATGATGAAGGCAACTGAACTACAAGTAAAGAGACTTTCTCTTACATTTACCCCGCGCATTGTGCGAAATGATGAGAATCTTGATATGAAATATGCTTCAATGGACGACACAAATATCTTTGGCTCACAAATCGCAGAACTGAAAATTAGAGACCTTATTCGTAAGGGTGTACTTCCTGATTATTGCCTATGGTCTCTTCGTGATTCTTCAAAGAAGGGGGCAGGCATTATTGGTAAGGCTGATTGCATCCTTGAGTCTTGGGAGGCAACACAAATGGTTCGTGGTGTAGAAGAGTATATTATTCACCATCTTATCATATTCGCTTCAACAAACGATGAGGCAAAGCAACTTGAGACTTACTTCGCAAATAAGACAAAGGATACTCTTGTTCTCTGTGTAAAAGGTGGTGATAAGTTGGAGGACCCTATTTGTAGATTTTCTGAGGCAAAACGAGCAATCATTGTGAATTGTAAAGTTCTTGGTGAAGGTGTGGATATTCCTGTTGCAAATGCTGTAGCAGTCACTTACCCAAAACATTCAAGGGGAGAAATCACGCAGATGCTATTACGGGCAGGTCGTTGGTATGATAGTAAGTCTGTCTTTCATATCCTTCTCCCTATCCTTGATGTCGATGATATGACAGGGTTTGAGGATGTTCTTACTGCCCTTGCTTCTTGCGATGACCAGTTACGCGATGAGGTGATTCTTCGTGCAATAAAGCCAATAAACTCTGAAGAGAAACCTCAAACTCCTGGAGATGCTGGTTCTGTGGCAGAATGTATTATGATTGATGATTACGATGGCTCTAATATTGAAGATATAAGAAAATGCTTTGTCAATATCAGAAAGAATCTATTTCCTTCAAGGGAGAGTAAGCGTATTCAGGAACTCTGCATTGATAAGGGAATTGATACAAGTATTGAGTATTCTATGACTCTTTGCACACAGATGCCTGAACTACCTGAGGATCCAAAGCCGAAAAGTTCCACCTGGTATGACTACCTTCATCCTGGGCTTGTAGAACGAATTCAAATTCAAGTATTTGTGAAAGATGTCCTTGAGTATAATAGCCTTCGTGTAGGACATAAATATGATGAGTGGCTTGGAGTTCAGCCTTCTGATATTAGAATCAAACTTCCTTCTGTACAACATATCAATGATGGATACTTTGGCTCAGAGTACACCAACTATAATGGACTTCTTGAGAAGTTTGGTAAGCATGTTTCAGGTATTCGGCGATGAAATCTCCCGATACCCCCATTTCAAAATTTCACTCCTATTTTTTGAAATGGTGTAAAGATAATTTAAAATTATTTACATAGAATATAGAAAATGCCACCCTTCACCTTAAAAATTGGCGCCAGTTTTTTCACCGAAACCAACTCAAAAAGTAGCATAATGGCATCCGTAGAAGCATTCAAATCTGCAGTTGTTCGTATTCGTGATATCTTGCGTGGCCCTGGTGTAGCCATTACAGGAATGGATTCAATGAGGCATATTTGTCTCTATCTTCTCAGTCGCTATATGACTAAGGATAAGGTAAAGTCTCTTGGTGTTCCTGATGAGTTTGCGTGGGAGAATCTTATTGAGACAGCACAAACTAAGAATGGAGGTGTACAGAAGGCTCTTGACTGCTTCTTTCACAAGGAGACGGATTGTCTTGTAAATCACTTTGACCGCCTATTTGGAACTGAAAACTTCTCCTTTGATATCAAGAACCCAGCAAAGCACAAGGAGATGCTTGAGATTCTTGATAAGGTCAACATCGAACAGATTGATTGCCAGATGGATACTCTTGGCTGGGTCTATGAGCAACATCTGAAGACCGGTTCTTCTGCAGCGCGAGACTTGGGACAGTTCTTTACTGACCGCTTTATCTGCGACTATATGGTTGCTCTCTGTAAGCCTGGCTTCAAGAGTAAAGGTGTTCCAGAGTCTGTTTGCGACCCCTCAATGGGAACAGGCGGTTTCCTAACCTCTTATATGAAGTTCTACAAGAAGAATCACGCTAATTCAGTAGATTGGAGCATTCAGAATAAGGAGATTCACGGATGCGACACAGATCCAAAGGTTGCTGGTGTTGCACGCCTAAATCTCTTTATGGAGTCTGGTGGCAATCGTGCTGTCAATCTACGAACTCACGATTCCCTTTATGGTGACCTTACCCAGACCGGCTACGACCTCATTCTTGCGAATATGCCGTTTGGTCTGAAGGGTATCAAACATGCAGAATGCTGTGAGCGTGTTAATAAGTTGAAGATTCGCGGCACGAAGTCTGAGCCTCTCTTTCTTCAACTTATGATGGTCTCACTAAATCGTGGTGGGCGTTGCGCGGTTGTTGTGCCTGATGGTATGCTTGTAAATGGTTCATCTTGCCACGATGAGACACGCAAGTATCTTCTTGACCACTTTGAACTCAAGCGTGTCATCAAGATGAAGGGACAATTCTTTATGAATACTGGCATTCAGCCTTCCATTCTCTTCTTTGAGAATACATGTAAGCCTACTTCTGTTGTAGAGTTCTGGGATGTTATTAAAGGCGCTAATGGTGATATTGAAGAGACGATGGTGCTTTCCGTACCAAGGGCGAAGTTTGATGCATCGTGCTCCTTTGATATGCGTCGCTATCAGGAGGTGAAGGCTGTGGCGAATCCTGCTGGGTTTCCTATGGTGAAGTTGGGGGATATTGCTGAACTCTGTCGCAACAATACTGAAATTGTGGATGATGCGAATGGTATGTATACCAAATACTTTGGTCCTAAGATTGTTGGGAAATGTTCCAATTACCATTTTGATGGCGAATACATCTTAACCCCTGGTCGCCAGAGTATTGGGCTATTGGGTTATGTAAATGGAAAATTTACAACAACCCATACATTTGTAATAAAGGTCAAACCCGAATACAGTTCTAAGTATGTGTATTATTATCTACTTCTTAATGATAAACTATCTGAAAAGAGCAAGGGTATTATCCCATATATTAAGAACGAAGATGTCCTTACTCTTCAAGTTATTGTTCCTCCTCTTGAAACCCAGAAAGAAATCGTCGCAACCCTTGACCGCATCTATGCACCAGGCACGACTGAACTTGCTGAGACCCTCAAACTAACCGATAAGGCGATGGATATTGTTCTGGCGAATCCTGGCGGTGCCTCACTTGAGCCTATAGTGGAGGCACAGCGTCTTATGCGTAAGTCGGCACAGATGGTGGCGGATGTCAAGGCACAGATGGTGGCTGATATTAAGGCACAGATGGTGGCGGTTATGAAGTCTGTGAATATGAGGGGATTTGAGATGAAGAAGTTGGATGAAGTATGTAGATTTGTAGGGGGTAAGGGAAATCAAGACAGGAGTAGTGAATACACAATTCCATATTATGAGTCTAATGGTATATTCGGCTTTGTTAAGGATGCACTTTATACAGGAGAATATATTATTACAGCCAGGTGTATGAGTATTGGTGCAGTCCATTATGTTAATGGAGCGTTTTATCCATCAGATCATACTATCAATATGACATCAATCGATGTAACTAAACTAAATAATAGATTCCTTTACTATTGGTTGTTAATGAATAATGATATTCTCAAGGCGATGTCATCTGGAATCAAGCCAGGTATTCGCAAGTCAGATGTAGTAGAGATTAAGATGCCTATTCCTCCAATTGACTTTCAACTATCTGTATTGAAGCGTATGGATGATTTAGAATCTCAGCATCAGGTTCTTATTACTCTTGGTAAAAAATCAGAGGACAACGCACGTTTCATTCTGGATTCTTACCTAAATACTGCATGATATGATTATCTATAAAGATGGCTTCTCAGTATGACAATAACAAAACAGAAATCGTTAGAAATATTACAGCCCAAAAGGCAATTTACAAGTATCGTATTTTTATGTACTCTCTCAATAAAGATATTAGACAGCAGTGCTTTAGAATAACAAAAGACTTCCTTGATAATGAATATCATAATAACTCAAGTATTACAGCGACTGAAAGGGAGCGACTTTTGAATCTTGGAAATCATTAGCAGTGGGCTATGTTTGAGAATGAATCTACAAACTGGTGGTCTGCATTATCATTTAATCACTCAAAAAGTCTATCACTTATGACAGTTATTCATATGTGGATTGATGACATAAATACGTTTGACTCAGAAGTATTTGAGACATCTACAGATGGTCTTCGTTAATCCAAATAAACTAAAAAACAAGAAGTAGGTTATAAGTGCCGGTTTGAAATTACAACAACTCTAAGACCAATCAATTACAATATACTCTTGACTTGTCTTCCTATAAGATGGATGAAAAGCAAATTGCATAACTTTTTCATCCATCTTTGAAATATCATATAATTTTCCATCTTGACCTTGAATAAGAGTGGAATATTCTACAGAACAATCTGGAAATAGAGTTCGAAGGCCATGCAGAATATCTTCCATATTTTCTCTATGGAACTCAGGTGTAGAATTTGATACAGGTAAAGAAGGAAGCTTATAATAGTAAGAAGTTTCTATAGATGTCTTTGCTATGTGTATTATAGCACTATATACTTGAGATATACAGGTGTTTACTTTTTGAATACGCATTTCTTCATCTCTCTTATTCTTTAAATTACGCAAGGTATCACGTGTAACTGGTACTTGATCCATTATTGTTTAATTTAATTACAAGTAGAAAAAGTATTCAAATTTTTGCTACTAGTAGGAATAATATCTACCATAATTAGAATGCCCCTTACAGCCAATGATCTTGAAAAAATAAATCGTGCGCGAACAACATTTGCATATTATATAAAAAATAATAAAGATTTAACAAATGGATCTACAATTAGAAGACCTGAATTATCAGGAAGCGATCTAATAATTAAAAATATGGGCGCTGTATTTACAACATCTGCAGAACAGCAAGATCAACTTGCAGATCCTCCCCTTATTTTAGAGGTTGTAAGTGGAAATAGTTCGGCATCAGGAAGTACAACTGGATTTGCGCAGATAGATTTTACTGGAATATATGATGCGGGCTATGGTTCTCCTCTAGTGCCCATTGCTGGAATATTAGATGATGCATTTATACCGATACCAATGGGTGGTATGGAATTTAATTTTTTTGGAACTAATTACAGCAATTCTATATCATGGAATTCAAATAATGCACTGGTATTTGGAACCACTTTTAGTCCTAATTTGGTAAGTATATCAGCAACAACGGGTCGATCTATATTAATTGGCAATTATGACAGATTATGCGCTGCTATATATTATTCAAATACTATAACTACAGGGTATTCAATTACGACACTTATTATACTATTTTGTGATTATTTTACTGATCCTGGTGGTATCCCCACTTATAAATATCAATTACGATTAATTAAAGAAAATATAGGCGACAAGCGCCAATTTGTAGAAGTATCTGTTATCACGAGTCCGCCGAGCCCTGGATATTCATCTGCAGAGATAAGTTATCCTACTGGAACAGATGGTAATGGGGATCCAGTTGATTCAAGTGGGTATGTAATTGACCAGACGAAGAATTCACCCTACAATATTACAAATGGAACAGCATTCATAAATCCATGCGGAACAACCTTTTCAACGACAAGTCCATCAGCTGGGACGTCATTTGTGTTTTCGAGTGATTCAACTGGATCAGTATGGTCATTTAGTAATAATTCCCGTGTCAATCTCTAACGTTAGAAGTTATTACATATTCGGCGAATAGACTCCCTGTGAGAAAATAGCGGCCGAGATGGCACCTGTGATTAAAATGGTAAAGATCCAAGAAACAAAAATCTTACCCATAATCTTCCAATTTAAATCCTTGAGATTTTTATCGCACAGACTGATTCCTACTACCGCACCTGTAATACACTGCGTAGAAGAGATCGGCAGACCATATTTAGATGCAAAGGAAACGACAAGCGCCGTTGCAAGTTCCGCCGAAAATCCGCGTGACGGTGAGATATAAGTAATCTTCTTTCCAAGAACTTCCATAATTTTAACTCCGTATGTGGAAAGACCAACTACAATTCCCACACCGCCTAGAGCAAGAATCCAAGGAGGAACTTCAATCTTGGAGGCTACTGCGTCATTTTGATAGATATGCCAAATTGCTGCGAGAGGACCAACTGCATTGCTCACATCATTTGCTCCATGTGCAAAAGACGTGCAGATTGAAGTAAAAATCTGTAGATATGTAAATGAATATTCAATACGCGGATCATAGAGTTCATCCTTGTGGCCCGTTGTAACTAGAGCACCTGATAGATCCGTAACTGTCGCACCAGACAGATCGGTTGTAATGATTACACCTGAAGTATCCGTTGCCTTAACTTCACCGAGCGACTTATCCTCAATTGCCAGTACAGTTGAACTATACGTATCGATCTTCTTTTGCAACAAAGGAATGAATCCGAGAGAAAGAAGAGATGCACCTGACGCAATGCATACAGATACCCAAGATGTGGTTCCCAAATCCCATGTGATTCTTGACCCAGCACCCTTTGACAAGATAAAGAGAAACTCAATAAAAAAGGTGAAGAACACAACGATAGGTAAGGAATAGATTGACCGCTGAACGGCATTTTGCGACTTGATGATAGTGTAGCGAACAGTCGAATAGATGGCTGCTGAAATCGCCGCGCAGATCAGCGGCGATGAGACCCACGAGATGACGATCGGTACAAATCCTGCAACATACGGAAAATCAGGAATCGACTTGATCCACACAACACCATCAGCGCCCTTATAGACAAGAGAAAACCCCATAATGCCGCCTACAATACTGTGTGTAGTCGAGACAGGGAGTCCAAGATAGGTTGCAGTGTAGAGCCATGTGCTTGATCCAGCAAGTGCGCATAACATTCCGTACATAAGTACGTAGGGTTGTGACTTGAAATAGGTCACATTTGAAATACTTCCTGCAAGCGTATTCGTAACAGGGCTTCCTAAGACCATAGCCCCCGTAAATTCGAAAATAGATGCCAAAATAATTATTTGGAAAACAGATAACACCTTTGAACCATACGTTGTTCCAAAGGAGTTAGCTAAATCGTTGCTTCCAATACCACACGCGTCGATGAATGAGTTTAGTGCACCCGCAACAAGAATCCAGGTGTACATTGTTCTACTTTAATAAAGAGGTTAATGTTTAGACGATAACTCTTTCACAGCTTCCTCTAGAACCTTTTTATCCTTTTCAGCTTGTGCCCACTTACCGTACTCATATTGAATCGTCTCTGTATCCTTGTTAGAGGGGCGATTAGGATAGAATAGTGTGATGCGCGACCTACATAAATGGTCGGCTCCCAGCCAAATACTACGTAACCCTGAAAGTTCAACCATTTTTTCCCCAATACGAACCAGACGTGACATCTTACTCTATAATGATATATCTTTCAAATTATTTAAGCAGGCAATGACGACACCATGCGCCCAAAGCATGTCCCTTGTTCTGCAAGCGGCGGATCCGCCCAGTAGGTTTTACCCCTGTGGAGCATATTCTGGTAATTCATTTCCCAGTCGATAATTTCGCGGAAAGGAATATACGTTTGGATAATACTCTTTAGAAAATCAGTTCTAAACATCATAGAATCTGTACAGCGGAACACAAGTTCATGGGGCGGCTTATATGCCTTCGTTTCGCTATAGTAAGAAGACGGCGCACCAGGTGCGCGTGTTCCAATTCCTTCTCCAAGACTTACATAATCCCATTCTTTTTCTTTCAAATCTGCAAGAAGATCGCGCAGTCTCTGTATAAAATCTGCGCGCAGGAAAACATCGGATTCAATTGTAATGACGACTTTCGTATTCTCTTCAATTGCAGCTTTCATTGCATAGTAGAAATTAAAATTCAAAGAGAGTTCGCCGAGGGTCAAATTCGACCCCTTGAATGTCAAGGTAGGAACACCACGCTGCAGAAAAGGATCCCAAATCTTAAAGATAATATCAGATGTGAGATCACTCCCCCAGCATGGAGCAACGATGCGGACCCGATCCGCGGGAATATGGACATCCTGAAGATGTTTCTTAAGACGCTCATAGCGATCTTTTTCATGTTCAGGATGGCAAATAACATAGAGGCGATCTACTTCAGATGGCCACTCCATTCTTCTTCTAGAAGAGGAGTATTAGCTTAAGCACTTTAGAAAGCATTTTTCTTAGAATGCATTATCGGGGCGTAACCGACTGGCAGAGTCCATGTCACGCGTAATAATACGAAGAACAACTTGTGTCTGGTGGTTCAGATTAATGAGGCGACCTGATGTCGGCGCGGCGGATCCAAGTGCAGAAACAAATGTATTGTGATTACTTTGACTTCCACCGAACCAGTTCAGTGTAATTGCGCCTGTTGTTGGATCTACAAAGGAGGATCGTATAACAATAGCATTACAATATCCCTGTATATTTGGACCTGTCACATAGGAAGATCCAACTAAACGACCTGTCTCCACGATCAGATGTCCTTGCGGGCGCGTAATGAACTGCGTGAAATCAGATGCAGCAGCTGTTGTCTGTTGCAGGACGACATTCTTGAGTTGAATACGATCACTCTGGCTCATGGAGAACTGGTTGAACCACGTGTTCGTGGCTACCCAGATATGGTAACCAGAAAGATCCGAATAATACGTTCCACTTACACTCGAATTATTTGAAAAGATGTATGTATTTACATCAAGAGTATCGAGAGAATCGCTAACAACAAGCCCATTCGGCCGATTGAGCTGGATGCTGAGTTTCTGGAGCGTGGCGAGAGGTGTAGGATAATAGACCTTCTGGCACTTCATGAACTTCGGGATCATGGCGAGATATCCGCGGTTGTTTGCAGTGTTATCTGAGATCCAGTTGGCGTCATACTGGACAACACCGAAGGAATTGTCGAGATTGTTATTCGTGCCAAAGTTGTTCGTGTCGAGCTCAGGGATCCGCAACATGAGATACGGGAAAGACAGCGCATTGATATTGATACTTGTATCATATGCAGTCGCGCTCGTCTTCTTTACAAGAGTATCGACACCCTCCGTGGGAACAATAACCTTTACAAGTTCAATGCGGACGATATTCTTGAATTTGATATTGGCGGCAGTGGAATAGCCGAATCCAGAGCGATTATTTGCAGGATCGAAATTCACGCTAAAGTTGTAGCGGTTCTCGCTAGAATTGGAGACCCAATCACGATCCGCGCTGTAGATAAATAAGTTATATTCATTTTCACGATAGCTGACGATATCGTCCTGCTTCTTAATGGTGTCCTGGGGGAGAGAAGGGCGCTGGCGGATTGTATCAGGGAGCGCAAGAGTAGGATTCGACTGCGCATAGCCTCCACTCGTCGTGAGGAGCCCTGATCCGGAAGGCACAAGTTGCTGTTGGGGAGCAAATGTCACACGGTTATCAGGGGGCATCGACATCATGACATTGCGATCTTTTTGTCTAGTAAGTGTCCTCTGCACCATCGCGGTTTCATCACGCTTCTTTGCCTCTTCAGCTTCCAGGCGATACCGGTCAGAGGACTCAACGTACGGATTTGCAGTACCTGAGGCAGCGGCCATTGCAGAGGCAGCGAGCTGTGCATCGCGGAGAGCCTCGGCTTCTCTCATCTTTTTCGTATTCTCATAAACGGTGAGTGCAGACTCAGAGTTTTCGTCGAGCGGGATACGGAAGTCAGGGGCAGCAGGAGGTGGCGGCCGAGAATCCTGGCGCTCATTCTGGAGTTCTCCAAAGCGGGTGCTTACGTCAGCGATTGTGGGCGGGGCGCCTGTTACCGATGAGCGGCGGATATAGGATAGAAAATCAGGAACAACTGCACCGAGAACTTCCTTATTGAGGGACGCTACAGGCCTCTCCCCGAGATTCTCATAGACTTCAGTCATATAGTGGCGGACAGTTTTAACAAGACGATCCTTCTGCTTCTCATTTAGTTCTCCAACACGGCGCTGGAAGTCACTGTAGAGGAGCCGATCAAGCATGGCCTCATTTTGGGAAGAAAAGAAAGAACTTTTCTGCTGTAAAAGATCTGTCATTTGAATCTACTCTACCGGTGGTACTTAAAATTAAGAAACTCAACGAGTTTCCTAATTTTAAGTTTCCCACCTTATTAGTCGTTTGACATTAATTTTAAAAGAAGCAGTTGCTTCTTTTAAAATTAAGTCACGACGTTAATCTCATGTATAGTCTTTTTATGTAGAGAAAATCCAATGCCGTAGTTTAATCATTTCCTTATCAGGGGGTGCTTGGCGCGTAAAGGAGCGAAACCCGTCGCCCGCGATCATCCGAATAATAAAGTACAGCGAATACATCCCACACTCGGTGTCGTGGTGCTGGAATTTGCGCCCATTATACTGGAGTTTCATGGAAGGATCTTGCCCTTTCACCCATCGCATGAAGGCTGCAATTTGCTTAGGAGGGAAGAGGCCATAGGAGTCAAAATAGTATGTTTTATGATTTTCAATATCAATAAATACGGCAACCCAGTGTGATCCGCTTTTGTTGTGCGGGTCCAAGTTGTAGATTAGTCCAATGTGGTGTGTTCCATTCTTGAATGCCTCTTTAACACGGAGCTCACAGACCTCATTGATCAGACACTTCTTCTTTGCACCACCATCGAATTTTGCATACGGATCAGGTGCGGCAAAGTCGATTGGATACGGCCCCATGAACTCAAAATCCGGGTATGCATCTTCATACTGTTTCATGACAGCTTCGATGTTAGTTGAATCGAGCCACTTATCGGGATCCTCTTTCCAAGAGTCTGGTATCCGAGGACGCAGATATTTGGCAGCAAGTACATCCTTATTTTGTACAGGAAGTGCATTAAGAAACGTCCATTCTTGTTTGGGAGGAACTCCAAGAGCCTCTTCAAGAGCAGCGCGACGTGGCTCTACACGGAGTTTAGCAGCAGCTTCTTCTAAGACTTCAGCAGGAAGACATCCTTCTGGAGTACGTTCTATGCTGGGATGGCACTGATAGGGACCAGGTGCAAGAGCAGCATACTTTACCTTTACTTTCCTTTTCCTTGTAATCCTCACCATCTATTAGAATGGTGAGTTTTCTCGATGCAGTTAGAGAAAATATTATACTTACAGTTTTATTAATTGCAGCCCTTTTTAGTCTAGGATTTGTTACAGGTACGCGTACGGTTACATCCATTACGCCTTGCCCAGAAACCTCGTGCGATACAGATCAGGGCGTTGGTGGCGGTGGAGGCGTAAAAGAGGCTGATGTCTATGCATGGCTAAAACCAACAGGCTTGTACTGGACACGTGTATTTATTCCTCTATTACTGATTGTTGTAGGAATAGCATTCTATGTACTCTTTACACTTCCTGAGTCATTCCTGATTTCAAGAGCAAGTGTGCAGAAAGCCCTTAAAACAATAAATTCAACAAGTAGATAAAGATGGCGTGGTATGAATATCTCTTCCTGCTCATTGTATTAGGCTGTGTTATTACAACACTCGTCTATATGGGCTATGTCGCCGCCAATAATGATAAAAAGACGGAGATCTTCTCCCATATTGCAACACTAGGGCTTGTGAATCTACTTCTCGTTGTTGCGCTGGGTTCGATGATGACCTATTATCTTGAGGCCTATCCGCAGGCGTTTCAATCCTATACGGTTTTCATGATTCACTTATCTCTCTTCATATCTGTTCTTGCAGTGACGATCACAACGATTCATTGATGTAGATTGAAATAATGCGGTGTTGCAGACGAAATTTACCAGTCCATTGTCCATAGGCAGGATGACTGTGAAATGAAATCCCCTGGATACGAACAGCAACTCGGATAGAGTCTCCCGGTTTTATGTGATTCTCGCGGACACCTGTTGTATGGCGTACTGTTCCTCCTTCTGTAGAAAAAACACTAATTGTTTCTGAAAATCCTCTCTTATCATTTGAAATTGGACAATAGAGATGGAGAATATCATTTTCAATCATGGGTTGGAACAACTTGTGGAGTTCATCATATTGGACCCGAAACCATGTTTCCTGCTTTGCAGCCACTGCTGCTAGAATTGAGTTTTGTAGAGCCTGGATTTTCAGCGCAGCCTGCGCGGTGTCGCGGAGAGAAATATCGAGGCGTCCAGTCTTCGGATCAAACACCTTTACAGTTGCATGTGGAAGAAGAATAGATAAAGTGGGAAATTGTACTTGTCCATCAAGATATGAAAGAGGAACAAGTGGCTTCGGTCCTTCGAGGAGAGATCCAATATGAACCTTAGCAGTTTCGAATTTTTGCAGAGGAACACACCACTCCATTATATTTGCAGTGTGATAGGGTTTTAGGAGGCTTATAGAGATTCTACAAAAACTTCTAAGATGGACAGTCTATGTCTCTGTTGGAGAGGAAATCCTGGTGTAGGAAAACGGACAAAACTTCTTGAACACCTGCGACTTATCGCGTCGGCGCGTGGCCTCCCTTTCTCCCTTCATACGAAATATCTGCAAATCGGATCGGCGGCGGCAGGAACAGGAGAAGTCGATGAGCACGACGATACAACAGGTGAGCGGACAACAGAACAGGGACAGGTTGCCTATGAGAGTTCCGTTGTTCATGTTGGATTTGATGTGAGTCGTATGTCGATGCAGGATAAGAATATTCTACGTCCTGTTTTTCTTCGCCTTGGACAAGGGTCACAAGTTCTATCAGGATCACAGGGTCGCGGATCAAGAATTCTAGTTCTCTACCATGCGCATCTTCTGAGCACAGAAAGTATCCTTTTGCTTCAGGCAGCGCTGGAACAAAACGACGGCGATCTTTCTGTGTGGATGACGAGTGAGATTCCTGTACCCATTCGTGTCCGCGACTGGTTTGTAGAGGTGTCTGCAGGAGGCGCAGATAAGCAGTTTGAGAAATATTCGGTGGCTCTTTCAAGCGAGGAGCGTTTGGCGGATTGGCCTGATGTGTTTATGCGGATTTTCACGAAGTGGATTGCAGAAGGTGAGCCTACCTTGAAGGATGTTCCGAAGATTAAGGTATTTGTGTATGAACTTCTAATGAGAAATCTGCGCTGGACAGAATGTGTTCATTTTGTACTGGATGCAATTCTACTTTTGCCGAATCTTTCAAATGCAAAGAGACAGAAGGCTTTACAGGTCATTGCTGCATGTGAAGGAACAGGTGGAGGACAGACACTCCCGAGTTATCGGATTCCAGTCTTATGGGAGAGTCTTTTTCTGCAACTTCGTTCGGCGCTCTCAGTAGATGGAGCTGCCCCTGTTATTAAAACAGTTGGTAAAAAACGTAAAAGTGCAAAAGCCTAAACCTGTTCTATGGATACAGGATGTTCCTTCTGTAAAAGATATCCAAGATATGAAAAAAGAGGCTGCACATGATGTGAAGTTTGATCGGCTAAATATACGGAGTGATTTCTGGAGAGATCTTGAGAAGAGGGAGGCAGAGCTTCTTTGCTATAGTTGTCAGTATGGGAAAGTTGTTATTTTGCAGCGGAAAGAATTTCCTGCGAAGATTCCTTTTGCGTTGTGGGGGGAGATTCTTCGCCAGTTTAATATTCCTTTTGTGCGGATTTTCTTTTTTGTGAGTGAAAAGAAACGTCATCTTCCTGCGGTAGGAGAGGAGGTTGGTCCTGAGTGTGTAAATGGGGGCTATACCTTTCCTTGTAGTTTAGATGGAATTGTAATCTATCGTGCAGAAGAGGCGACGCGTGTATTGATTCATGAGCTTCTTCATGCGTCTTGTACAGATAATGCGGAGGACTCAGAAGAGATGCGTGAGGCGCGCACGGAGACGTTTGCTGAGTTGTTCTTGGTTTCTTTTTTATCACGTGGGAGTGTGAGAGCTGCAAAGAAACTCTGGGGGATCCAGGCGCAGTGGATCCGCGATCAGAATTATGTCCTTGCAAAGAAGTATGGTGTTACCAATTGGAAAAAATATTGTTTCCGCTATACGCTGGCGAGGGAGATTGTCTTGTTAGAACATGGAATTGAGCTTCCTGAGGTACCTCTTACAGAGCCTACCTCCTGCCGTTTTACGAGCGAAGAGCTCGACGCCATGACTTATTAATGTCAAATGGCTAACTCGACGCCATGACTTATTAATGTCAAATGGCTAACTTGACGCCATGACTTATTAATGTCAAATGGCTAACTTGACGCCATGACTTATTAATCTACTTTTTTAATGCAGTTTTTTCTTAGTATTGTAAGAAAAAACTGCGGTCCATGTGAGCGTCGATCTCACCACCTTGCGGTTAACAGCCGCACGCTCTACCGAATGAGCTAATAGACCCACGATAGTGTATCACACTAACATGGGTCTATCATCTATCATCTCCCAAACCGCTTTCTGAGGAGGATTATTTTATAGTGTATGTACTACAATCCTCCGCTATTGAGAGAAGGGACTACTCCCCACTTTCCGTAAAGATCTAATTGCGTCTAGTTTTACGCGCCTTCTTGCGCTGCACCTTGCGTGTGCTCTTGCGTTTTCTGTTGCCACCTCTTTTAAAACTAAATAGCGGATTAGTTTTGGAAGGAGCGGCAGAAGCAGCGGCAGAAGCAGCGGCAGAAGCAGCAGCGGCAGCGACAGCAGCTTTGGCATCAGGAATTGATTCATTTTGTATTTGAATATCCGCCCTACAATAACTAACTACTCGTGGCTGCATATCCTCAATGCATTTATTTATTCTATCTTCGTATGTTTTTCCCTCGATACTTGTAAGCCAAGAAATATAAAAATCCGCCTGCCCCATATTCGAACGCGGATTTTTTGCATAATCAATGAGATATTCCTTCATAGAAGGAATTCTTTTATTTTCATCTTTAATTTGTATAGCACAATAAACATTTAGTTGTGGTTGCATTCTCTTAATGCATTCATTTATTCTATCTTCATCTGATTTTCCCTCGATACTTTTAAGCCAAGCAGCTTTTTCTGCCGCGTCTATTTCTGCCGCCCTTCTCTCTTTGTCATTCTTAGCGAGATCTTCTTTCTTCGACCAAAACCAAGACATCTATACTCTAGCGTTAGTACTTAAATTTAAGGAAAACTCAAAGAGTTTTCCTTAAATTTATTGTACCAACAAATTAGTCGTAGGACATTAATTTTAAGGAAGTAGTGACTTCCTTAAAATTAAGTCACGACGTTAGCCATAGATTTTTTTGCAGTTGTCATATTTAAAATTAATGTCGTGATGTTACAGATCTAATTGCGTCTAGTTTTACGCACCCGCTTGTTCTGCGCCTTGCGTGTAGCCTTGCGCTGCACCTTGCGTGTGCTCTTGCGCTTTCTGTTGCCGCCTGAAGGAGGTAAGGGGCCTTCAGCTCCTACTACCGGATTAGAAGCAGCGGCAGCGGCGGCAATTTCTGCTTCTTCTTCTTCAATTTGCTGCTCACAAAGATATTTTATTTGAGACTTATTCATTCCACTTCTCCCCTTCATTTCATGGCACATTCCATATCTGTCTCCTTTTGGCCAAGCCAGATAAGCAGCGCGGCGCGCAGCAGCGGCCTCGCGTGCAGCGGCCTCGCGTGCCGCCTGCTGTGCCTTTACAGCAGCATTACGCTGTGCCTTTGCAGCATTAGCATTACGCTGTGCAGCGGCAGCAGCATTAGCATTACGCTGTGCAGCGGCAGCATTAACAGGCATAGGTGCAACAGAAGCAGCAGAACGACTAAACGGATTAAATTTACCAAAAAAAGACATTTATACTCTAAGCATAGATTTTTTGCAGCTGTTAAGAACAACAATAAAAAATCGCATTGAGACTATTATTTAATTTTTAAATTTGTGTAGTTCGCTGTTATTAAAAACAGCGCTACTTGTTTAAGGGGAGAAGCGGGAGAAGCGGGAGAATCTTTTATTTTCTTTTTTCTTTTAGAGCAAATCTTTTCTTTTCTTTTTATGTTTCACTAATGAACTGCATCTTTACGCAGCTACAGTCGGGGGCGTGGCCTTGATGTAGTGCTTGTTGAGGTAGCGCTGGAGGTTGAAGTACGTCAGCTGCTCGCCCTCGGGGACGCCCAGAAGCTTCTTGAGCGAGGCATCAGGCTTGATGTCGTGCTTGTTCTTCAGGCCCTTCTCCTTGACGTAGTTATTGACGGCCTTGGTGACCTCAGAGCGGCTCATCAGGAAGCCCTTGGACTTGCCAAGGAAAGAGCACAGCTCCTCAGAGATCTGCGTGGGGCGCTCGAAGATGGACGGGGCACGCTTGACCTCAACGCCGTTCTCGTCAGTCTTGACACGGCGCTTGCGCTTGCGAGCATCCTTGATCTCGCGATGCACGCGCTTCTCGAGCTTCTTGACCTGCGCCATAAGAGCAGCCGCCGTCTCGCGGAGCGTGCTGAGGTTAGACGTAACCGCCTTGAGGTCCTCATCGAGCGTAGTGGTGGGGCCAGCGGCAACGGCCGCCGCGGCCTCCGCAACCGGCGCGCTGACCGGTGCAACTACCTGGGGTACCGACGCTACCGCGACGACAGCCTCGGCCTTCGTGGCCTTCTTGGCCGCGACCGCCTTGACAGGCGCAACCGGCGCGGCGGCGGCCACAGGGACCGGAACCTCCGCAACAACCTCCTTCTTCGCAACCGTCTTCTTCGCGACCTTAGCACCAACAGAAGCGTTCATCATACTGGTACTCGGGGTATTCTGACTGGACATTTTACGCACTACCTGCAATAGGGGCCGGTAAGTGCGTCAATTTTTGGAAAAAACCGTTGATTTTGTGTTCAAATTTTTTATTCTTACAGCAACAATTTGCGAAAAAACACATTCATGATATAATTAAATGATAATTATGTAAAAATCATAGATTTTATCTAAAAGGCGGCTAGCCTATCCATTTCCGGTTACCTAGAGTAAAAGATGAAGTCTGCTGCCTCGCATGCTTCTTCGTTTAGGAAGTGTGCGAATATCAAGTCTAAACGTCATCCTGATGTGCCCTGTACTGCAACTGCCATTAACGGAGAATTCTGCGCCAGACATTACAAACGGCCACATCGGTATGTATCGTTAGCAATGTCAGGAAATCTCATTACTACTAGAAGGTATATTAATGCAATTGAAAAGATACAAAAATGGTGGCACTTCTTTCAACCTTTTCTCGCTTTTAGAAAGCGTGGCCCTGCTGCAAATTGCAGATCCTTGGCAAATAACGATTCAGAAGTCTATAGTTTAGAACCGATTTGTGATATACCTTATGTATTCTTTTTCAGTTATGCGGATCTACAGAAGAGAATCTGGGCATTTGATATCCGTTCTTTATCGGCACTTCTTGGCCAGGGACAACAGCCAACAAATCCCTATACACGTGAGACAATACCATCTGCATCTTTACAGGCTCTACGTGATCAGATTGGTTTTCTAAGAAAACAGAAGTATCCTCTTGTCTATGTTCATGGAGATATGACTGAGGAGCAGGAGTGGAATCAGAGAGTTCTTGATGTCTTTATGAAGCTCGAATCTGTTGGATATCTATCTGCATGTTCCTGGTTCCATGAAATGACTGTTGCGGATCACAAAAAATTCTACAGAGCCATTTACCAAATCTGGATGTGGCGCCTAGGTCTCTCGGCGCAGGAAAAGGAAGCGATTGTTCCGCATCACGGAAGAAACACAACGCGTCTTTTCCGTGGCCTCCCTGATAATGTTTGCAATGAACAACATGATACAAAGTGGTGGGAGAAACAGACACTGAACATCATATCTAATTTCATAACACGAAGCACAGATAAGACCAAACAGAGTTTAGGAGCCTTATATGTTCTTATGGCACTTGTACAGGTTTCAGAAGCTGCAGCAGAAGCCTATCCTTGGATTTTAGACTCAGTTTCTTTGTAACTGAAGGTTAAGAAGGAAAAGGATAGAGAATCTGATTTGTCGAGCAGGTGGCCGATAGCTTTCCAGGAAAGAAAACCTGCTTCGGTGGAACGGAACAATTTGTATAAAGGGTGCTCAAGTTCTGCTGAGAATAAGGCGGTGCATTGTGATCTACAACTGTTGAAGGAAGGATAACAAATGCATTGACAGCGGGATCTGTAGGATCTTGGCAGATTGCACAGTGTTGCGCGGCCTGTAGAATTCCAGTATAAGTTCGCTGTGATCCATTTCCTGAAGAACTCTTGTACATAACAGTGGATGTTGCACCATCTGTTGTTTGAACAATTGTAGGAATCTTCTGCGTACTCGCGCGAGCCTGAGCAATAATAACTTGTTCTGACTGGTCGCGAACTTTGTTTCTTGCAATGACAGTAGGCCTTTCACTCAAAAGACGAGAAAGATATTCAGACTGCGGCATTGCTCCTGTGATAGACATTTTCTCTTCTTCTAAGTGTTCCTATGAAAAAATCAACGGCGTCCCAAAAATTGACGACGCATTTTTATGCCAAGTAGTCATAAAACAAAATGTCTAGTGCTATTGTTTCTCCTGCCTCATTTGACGTTACGAAGATCACGCTCAACCCGCCCAAGCTCCTTCCCAGTGGTGCAAAGCAGGCCTATCTGAACTATGATGGCCGTAAGCTTACTATGCAGGTCGGCAGTCTGTCAGTTCCTTATGGCATGAACATGTTCGATAAGGCTGGCCCTGTCAAGTACAGTGTGGATATGTCTCTTCGTGGCTACGAGGGCGAGAATGTAAAGGCCAAGCAGGTCTTTGACTCATTCTCAGCACTCGATGAGTACATGATTGAGCAGGGTGTAAAGAACTCGAAGCTCTGGTTCAAGGCGGATATGAACAAGGAGATCATCAAGGCCTTCTACACGCCGTCTGTTCGTTTCAGCAAGGATGCCGAGGGAAATCCTAAGCCGTATCCGCCGACAATTAAGGTGACTCTAAAGCAGACTGATGGAAAGTTTCAGACTGCAGTCTATGATGACAAGAAGCGTCCGCTAACGGATGTTCCTATGGAGGATATCCTTGTCAAGGGTGCTGCCATCACGACTCTGATTGAATGCACGGGTGTCTGGTTCGCGGGTAGCAAGTATGGTCTCAGCTGGAAGGCTATTCAGATCCGTGTAGATACTCTTCCTGATCAGATCCGTGGCTTTGCTTTCCTCGATGAGGGTGCTTCTGCAGCTGCTCCTGTTGTACATCACAAGGTTGTTGCGCCTGTACAGCAGAAGCCTGCCAATACCTTTCAGGCGCTGGCTGAGGAGGAGGATGCGGTCGATGATGAGGAGGCCTTTTCCGCCCCTGCACCTTCTGGCCGTAGCATGACGGGTGGTGGTGTTTCCCAGCATCAGCAGGTAACGATGGATGATGAGGCGGATGATGTTGCACCTGTTGCACTTCCGAAGAAGGTGATCACTGCCAAGGCGGTCGTCAAGAAGACGGTTGTCAAGAAGTAAAGAATTACAATTCAATGCTTCCTAAATAAAATATAAAAAAATGAGATTACACATATTTTTTACTGTAAAGCCAAAGGCGTTACTGTAAAAATTACATTTTTACTGTACAGGGTTTCCAATCGCGGGGCTATTCAGTCTAACAAACGAATCAACGCACTGGCATCCACCCTGCTGCCTCTCGGTTACGATAGAAAGAACCTGGAACGCATTCTGCTCAGGGCCACGCACATAGTTGCTTACTAGACGCGCAGCAGCGAGATTTGAATTATAAAGGGCCAGCTCACGATTTGCGCGGCGACGAGTGAGTTCTGAAGAATCGTAGTTGGCGGTCGGCATTCTACTCTAATATATACTTTTATACAGGACCACTCGGATTGAATAGGGTATTTGGAAGAGGGCATGCAGTTGATGCTTTGGGCAAGAATGCATTTGTCACCACTGAATCAACAGGCGGGCACTGAATAGGAAAGAACCGATTAAATTCATTCACATATTGCTCATTGTTGATTATATCTTGCATGCGTCTCTGGATGCGCGTACTTTCGGATTCGACTGTTTTATTAATGATGGATGGAATACAAGCAACCTTTGCAAGTAGAAGTTTGCTAGGAAGTTGAGCTTGCGTAGTACGCGTACCAGATCCACAGCCGTAGAATTGCCGTGCCTTTTGGAGTGAAACAGAAGCGTCACATAGACGTTTTTGTTCTACTAATGTATGTATGCGTCCTTGTTCGCTCATCTAACGATGATACTTAAATTTAAGGAAAACTCTTTAAGTTTTCCTTAAATTTAATGTATCATCAAATTAGTCGTAGGACATTAATTTTAAGGAAGTAATGACTTCCTTAAAATAACGTCACGACGTTATAGCTTAATACCTAAATCTTTCAGCGTTAAATTCGACAACTTCTTTCGCGTAGTACCTCTCTTTGCATTATTTTTGCGTGTATTATGAAGAATCTTCTTCAACTTATCAACTGCCTTCGCCTTTGCAACACGTGAGGCCTTTTCACGAAGAAGAGTAGGAAACCCTTTCTGGTATCCGCGACACTTGAGGGGGAAAGGAGAAAACTGCCGTATAGTCTTCGTGCGCTGAATTACATTATTCACTCGTATAAACTGTCCCACTGCGCAGAGAAGAGAGAATCCAAAGATATTCTTTTCATCCTCTGTAAAAATAGAAAGAGAAAGATAGAGAGTAATGAGATTTTCTAGGCTTGCAATGAAAACCTCTTGTCCATCTTTTGTGGTAAGGGTATTGTAGCCGTGGCATGCAGTTTCTTGGATGATGAGTGCAATTGACTCCTTATTGAGAGAAACCACTAGACGCGGAGGTACAAGATCACCCTTTGCCTTGAAATATTCAATGTCAATACCCTTGATTCCAAGCATCTTCTTAATGGCAAGTGCATCATCCTTGATATTCGGACTGAAGAAGACAACAGCACCACCTTTTCTCGTCTCCCAATAGACCTTCTTTTCAGTCAGTGACTTCAAGTAGAGATTCTCAAGGCGCGCGCCTGCAAGAATACGCTTATTTTGAACACAGAACTGATTGATCTTATCACGGATAATAAAAGGGATACTTTTCGGTGCGCGGGTCTCAATCTCGCACTTCTTAATAGGGAATGCAGTGTTGATTAAGGAGAGGCGCTCAAAGACTTTATCCCAACGACTAACCATACCTTTAGGGTGGCTCATTTCAAGGTACATCATCATGCGGAGAATATCGGGATCCGTGTAGTTGATTCCATTGATATTGACTGCGCGCTTTAGAATTGTCTCGTAGATGACATCGTCCATCTCAGAAATATCCGCGATAGGGACATAATTTACAAGGATCTTCTTTGTTCCTTCATGAACACCTACACGTTCCTGGACGTCTTCAAATCCTGAGCGCTGCAGATCTTCCATAAGTTCCTTGATGTCACCATAAAGATTCGGTGTGAAAAAGTCGTAATCGGGGAGATCTTTGGTATCGGAATAAAACTTCATTTCCTTGGGGAGTTGTGCATTGATCGCAGTTCCACCGTAGCAGACGCGCTTCTTCTTCTTTAGAAAGCGCTCAACAATCTCGAGGGCGAAGCGGAGCTCAGGATTCTCTGCAGCTTCTGTGTCGATGTTTTCTTGGGCTTTCTCAATCGCTAATTCAAGACGTTCTTGAACAAGACGGTCAGTGCGGTGTTGCCTAAGAATTCTTTTACGGAGATCTTCCTCCATACCTACTTAACGATGATACTTAAATTTAAGGAAAAACTCAGAGAGTTTTTCCTTAAATTTATTGTATCATCAAATTAGTCATAGGACATTAAATTTAAGTCACGACGTTCTTACGTATGTTTTTTCTTGTCTTCTTCCCACCGCCATCACGAGATCTTTCAAGTATATATTGATCTAATGTTCCTAGATTTTCAATAACTCTAGCAATCTTATCTTCGAGTAATTCTCTTTCATCTTCATTATCCTCTGATTCAAGATCTTTTTTAAGATTATTTAATTGAGCTTCTAATTTTTCTTGTTGTGCAATTAAATAAGTTCTCATTCTTTTCTTAGCTGCTTGCATATACAAGTTTTTTTGCTCGGCTAAATAAATTTTTAATTCATCTGATTTTTCATTTAATGTAGAATTTATTAACCTATTTCTTATATATTCAAGTCTTTTTCCTTTATTATTTGATCCTTTCTCTTCATTAAATTTTTTTCCATAGTACTCAATCTTTGCTTTTTTCATAAATGTACCAAGTGGCATAGCATGTTCTAATGCATTCCAATTAGGAGTATATTCGTTAGTATATACCGTATTATATGATATAGTATTAGGAGTATTCCTATCACCTCTACCTAATGGATTAGTCCATTTTCTTGTATTTATTTTTCCAGCGGATATTCCTTTAAATAACTTATTTAAAAAGTTATTTGGATTTCTTTCTCTGGATCTTGATCTAGATCTGGATCTTTCTCTACCAGACATCCTCTACAGTTGGTACTTAAATTTAAAGAAAACTCAAAGAGTTTTCTTTAAATTTATTGTACCAACAATTAGTCGTAGGACATTAAATTTAAGGAAGTAATGACTTCCTTAAATTTAAGTCACGACGTTACTCTAACGCCATAAATTAAGCAGTTAAAGGAACAGGACGTGACCTCCAAGCCACACCTTTCCAGAGTGCATAGAGACGCACAGTATCATTTTCATTAAAAGAGAAAATATCTATCGGGACTATATTTATACCAAGATTGTTGAGTAGCATTGATGCATCATCAACAGAAGGATTACTCGACGGATCCAGTTGAGCAACTGTAAAATATTTCCTATTCTTGAGTGCCCACTTATTCTGCGCAGAACCTTTGAGTGATCTAACTGTCGAAAAGGGGACTGTTACCGCTGGAGTACCTTCCGTGGAGATTTGAACGTGTGACCAATAATCAAGATCATCCGCGGGTTCAATCTTCATCTTTAGGGAGGCTGCTTTGCGGAAAAGACTCGTATCTACATTTGTCATGACAATGACCTTCTTTTCAAATCTGCTGAATGGAAGATTTAGAACATCAGATGCCTTTCCTTGGCGATGGAATGCTGCATCTGTTGCACCATTACCGAGATGATACGGTGCAAGAGGCTTTAATTGTGTGGCAATCTTGCTGCAATACTTCAAAAAATCCTTCGGTGTTGCAACAGGATCAGGAGTTCTCTTTAGAGACAGAATGAGAAGAATAGGCTCTGTGCTTCCTGCGAATGCATACTTCGCAAGTGCCTCGGAGACATTCTTTATCGAACCTGAATTCTGGGAAAGAAGAACACCATTGCTGTCGCGGTAGAGCAGACACGGGTCACCAGGTGCAGCAAAACCCTCTCCCTTTGCAACATCTAGATAGTCAATCTGGAGAACGAAACTGCGAACACCTGCTGCGAGTGTGTTTTTTATAGTAATATCTTCATCAAAAAGACCACCTCCTGCATAGCCGGCCTGTGCAACAGTAGGTGGTTGGAGATTCAGTAGTTTTCTTACTTGGGGTTTTTTAACCTGTAGATTTGTAAAATCTTCTGTTAGTTTTTTCTTCTGCCCAAGCTTGCTAGCTCTGCTATTATTATTTGCCTTCTGTTCCTCTTTTGTAGCAAATAGGTCGGGCTTAGTAAAGTATAGTACAATAACTACTACTACTACAAAAATCAAAACACCAAAGCCTATCAATGCCAATCGATATTTAGGATCAATTTGTGGCATTTGCATTTGTGGTATTTGTGGCATTTGCATTTTCGGCACTACACCTGTAAATCCAGTGCTCATCCTAACGTTGGTACATAAATTTAAGAAAAACTCAAAGAGTTTTTCTTAAATTTATTGTACCAACAAATTAGTCGTAAGACATTAATTTTAAGGAAGTAGTATTAAGTCACGACGTTATACTGGGATCTTAAATTGTTGCAGAAACTTCGTCTTCTCCAGGACGGGAATGTTTAGTGTCTTTGCCTTCTCAACCTTCGTCCCTGATGCCTCCGCACCATCGGCAATAATTACTGCAATAACCTTCTTTGTCACACCCGCAGCCACGGTGAATCCAAGAGTTTCAAGCTTCCTCTCCAGGGCGGCATCTCGGAATCCAGTGAAACAGACTGCACCGCGATCTTCCACAGCTGCAACAGGGGCAGCGCTAGCGCTAACAGTAGGAAGAATCGGATAGGCAGCAAGAGGAAGTTCGCGGCGCCACTTCTCGTACTCAGGAAGCGTCACCAGAAACGCCGCCAGTGACGGCGCAGTCCATCCATCTGCATTCTTAATTGCAGCCCACTTCCGCGGATCCTTTTCAAGTGCAAAGAGTGCAGTCAGCTTCGTATGGCCTACTCCACGCGGCATATGACTGCTGGCAACCATGAGATCCATCTCGGTCGCGGCCGCTGTCGCGCGCCGAATTTCAGAAAAGATCTTCATGCCATTCTTGAGTCCAACTGCAAGTGAAATTCCTTCGAGCGCAGCACTGCAAAGAGCACGTGGTGTCTTGATTCCAACAGCCATCAACTTCTTTACATTTCCAGGCCCAAGGCCCTCGATCTCCAGCGAACTGGCAAAGTGGCGAAGCTTCGACTCGAGAAGATCATCACCACCATCCTTTGCACGAATATGGACATCTGTTGCCCACTCATATGTTCCCTCAGGAGGCATATCACCCTCTCCACATGGAAGAAGCACAGCATCGATCGTAGGGATGACATCTCCTGAGCGGCGGATACGGATCTTTGCACCCACACAGATCTTCTTTTCTGCAATCACCTTTGCATTGTGGGCTGTCACATACGTAATGACTGCACCACCGACACGGACAGGAGTGACCTCTAGGCGCGGGATGAGATATCCCTGATGTGACAGACCCCAATGGACCGCAACGACCCGCGTCTCTGCGAGCTGGTCGGCAAGAACCATCTTAAATGCGACCTGGTCCTTCGGATTGACAACCTTCTTAGGATTCGAGTACCACTGCGGGACACAATTCATCCCGACGACAATACCGTCAGTGTCATATTTACTTGCACCCCTCTGCTCACGGAGAACAGCCTCCAGAGACTCCCTATCGAGCTTCCCGACGACCTTAGACCAGGGAATCTCATATCCGCGCTTCTTGAGTTCTACGAGCTGCTCCTCGCGGGTGAGCGTTGAAGAGGGATCCATGATTTCATATGCGACGAAGCGGAGCTTCTGAACATCGGCGAGTGCAGGAGAGGACTTGTGGAGAACCCCATTCACCCAACTACGACCAATTGTCTCTGCAGGAGTATCTGCCTTCGTGATGAGGATCTCCCCGCGTACTGCATAGGAATTGAGGCGAACAGGAAGTCCATGGATTCCCATCCGAGCAACTTCAGAAACATCCTGCCCGACCGCGCCATCTCCACGGAGGTAGAGGTTCCGCTTCCCAGGAATCCAAAGGGCGCTGATTCCGTCGAGCTTCTCAGAAAGAACCCATTCAGGCTTCTTATTGCAGGTAGTTGCGGCAACAAAGGATGCAATCGCCTCAGGAGTCTTGATCTTATTCAAAGACGGCATGGGAAAAGGGAGTTGAACAGTGCCAGACTTTACAGGCGCACCGACCTTCTTTAGAAAAGGATGATCAGGGGCGATCTCCTCGAGGTACTCCTTGAGTTCATCAAACTCCTCATCTGTCATGGTGGGCTTCCCTGTCTCGTAATATGCAGCTGATGCGTCTTCTAACTTCTTTGCAACCTTTGCAATCTCATCAGGTGAAGAAGACATCTTTAGTTAAATACTCTATGTCTCCTTAACCCTGGCTGCCGTTTTCAATTTTTAGCGCGTAGTAATAGGAATGGATATTGAAGGAGAAGAGCAAATTAACGATATATTATTGGAAGATGATGATGATGTAATTGATAATCTTGTAGGATTATTTCAAGGGGTAGCTGTTGCCCCTACAGTTGCTCCTGCATCTAGAATGCCTACACATGAAGAAATTAATGCTAAATATAACAGAGAGGCTGCAGCATTTGCAGCAATGACTCCAGCGGCCAGAGCGAGAGAAGCTGCGCGTGAAAAGCAAGCTGAGAGGACAAGAATGAATAAGGTGGCTGCATATATTAAAAAAACTTTTAGTAAGTTACCTTTATCAGCTATTGATTTTGAAATAAAAAAATTAGAAAAAGCAAGCGAACCTGGTATTGTGAGTATATTAAGAAAATTTAGAAAAATAAAGGAAGATGCTGCCCTTATCAAAGTAAAGGAGTCTGAAAATAGGGCAAAAAAGCTTGAAGAATTAGATATGGCAAAAAATAAAGCAACATATAATAGGTTACATCGTGAATTATATGGTGATCCTGAATTAGCTGCAGCTATTGCAATAAAAGAAGAAGCTGATAAGGAAATGGCTAAACAAAATCGTGCTTATAATTTAAGAGTAAATAAGGAGCATGCTGAGGAAGAAAGGGCTGCAGCAGCTGCTGCAAGGATGCAGCAAATACAAGCAGCATCAGACGCTCGTGGCGCAAGGGCTGCAGCTCGAGGAATGCGTCGCAGCGTACGCTCTGGTAATTTAGCTGCATTAGCTGCTGCTTCTGGATTTCAACCCATTGGTGCTCCTGGCTCTGGTTCAGGTGCTCCTGGCTCTGGTTCAGGTGCTCCTGGCTCTGGTTCAGGTGCTCCTGGCTCTGCTTCAGGAATGGCAGAAGGTGGCCGCCGCAAGCGCAAGACACGCCATGCTAAGCAGAGCAAGCGTACAAAGCGCACAACGCGCAAACATTAAGACTTTTCTAGCCATTCATTCATGGCGCGATCATAGGCAGTCAGCTTATCTTCCATTGAATCTTTCTTCTTTTCACGCGTCGCAACATGACCTTTATTGCGGAAAGCCTTCATGAGTTCTTTTGAGTGTGCAACTGCGGGCCGTGTAAGAACTTCTCTAAAAAACCTACCACTCTGTCCCACAGCGCGAGACACAGTGACAGGATCTTTAATCATAGCAGGTGCAGCAGGCACTTTCCACCGCGGCACTTCGCACAGAATCTGGCCGATCATTCCAAGAATATGTTTTCTTGCACCAGGCGTAATTCGCTTATCACCACCTCTCCAGAGATCGACGAGTACAACCATCTCTTCATTCATGCGCATCAGGTTTCTCCCAGCATAGTCACGATAACATTCTGCAAAGAGTGCAGTGATATAATGGCCGACATCATGTCCTCCTTCAGGGCCGCGTGCAATTGTACTGAGAGACGCACCCTTATTTTCTTTCCGTGCGAGAGTTTCTTCATCGAAGAGCCATCGGATCCAGAAGAGCGTCTTTTCCGTGGAATTATCCGAAATCGATTTTAGAAGTTCGCATCCAGCGTAGCGGAGGGCAATGGTGTCTCCTTCCGCCTTCCAGACTTTTTTGATCACCGCAGTTTCTGGGGCGCCAGAAACCGTTCGTAACCATCCATCGTGGTGGGTTTCTGGACCAACACGGGGCCAGACAAGTTTCGGGCGTCTAGGAACTTCGCGGAGAACCATAATAATTTCTCCAATGCGTGTGTGGAATTCATCCATATTGTAAAGTTGCTCGTCGGGATATCTTTTATAAAGTTCATCAAGTTCGCCGAACCGCTTCTTAAGATATACAAAGAGGCGCGGTGATGCAATACCGACGTGGTGGATCGCATAATCCCAGATAGACTTTACCCATGGTTCATATCCGCCGCTGCAGACAATATCTGCAGAAAAGTGCAGAGCCTTTCCTATGGCAACAGTGCCAGTTTCATTGATTGCTTTTTCAAAATTTTGCAAACTCTCAGATGGTTTATAACCACACCGTGTGAGAGGTTGTATTGTAGCTTCAATCAGAGCCATCTATACTAACTAGTTTTTCCGCGTGCTTCGCTTATTCCGCGTAGCACGTGTGCTTCGCTTATTACGCTTACTACGTGTAGTACGCTTACCACCACCTCTAAAAGTAGGCATTTGCGTACATCCACAAGACATTTCTATTAAAGATGATACAATAAATTTAAGGAAAACTCTTTGAGTTTTCCTTAAATTTATTGTATCATCAAATTAGTCGTTGGACATTAAATTTAAGGAAGTAGTGACTTCCTTAAATTTAAGTCACGACGTTATGCATAAGTATAATTTATACGAGTCGCCTGTGCATCTGTTAAAGAAGGAATTACAGAGGTATTGACTTTAACAACACTATTTGGTGTATAGGTGCAAGTTGTAGGATCTTTAATAAAAGTCGCCTTGAAAAAACCGACCGCGCCTGATTGTACAGACGGTGTTCCATTTGCATCAATCGCGGAACGATTATAGATCATTTCATATTCGCATGTATCTACAGCAGTTCTAATTGAACGATTTGCCTTTATGAGAGTTGAGTTACCAATACTCGATCCGCCATCAGTAAATGTTTCTTTGAGTGCAGAAACCCAACCACCAGCCATCCACCCGCCCATGTAATTGGCAAATCCGTCAATCGACTTTGATTCGTATGCAGTTTTCACGGACTTTAGAATCTCAGGGCTGGCACACTTGAGGTCGCATCCTGTACCAATATAAGAAGGATTCATATCAGCAGTGACCTTATTCACAACTTTGCGCGGTGAGAGTCCAGGGAGACCAGAAGATCCTGTAACTTCCATGCTCGCCACCGTGAAGAGACCATTTCCGTTATCCTGCATGCGGAAACGCTCAGTCTTCTGTCCAATGGTCACGTTCGGCGTGGATGTATAGAGATCAGTAAAGATTTCCTGGCGATATTCGAAGAGGACATCACATGAGTTACGATCAGCCGTTCCAGCCTTGAGGATCCGCGTCATTGTCATCTTTGTTGCATTTTTACGATCTTTAGGGTAGTTATTCTTATTATAATATTGTATAATTGAGTCGAGGAGTGCAGGATCTGTGCAGCGGGCAGGAGAATCACCAAGTGTCATCTTCTGTCCATAGCTACTGTAGGTAGAATCCATTGTCGAATTTGCACCTGAAAGATAATTATTTATATTTGTAGATGATTGTGTGAGTTTTGACATGGCACCCTGTACATCTAGAATGCGCTGCTTGATGATATAGTCGGCCTCATTGTAAGGTTTAGAGAGTGCGGGAGTGTTTGCTTGGATAAAAGTTCCAGAACCAACCTCTCCAACAGCCGTGACTGAAAAGGTACATGTAGATGTATCTTTCTTAAGATCAAAGCGAACTGTCTGCGATTGAACCGCTTTTGACGCCTTTACATATATATCTGCCTGAATATCACAGCGTGTTTGTGATACAGTCCATGCCTTATTGATATTTACAATAAAATCTTTTCTATTTACGCTTGAATTAAATGCGTCAGCAAACTTCTGCAGCATTTCAGAAGAATCACATTTTGGCATACACACTTCTAAGGGATTATTGAATCCTTCCATCTCCGTCTCATCATAGTTGCTATTATCTATTTCTTCTTGATACTCTGCTTCTTCTTGATACTCTTGTTCTTCTTGGTATTCCTGTGCTTGCTCTTCTTGGTACTCCTGTGCTTGCTCTTCTTGGTACTCCTGTGCTTGCTCTTCTTGGTACTCCTGTGCTTGCACTTGCTCCTCATCATTCGTTGAAGGTTGAACCGTAGGAAGAGGTGAAGGATAGACAATTTGATCGGGTAAAGCTGTCGGGTTTGCTGTCTGATCACCTGGTGTCATATCCTTTAGTGTAAATCCACATGCATCAGTTGATATATCTTGGTTGAAATTGAAATTAATTACCTTTTTCAGAGGAGGATTTTCAAGATTTGTAGATGCATCATATGTAGCCTCTGTTAATGAAACAACACACACATCCTTTCCGTTATTCTGTGCGCCATCGACTGTTTTTACACGTTTATTATCACCTAATTTGCCTTTATACATGCTCATCATTTGATTAAGAGTTACAGAGTTCTGGCAATTTGCAAGACTGATAGGGAAAGCTGCACACTTTATATCTCCAGGGATTGATACAGGGATAGATACAGATACAGGAGTTAAGTTAGGATTCTTCACATCAGGTGCAGATCCATTTAGATTTGTACAGGCTGTTATCATAAATGATTGCGAGCTCTGAATTTTAGCAAAATAGAATCTGCGATCATTTCCAGTGCTTGATCCTGTTGTGCTGATAGTATTTGTAAGAGGATCCATTGTTACAGTTTTAATATCACAGAGAACATCGCATGATTGTTCGCTACTGGCAATGACTGCTGTGAATTTCGTAATGTATTCGTAGGAAAGAGTTCCATCTGCATTAGCTGTTGCAGATTTTGTTGAATTTGTATAGTAAAAATTCGACATTAAGGTAAGTTGTCCAACATCTGCAAAATTAATAAAAAACTTCGTTTTCGGATCCTCTGCATAGAATAAAGATGAACTTGCAGGAGGCGGCGGCGGCGGCGGTGGTGTAGGTTTCGCAGTAATCATCTTAAGCTTAGGCTTTCCAACACCGCGACCATAGCTTGTTCCTTTTTGATCACCTCTATCACCTACGTATTCTGCTGCACTGCAGATATAAGGCATACCAGGAATGCGGTAAGGCGTAGAAGATGGGCATTTTGACCAGCATTGCTGATCAATCTTTGAAGCCACATGCGCAAGTTCTCTTTGAGGATCACTGCAGTACTCGCGATCCATCTTGGTCACCTTGATGCATCCACAACCATTGCATCGAGTATTACAGTTGGCTACATTATACCATGGACCACCTCCAGGACACGATGTATTACACTGCCAGTCTTCCCATAGACTTGTACCATCATCGCGGCATCGTTCCCAGCCACGATTTAGTTCATTGCAGCCTTTCTTATCAGGGTTCCTTGCATTTGATTCACTTTTATTCGCCCAGCAGACAGGACCAATTCCGTTGTAGCCATTTTTACATTTGGGATAGCAGAGGCCACCATCTTCATCTTCATTCGATTCGCATGAATTGCGGAAACAGAGATAAGGAGAAAGAACAGGTAAAATATCACCTATGCCAGGAATATTTACTAGCCAACTAGGAAGGAAATCACCTAGGCGCTGCCATCCATCATCGCAGACACCTTCGTCTCCTTTGAGTTGTGATACAATGACAACTTGTAAAATAACTCCAACTGCAGCAATGACAGATAAAGCTACACCGAAAGCAACGGTAACAGGATTTGATGAAAAAGCAGCAGCCTTTACACCTGCTTCTGCTGATTTTTGTGCTATCTTAATGCCTAATTTTTTAGCAACCTTTTCCATTGCCTTCGCCGCGGCCTGTCCTGCCTTTTGTAGAGCCTGCTTTCCAAATTTTGCAAGTTTTTTTGCTTTCTTAGCAAGCTTTCCAGGTTTTATAGGTTTTGGTGTCTTACTTTTAGGCATTTTTTCCATTGCCTTTTCTAAGAGTTTTTGTGCATTTGCAGCATTACGATCTTTTTTATCATCTTCAAACCCCTCCTTTACAGCAGAATTTAGCACTGCCTCGATATCATTCGGATCAGGAGTTAGATTAATCTCTGAAACACTGATTTCAGCTCCATTATCACCTACATTAATTGCATCAGGGTTTCCAAGTTGATCTTGAAGTTCCTTCTTTTTATAAATGCTAGCAGAAGCAGCCTGTGGTATAATTCCAAAATACATCTGTCCTGTTAAAGATGGATTGTCGGCATCTTCGGGTATAGATCCAGAATCAGCAAACCCCTCCGTAGTTGTTTTCTTGAAAAAATACAAATAGAATAAGCTTATTATAATTAAAAGTCCCAGTATGAAAATTTTAATTATATCTTTATCCATGGCGCGCAAACTCTATAACTTAATTAGCATTTATTTTGACTAATTAAGTTCTGCAGTGTTGCAACCATTTCCATAGTCGCCTGTAGCTGATCCTGTAGTGCAGGATCAGCCTGTTGTTCCTTTAGTTTATTTTGACTCGACTCTAGTTCTTGCTTAAGTGTAGGACAGACAACACTTGCAGTTGTTGTATCATTGAAACCTTCAAACGGATTTATGCCTCCAAATGGCTTTTTTCCTCCATCTACAAAGGTATCAAATACCTGCTTTGCATAATATGTGGTGGCAATAAGGGCGGCAAGGATAACAGCGGCGGCTAAGACTAAGTACAAGGGATTCTTCTTTCCAGCCATCTTTTCTAAGATTGGTACATAAATTTAACAATCATATGAGCTGCTGAGTTTGGTAATCTCAATAAGAAGATCCTGTATCTTTTTCACCTGAGCAGTTGAATCATTCAATACAGTATTTCCTTGATCACGCTGCTTCGTAACATCAACAATGCCTGTTCGTAATGTTGTGCAAACTTCATCTTTTGATGCTAAAAACCCTTCAATCACATTAGACCGGGATAGAACGAGCATAACAAGAAGTAAGGCAAGTGCTGTTATGACAAGTACTGTATTCTTCCGCATGATTCCTATTAATGAGTTACTTTATTCATCCTTATCATCCATAGCACGCCTGAGGTGCTTGACAAGATTTGCAGCCGCCTTCTCCCATGTATAGCTTAGAATCGTTTCACGTGCAGCCTTTCCATGTGCTTCGCGCTTCTCAGTATTCAGCAGATACTCTTCAACACCGAGACAGAGATCATGCGGATCGCAGGCATGTGCCTCACCACCAACAGGAGAAAACGCAGTCGGAAGATAATAGCGATTCTTAGGCTTCACAAGTACAGAGTTTTCAGGTAGGCAGAACTCCTTGAATCCGCCAATATCAGGAACAACCTGCGGAATACCGACACCCATCTGCTCAAAATTGCAGAGACCAAAGCCCTCTCCATCTGCTGATGAAATACCTACATCCGCCGCATTGTAGAAAAGGTTGATATCTTCATCACGGAACGTCATATCTGAGCTGCTGAGCATGAGGCGCGTGCCGAAGGTCTCAACGGAAACACCGCGGAGTTTGAGTTCGCGCTGGAAAAGCTCAAAGACCCACCAGCCACCCTTATCACCCTTATCGCAGATGCATAGGAGAAAAATGGGCTTCGTCGGGTACTTGACGACGAGCTCAACAAACGCCATAATCAGAAGATCGTAGCGCTTGCGCGGCTGATTGCGATTGAGTGACATGATAAGAAAGGCCTCATTCGGAATATTCATCTGCTTGCGGACAAGCTCACGCGGAACAGGATAGAACTTCTTCGAATCAAAGCCATGCAGAATTACATCTACAGGGCGCGTAATACCCTGGTCCTTGATGCACTTCTTCCAGTAATTGGTGAAAGCGAAGACACGGTCGGCGTCGCGGTTAAGGATATCGAGATACACCTGAAGCTGTGTGCTATAGACCTGGTCAATATAGACCCAGATCTTGAAGTTGCGAGGCATGCTTGACTTACGAATCTCCTCAAGAAAGCGCGCGACAATCGACATATCATTGTAGATCATAATCACATCGGGTTCCTTGCGGCGAATGTAATCAGGTAGAAGCTTGAAACCGAATCCCTGTTCAGCAGGCTTCTCATTTCCAGCCGCATCGAATACATCGACACCAGGAGGATACGTGCGGAAATCTGCAGGAATCTGCGGGTGGCGCTGGAATCCGAAATGGGTCAGATCAAGCCAAGAGTTCTTTGAAAGTTCATTGATCAAATTGAGACTGACCTTTGAATAGCCAGTAAATTGGTGGAGGTGAGTGGAAATGAGCATAAACTTGAGCTTCTTTGTAGTTACAACAGGCGCAGCTACAGGTGCAGAAACAGGTGCAACTACTGCAGTTTGATTTGTATCATTACTCTGGGTAAACATAGTACCGAACCCAATATTAGAGAGGGTGAGCTGTGACTCCAAGGTACGGAGATATGCAGGTTGATCCGCCATTGTTCTAAAAAGAGTAGAGGGTGCAGCTTTAGACCTAAAACAAAATAACACTGTAGTTCTAGATGAGTTTGGACGAAGGGTATCTATTATGTGTATTTGGAGATGATGATACATGTTATGATATGGCAAAGAGGATGATAGAGAATATTCACAAGTATGATACATCGCGGAAAATTTGTATCTTATCTGAGAGCAATGAAAAATCTAAAAATATTCTTCAGAATACGAAGGATTTAATTTATAAGGAAATTAATCATTCATACCATGAACACGAAAAGATACATTATTCGGATAATTATTATCGTAAGTATTTTATACCCAAAGTATTTCAGTCATATTATACGCCATTCAAATTAACACTCTATTTTGACTTAGATCTTGTATTTCATAAAGACTTTACATTTTTATGGTTTCTGCAATTTAAGAATAAATATCCTATTCAGCTGGGAGGTAAAAGTGATGAAAAAAATTGCGCTGATTCATCATGGCATATGAATGAAATTGATCATATTATTAAAATTAGTAATATGAATATACCTGAAGTAAATACAAGTATTCTTATGTACAATACAGAATTTTTTGGAATAGCATCATTTCATTTATTATTATATTTGGATAATTTAGATCCTTGGAAAGTAAAAAAGATAAATGGTCATTTTCAAGATGATATTATCTATGCAATCTTATGTGGTAAATGTCAAACAAGGCCTGATAAATATATATTAGAATGGATTCTTGATCCTGAAAATTGTGAAAAGAAGGCATTGTAATTGGTCTAAATAATAACTTACTTAAGATCTAGATGAATACACCTAGATCTCAAGTGAATATGCTATTTACTAGACCACAGAGAAAAAAGAAGATTCCTGTTGCCCTTCGTGAGGCAACGTGGATTAAACGGTGTGGTCGCTTATTTACTGCAAAATGTTCTACGCCATGGTGTGAAAACAAAATGACGGTTTTTGATTTTCAGTGCGGTCATAATGTTCCTGAATCAAAAGGTGGTCCAACAACAATAGAAAATTTAGTTCCCATTTGTGCAAGGTGTAATTTATCTATGGGAAATAGTTACACGTTTGACGAATGGGCTCTTCTTTCTCCTAAACGTACATGGAAGAAGTTTTTTTGCTGTTTTATGCAAATGCCTCCTTCACCTCCCTCGTGAGCTTTTCTTTCCAGACTCTCCATCCAGAAAGAATATTATGTCTGTAGGTTTCAAGTAAATTCTTATCATTGTAGAGTTGAACCATGAGGCTTGCAGCCTCGGCCCATGAAGAAACAATAAGAACCTGCAGATTAGCAGAAATAAAAGCGTGGTATAAGCTGTCATTCCCCTCCTTTACAAGGACAGGAATGCAGCCACACTCAAGGACTTCATAGAAACGGTAGGTCTCAGGATTCTGGCCACCAGGGCATGGTACAAATATAGTGTCGAGGAGTGTAGAGATATATTCTTCACGAGAAACCTGATTAGGAGAATTCCAGTCATCAAAAAACTTTACGCGATTTGGCTGAAGACCCATCAGCGGTGCAAGTTTCTTGTCACGGTCATTCCAGTTTGTTCCATAGAAACTCCAAAGAGTTCCACGAAAGGGAAGGCGCGGTGTGAATTGGAGAGGATCACGACAGCCGCCACCTCTCAAAGTCCAATGATATCCAAGGGGGATAAAAACACACTTATTACGTAAATCTCCTTGCAGATCAGGTCTATCATACATGCGGATTACTTTTCTGCAGCCAGAAAATCCATATAGTTCGATATTATCTGTGCCAAATTCATCACTCAAATGGAGTACGTTAAATGTCGCTCCTACTTGTGACCATGCTTGGAGAAGCTGTGTGTATTTTTCAATGAAAGGTCTCTGGATAACAACTGTTGCACAGACATCAGATCTAGGTACCATATTTGGCTCAAGCTTATCAATCTGGAAAATATCGGGTTTTCCTAGAAGTTCAAGCAACCACTCCTTTTCATAGAGTGTATGTACATCTAAATTATGCTCTGTTAAGCAAACAAAAGGCCCCTTTATTAGAGTAGGAGGCTTAGTCTGTGATTTGACAACAAACTTCTTTTCTTCTAGTTGTTGCGCAGGAGCAGGAGCAACAGCGGCAGACATTGCCTTTGCCTGTGAAAGTGCAAGTGGAATCTGTAGCTCTTTTCCATTTCCAGCAGCCATTGCAGAATCAACATCTTGCTGACTGAAACGCTCGTCATTGTTCCACAGATCACTGTCAAATCCATCGACCCGTGAGAAATCATTGAAAGCGCTGTTCTGATATTTAGGATCTTCATCCTGGTAACATCCAGCCACAAGCGGATCAAGGAAATACAGATTCATTATATCTACACGATTGCAAATCATATGATCTGCGCTCGTCCAGTAACCATCACGTCCTCCCATGATACCAAGGATCTTTTCTGCACCACGTCGAGAAAGAACATATGCGTATGCACACCAGTGGAAATAACGAGTGGGTGTTGCCTGTCCAAAGAAAGAATTAGGCGCAACACGACTAAAATACGGATTGACCTTTTCTTTTGTCCGCTCAAATCCAGCGCGATTCGGTGGAAGGATTCCACCTAGATAGATTACATCCCAATCCTCAGGAAGATGCGGCTGGGCTTCGCGCCATCTCTGTTCCCACTCAGGCTTCAGTTTTACGTCATCTTCTAGGATTAAGAAATTCTTAATATCTACATGCTCCGTTGAAAGTTTGTACCAGAGACCAAGATGAGATAACGCACATCCCATAATTGCTTTCTTCCAGAAAAAGTCGTGCGGGCGGAAAAGGCGTGCAAGTTCTGGTGTGAGTTCAAGTTTCTTTCCTTCAATTGCAGAAACCCGTGTAGCGCGATCACGGAGCTCAGGGCTTGTTTCATACAGGCGATCCATGCGATCACCTCTTCTATCCAGGTTAATAATGTAACAATCATCAATGCCATCTGAAAAAGGAACATTGAGACGGAAATTATTGCGGTGGCAATAGATTGACTTTCCACTTTGAAATGTTGTGCGTAGAGACTTATCACAATAGACATCATCAAGGGGGAATGTGGGTATAGAATGGCGGATACGTAGAATACTGAGGATACTCTGGTCATGGCGATGACCATAAGGGCGACCATCCTGACCAACGCCAGACCACTTTTCACCAACGATTACATCTCTCACTTGTGCGTACTTCCAGGCCTCCTCAAAGAGACGCATGACACGAGGCGCTCCAGAACGGAACATAAGAATACCACCTACAATCTGTTGTGCATCCTTTTCATCCTCTGTTACCTTCAGAATATTGCAGAATATATCATGACACCAGTGCCTATTTTTCTGCCTCTTATCTTCGAGGAAACAAATACTTGCCGACTGTGCCTTGAGCATCCATGCAGCTGGCCAGCGACAAAGGAAACATCCTGCATCCATATAGAAGACCATCTTTCCAGTGAGTTCAGAGTCATGAGAGAGTTCATTATAGAGCCAGAGTTTCCACGCAAAATGTTGCGGATCCCAGAGATCTGAGAAAGTATTAGGCGCTGTGGAAGGAATTGGCTTAATTTGCACAAAGGGGAATGTTGTTATTAGTTTCTGCAAAGAATCTGGAGGAACATCAGGTCCATAGTAGATCCGAGCAGTAAAGGGTGTTATAGAGTGCTGCTTTGAGATACCATTGAGCCACATCTGGATCGAAGGGAGGAACCGCCGCGTTGTAAAGGTTACAAGAAGAGGTATTTCTGGCCCATTATTTTCTATATAGGCAGATACAGGTTCCTGGGCAGATACAGGTTCCTGGCTAGATACAGGTTCCTGGCTAGATACAGGTTCCTGGGTAGATACAGGTTCCCTCTTGTTTCTCATCTCATCCGCCTCCATTGTTGAAGTGGCTCCAATAAAGCGAGGAAGATCTACAGGGCGTCCAAGGCCAATAGAAAGAATACGCTTTGAACACTCAGACATCATCCGCCGTGTCCAATCAACACGGTATCCGTCAAGTGCAGGGACCATAAACATCTTCTTCCATGCTGCATCATCTTCATCAATCTTCTTTACAGCTTCAATAAGTTCAGCAGGAGACTTAATATCCTGCGCGCTAATAAATCCAGATGTGTTAAAATCACGATTTATCTTAGGATCACCCCAGTAAATAGGGACAACACCAGCAGCCTTTGCATGAAGAATCTTCTCAGTTACATAACCAGGTGAAGAGGTATTTTCATATGTAATAGCAAACTTGTAGTCCTTGAGAAACTCCAGTTTCTTGAGCTCCCCTCCTCCACCTCCAGGGCCCGCCTTGAGAATATCTCCCATATTATTGAAAAGAGCACCCGCACTATCAATCTTCTTATATGAATTGAGCCACTGGAATGCAGCATTTCGAATAGGGTTACTGGGATTACTCACAATAAATGCACAGAACTTCTTTTTCTGTTCAATCTCCATAGGAAAGGCCTTAGTGCAACGATCGATAGGTATTGGTTTCGGATTTACAATCTTCTCAGGATCTGCACCGAACCAGTCGATTTCTAGAATCCAGAGAGGAAAACGTATGTAGTTTTCTTTCTGTAGATCCATATGATTGAATCCTAGGTTGAGAAGAACATTGCTTGCTTCAACAGGTGCAGTATTCTCTCCCGTGAAATGTACCTTAGCAACAGAAGGGAAACTCTGCCACGTGTTTCCAAACGGTCCGAAAAGAAGAACGTCAGGTGCAGCGGATCCAGCGTGGATCGGAACACCCTCGACTTCAATGACAGGTGTAAGTTTCTTTCCAGCTTCCTGTAACATAAGTGTAAAGAAGTTATATGCAGGATTGAATGTATCCCACATATCAGAAAATCCAATTGTGAGTTTGGTTTTTGGTCCCTTTTGTTCTACAGGAGCAACTTGCGTAGGAACAGGTGCAATAGGTGGAGCCATAGGTGCCACAGCTACAGGTGCAACAGCTACAGGAGCAATAGCCACAGGGGCAGCCAAAGGAACAGGGGCAGCCAAAGGAACAGCTTGTAAGAGATTTACAATTGCATTTTTCCATCCATTCTGAACATGCGAACTGAACGGTGAAAATCTCTCCAGAATATTTTTCCGTATAGAATTCAGATTTTCCACTGTAAAATATCCACGTCGCGCCAAAAAATCATCATTGACGTTTTGTAGTGCTTGCATTGCTTCCGTAATACGATTATCCTTGTAATAGTATCTTTCTAGACCACATTCTATGTCACGAATAACCATAGAATTATGTACAAAGGGTATTCCAACCCATGCCATATCAAATAACATAGGACGCAGAGCAGTAAAGCGCTGATGGGATATACAGATCGACATCGGTTCATAGACCCAATCAGGAATACGCTGCCGTCCCATGAATTCTCCGCTCAGATCCTCTACACGTGCATGACGCCATACATTATCCTGGAAGAACTTACTCCTATAGACATGCTCTGCATTATGGACACGAAGAGATCCAAAGGACATTTTCTTACTGAGCGCCATTTCACGAACAATTAGAAGAGGGACTGTGCAGCTGCTCGTACTCGTTGTATTTGTCTCCGCAATATGTACAGCCCAGGGAACAATCGGCAACTTCTTTTCCTCCAGATGAGCATGTGTCATTTGAATCCATAGAGGAGACTTCAGTTCTTGCCGATGCTTCTCAATAATACTCGGTGTCCAGACATAAGGGAGTCTGCGCACAGGAATACGAGAAATTGTCTCCATAATTTGAATATCATCGTTATTGCACATGTGATCAAACATCCAAATCTCAGAAAGACCATCCCAGACTCGTGTCGTATCACTCGTAGGAAAGAGAGAATGCTCGATCTCTTCCATTGCAGCGTGTTTCCGAAGTACAAGAACAGTCTTCTTTGCAATTGCCATGCGTCGCTCACCTGAATTTAGACTCTGGCCTGACTCAAGAAGAAGATCAAATTGTTCTCCCTTGTACTGATCAAACGGAACAATCCGCCCAATCCAATCCTTTTCAAGTTCCTTAATATCATCCCACCATGAGGTTGAATTCGTAGAAAGAAGTGTAACATCATGACCTTGAAGCCGTAGGCACTCCGCAACTGCAAGAGTTGCGTTTGCTTGACTTCCACTAAACATGGAATATTGGCAGCGCCCAAGGACAGCCACGCGCATCTTTTACCTTCAAAGAAACGTATGTATGTTTTTAGACCGCATCGTTATAGCAATAGCTTCTCCCATGCCCTCTGAACATCGGGGTTATAGGGGGAATGGCGCCATGCAAGTGCGCGCGCATGCGCCTTATACACCTCAAGGCTTTCCTTGTGCTTTTCTGTGACAAGGGCAAGCAGATCTCCACCCGCCGATAGATTACATCCAGGATAATAGTATCCATAGTTCTCCCAACTCTTTGCATTGTGGAGTACAGGAAATCCTAGCCACAGCATCTCAAGAACCATATAGTTAAACTCATTATTGAACTGATGGCAGATAAAGGTCGCATTCGGATATGTCTTCAGTGTCGTTACAATGTCTTTTCGCTCTGCCATTTCCACTAAGCCATCCTTTACAATATCAAGTGTATCATAAATATTTTTCTTGAAATGCGGAATTTGCATAATGCGCGGGCCATTGACAACAACCACGCGCCCGTTCCACGTCTTTCCAGCAGCGCGAATCTTTCTGTAGAAACGTTCAATCATAAGAAGAGGAATCACCGCTGTTTTCTGGAAACTGATGTTCGGTTCCGTAATCACGAAAACTTCCTTTTCATTTGGCAGTGTTGCCCTCCAGGAAATATGACGCTTTCCATCGTCTAGAACAAAACTTGGATCCCATACATAAGGACCAACCTGAGATTCGGGAGATTCCAGCTTTACGTGATTTAGAGAAGATGCATACTGGTCATGCTGCGCATAGTGCGGTGATACCCAGACTTTATCAATCTCGCCGATCACGTGGTGAGAAAAATTCATCTCAGGATAAAAAATAGGTGTCTCAATATCAATATTTATGATATTTCCAAGATAGAGTTTGCAGATTTTACTACCAATCATTTTCAAAAACTTCCGAACCATCGGATCGATGCTCATGCCGATCTCGATATATGCATACACGGGGATCGGCTGCTTCAGAATCTCTTCAGCACAGACTACACGACATGTCTTCAACTGATCAGGAATATTATCCAGCGTTTTGGGGCGTTCATTAATAATTAAAATAGATGTCCATCCCATCGCCTCGAACATCCGATAGAAAAGAATGACATTCTGGAAAAGACCATTTGAAAAGATATTTCCATCCGTAATGCTTGCTGTTGCGAGAAGGATAATTTTCCGATGAATGGCGGCTTGGTTTTTCTTGATATCTGCAAACGGTTTGATATCACCAGAAGGTTCTGCCCCTAACCGTGTCATACCCGGAAGTTGCTCGCCATTAGGATCGTCCTCAGAAGAGTACATCTTTCTACTTCACTAAGGAAAGGAACGTCTAAGTATCTCACGCACTAACTAGGATGTCGGCAACCGCAAAAGAGGTTATTCTTTTCACTCCATTATCAGTCCCAAATTGTGTTCTCTGGATGGATGGAGCAGATTCAACAACGATGACTTTTTCTTCATCCAATATTCAAACATGGAATGATAAATCAAGTAATGCATATTCTGTTGCACCTTTGTCAGGGAATGCAAGCCCTATCTTATCTCAAACATTCAATGGAACATACCCTGCTGTTCTAGCCGCCGATGATGGAAGAGGCCAGAAAATCATGGGATCAACTGAAACAATTTCCGCAACAAGTGTCCAAGGGATATCTGGACTTTCATATTTCGTTGTTGGTCAGTTTATTAATGGAAGTAGTCTTGTACAATTTGAAGAAACAGGAGTTCCTGGAACTCGCATTATTGACCTAGAAATGAACTATACTTATGCGCGTATTGACTATAATACAGAGAATTTAATAACACCTAATGATACAATTACAACCCCTTTCATAGGATGCGTAACCTATGATACAAATGCAGAAAATATCAGTTGGTTTTTTAATGGTTCTCCCTCTTCAAATGTACAACAAGGACCATGCACGTTAAACTATTCATCAGGGTATGAATTCTTCGGACAAAGCTCAGGAACAAACCCTACAAATGGATATATTGCGGAATATATTGGATATAGCCAGCCTTTATCAAGTGACGAGCGCCAAGGAATTGAAGGATATCTGGCATGGAAATGGGGTCTTGTTTCTCTACTTCCAACAACACATCCATATTTTCTACAGCGCGTCTATGAACTACCTCCTTTCCCTTTAACAGTTCTTCTTCCAAATAAAGTAACAAAAGGAAATACATTTACTCTCAATGTAAAACAACCCGTTAGAAAAAATGCACAACGATTTGTCTGGTTACCAAAGAAAATTTCAAGTCTAGTTCTTTGGCTTGATGCAAAGGATTCGCAATCCTATACTCTATCTGCAAACTCTACATTGACCGCATGGAATGATAAATCCGGCGTAGGAAATAACACATATGGCATTTTAGGCTCTCCAGAACTCACGATAAACCCACTCAATAAATATCCAGGTGTGAATTTCAATGGAACCTCTACACAGATTTCTGTTCCTCTTGTTGTCACAACAAATTGGTCGATCTTTGTTCTGCTTTCCACATCACAGATAAATCCAAATATAGGAGCAAACTGGTGGGCAGGACAAGGAATCTTTGATGCGGAAATTGGAGGAACTGTAAGTGATTTTGGATGTTCTTTAATTGGAACAATATTCTGCACAGGAATAGGTGTGCCTCCCAGCTCAGATTTGAGTATCTACTCAACAACACCCATTAGTAGTGCTAGTGGTGCAGTGTTTATATGTAATTATAATCGTACAACCTCTACAGGCTTAATTGAAAATTGGGTGAATGCAACTTTACAGAGTAAAGCAATTGGCCCAACAACAACACGTTCAGCTCCTACACGTATAACAATTGGATCTATTCAGACATCTGTAGAAACAGGATTTGGTTATCTGAATGGAACAATTTATGAAATTGTCGTCTTTAGTCAATTTATTACAGCAGGGCAAAGACAACAAGTTGAAGGGTATCTAGCATGGAAATGGGGACTTGTTGCATCACTTCCTTCTGGGCATCCATATAAATTGTTTCCACCTAGTCCTTAATTTATGTACCAACGGTAGGGTCCTTGGCCGAATGTCGTCAAATACGCGCATTCTTGTAAAAGGTGATAGGCTTTCTTTCACTCAAGGCGGGCAGAGTGAAAATATCATCATCACGGCCGATTCACCTGCAATTTCAACACTCTACATTGGCAAAACACGCGCTATAACTACAACACAAACTGGCAATGTTGCTTCCATTAATCCTGGAAATGTCCTTCTGCAAATGGACACAGGCCAAATGCGTGTTGGAATTGGTGGTGTGACTGCGCCTAAATATACACTTGATGTCAGCGGGGCTATTTTTGCAAGTACCTTTTATGGAGATGGATCACAGTTCGAAAATCTGATAGGTTTATCAACAACAGCGCTCTTTACAAGTAATACAAGCAATACACTACTGACAACTCTTTTTCAAGATTTACAACTCATCACCTCTACAATACAATTCTTTTCAAGTAACGCAACACTTTTTAATAGTAATATTTTACTCTCGAGTTTTCTAGATTTTGCTTCGACTGTTATCTATAATAACAGTAATACTAGAAATTACATCAGTAATATTATACAGGATTTCTCTACTTCGGTTTCAACAGTAGGTAAATTTACTTCCAATACATCAAATTATTATAAAAACCTAACACTCTATGATCCAAGCACAGCACTCACAGTAACGAGTAACTATTTAACTCTCAATACAGGTGGTTCTGGTACATCATCACTTAAATTAAATATTTCAACAATATCACGCTTTACAAGCAATACATCAAATTATTATAAAAATCTAACGCTCTATGATCCAAGCACAGCACTTAATGTAACAAGTAATTATTTTATATTGAATGCAGGTGGTTCTGGTACTTCATCACTGACGTCTAATCTTTCTACTGTTGCAGGTTTCATAAGTAACACTAGTAATTATGCTCTTGCAAATATTGGAGGTGCAGGTGTTTCATCTCTACTAGGTCTAACGTCCTCAGGGTTCTCCACAGTTGCCGCATTTACAAGCAATACAAGCAACTATATTGTCCAGAATGCGGGTGGTTCAGGTGCATCGTCACTTACATCAAACCTTTCTACAGTTGCCGCATTTACAAGTAACACCAGTAACTATTTTGCTCAGAATGCGGGTGGTTCAGGTACATCATCGCTTACATCAAATCTATCAACAGTTGCCGAATTTACAAGCAATACAAGCAACTATTTTGTCCAGAATGCAGGTGGTTCAGGTACATCGTCACTTACATCAAATCTATCAACAGTTGCCTCATTTACAAGCAACACAAGTAACTATTTTGCCCAGAATGCAGGTGGCCCTGGCACCTCTTCCTTGTTTGGACTAACATCATCAGGTTTATCTAGTGTAGCCATACTCACAAGCAACACAAGCAATTATTATTTTAATTTGTTCTCTTATAATGTATCAAGTGCAGTAAGTACATCTGTGCAATTCACAAGCAACACAAGCAACTTCTATTCGCCCCTGATAACGCTCAATTTAAGTACAGGTCTCTCCACCGTTGCAAGCCTAACAAGCAACACAAGTAATTATTATCAGACTCTTCTTTTCTATGATATTTCAACGAGTATATCAACCACTGCCGCATTTACAAGCAATACTAGTAATTTCTACACTACTCTTACATTAACAAATATAAGTTCAGGTCTTTCGAGTACAGCCCTCTTTACAAGCAACACTAGCAATTATTTTCAAAATCTTCTACGCTATAATATTTCTACAGCAATTTCAAATGTATCACAATATACAAGCAATACAAGTAACTTCTACCGCACCTTGATCAACTCAGATTTCAGTACCGCTGTTTCCACTGTAGCTAAATTCACAAGCAATACAAGTAATTATTATGCGATACTCTTACTTGCAGATCTTAGCACTGCGATTTCAACAAGTGCAGCTTACACAAGCAATACAAGCAACTACTATGCGACACTCTTACTTGCAGATCTCAGCAGCGCAATTTCCACAGGAGCACTCTTCACAAGCAATACAAGTAACTACTATGCGACACTGCTACTTGCAGATCTCAGCACCGCAATTTCTACAGGGGCACTCTTCACAAGCAATACAAGCAACTACTTTCAAAATCTAACACTCTATGATGCATCTACAGTAGTAGAAGCCTCTTCAAACTACTATGCGAATCTAACCCTATTTGATCCATCAACACCACTTTCTACTGTTGCTGCTTACACAAGCAATACAAGCAATCACTTTGCAAATCTAACCCTCTTTGATTCTTCAACTCCGCTTTCAACTGTTGCAGCTTACACAAGCAATACAAGCAACTACTTTCAAAATCTAACGCTTTATGATATCTCAACATCAATACAGAGCTCATCAAACTACTTTGCAAATCTAACTTTATCTGATCCTTCAACACCTCTTTCCACTGTTGCAGCCTATACAAGCAACACGAGCAACTACTTTACAAATCTAACCCTATTTGATCCTTCAACACCCCTTTCTACACTTGCTGAATTTACAAGTAATGTTAGCTATAATTTAGCAGTTCATATTGTAAATACAGAACAAAATATTATAAATGCAAATGAATTTACATCGAATACAAGCAATTTCTTTATACCACTTACACTTACTGACATATCAACATTAACAAGTAATACAAGCAACTATTATAAAGTCTTAACAAATCTAAACCTCAGTACAAATGTATCTACTGTTGCCGCTTTCACAAGCAATACAAGCAACTACTATTTACCCCTTATCTCTTTTAATTACTCTACTGCATTACAAAGTACTGTAATTGGTCTAGGGACTTCTGGATATATTTCTACTCTTACATTTGATTCAAGTATCACATCAATCCTAAGTAATATAAGTACTCTTATAAATCCTGTAGATATAGCAAGTTCAATTATTGGTTACAGTGGTTCAAACTTTGCATCTAGTATTGGCCTCACATATGTATTGACATCAACAACTGCAGGGTTCTTCAGCAATGTATCAACTATGATTGATCCTCTTGCCCTTGCATCCACTGTCACTGGAATTGGCATGGATGGATTTCTTTCAACAGTAGGCATAGATGCTCGCTTTGCAAGTACTGTAAATGGTCTTGGAAGTGCAGGCTATGTTTCAACAAGTTACCTCTCAAATGCTCTAAATCTACAAGGAGTTTCAAGCATTGCAGCCTTCACAAGCAACACGAGCAATTTCTATTACCCATTGACACTACTTGATGTATCAACCTCTCTGAGTACTTTTGGTATATTCGCATCAAATGCAATTGCAACTGTTCAGGGTCTTCTGAATACAGTTGATTCTCTAGTAACAGGTATTACTGCTACACAATCTCTAACTGTAGCCACCTCAAATTACTATTTACCTCTACTAAATATAGATATAAGCTCAGGACTTTCCACAGTCGCGACCCTAACAAGCAACACAAGCAACTACTATACGCCCTTGCTGACCTTGAATATCAGCTCAGGGCTCTCCACAGTCGCGACCCTAACAAGCAACACAAGCAACTACTATGAGACTCTAACGAGGCTCAACATCAGCTCAGGGCTCTCCACAGTCGCGACCCTAACAAGCAACACAAGCAACTACTATGCACCGCTAGTAAGACTCAACCTAAGCTCAGGGCTCTCCACAGTTGCGACCCTAACAAGCAATACAAGCAACTACTATACACCCTTGCTGGCCTTGAACCTCAGCTCAGGTCTTTCTACAACAGCCCTTTTCACAAGCAACACGAGTAACTACTATGCATCCTTACTGACCCTGAACCTCAGCTCAGGGCTTTCGAGCATCGCTGCATTCACAAGCAACACATCTAATTACTTCAAAAATACAACAGTCGATCTATCAACTCCCTTTTCAACACTTGCTCTCTTCACAAGCAATACATCCAACTACTACAAAAATGCATCACCAGACCTCTCAACACCCTTATCTACACTTGCCCTTTACACAAGCAATACAAGCAACTATTTTCTTAGAAACGCAGGAGGTCCTGGTACATCCTCTCTATTAGGAGAAGTAAGCTCTGGATTCTCCACGATTTCTCTCTTCACAAGTAATACTTCAAATTATTTTACATCTCTAAGACTTTTCGATATTTCAACTGCACTCATCTCAACAGTGTCTGGCCTGCAGATTAATTTCAACTCTCTCAGTGTATCTGTTTCCACACTGACTGTAAATGACGCATATATTTCTTCTCTGATTGTGGATTCTCTCCAGTTCTCAGACGGCAATGGCTGGGTCGATTTCGGTGCAATCCGCGCAGTTGCAGCCAGCACAATCCAACTCAATACCAATACTGTCTATGCTATGAGCACCCTCCTAGGAACAACCTCCTCGCAGACTGCAATCCAGTTCTATGGGCTCCAAGGATCCTACCAAGGAACCGCAATCGCGGAACAGCAAACAGGAACAGGAACACAGGAACTTCTTCTCTACAAGGCCTCCTCAGTAACGGATCAGATTCGTCTCCAGACGACTGGAAATCTAGTCTTTGAGGCGGGTGTATCCGCACGTTCCTTTCCTATAACAACGCCTGTTGCCACGCCTACTCTTATTATAGCATCCTCATCAAATGTAGGTATTAATACTGCAAATCCTCAGACAACACTCGACGTTGCAGGTACTGGTCGTTTCATCACACTCAGTTCGCTAGCACTGTCTGTATCTTCCATCAATGGACAAGGATTCACTGCTACATTCCAAAGCACTGTGGCCGGCCTCGGATCCGCTGGATATATTTCAACAGGGCAATTCATCGCTCTCAGCAACTTTTATTCACCCACTTTATTGAATAATTACTCCAGTTATGTATCATCTGTTGCTATTTTCACGAGTAATACAAGCAACTATTTCATACAAAATGCAGGTGGTCCTGGTACATCGTCTCTACTTGGCTTGACAAGCTCAGGACTATCAAGCGTAGCCGCCCTCACAAGCAATACAAGTAACTACTATGCCTCTCTGCTGACCATGAATCTCAGTTCAGGCCTTTCAAGTATAGCTCTCTTTACTAGTAATACAAGCAACTATTTTGTCCAAAATGCAGGAGGGCCAGGTACATCGTCTCTGCTTGGCCAAGTAAGCACAGGACTATCCACAGTAGCTCTCTTCACAAGCAACACGAGCAACTATATGAATAATTTAACGCTCTTTGATGGAAGCACTCTCACAAACAATACAAGCAACTATCTTTACCCTGCTCTTCTTAATAATCTATCAACAGGACTTTCAACTCTCGCCTCCTTCACGAGTAACACAAGCAACTTTTTCATTACTAATGGAGGTAGCCCACAGTTTTCTGCAGGCCCTGGTGTTAGCTCTTTATTTGGCCAAGTAAGCTCAGGGCTCTCCACCGTTGCTGGATTCACCAGCAATACAAGTAACTACTTTGTCCAAAATGCTGGTGGCCCTGGTACATCTTCCTTGCTCGGATTAACGTCATCAGGACTCTCCAGCGTTGCCACTCTCACAAGCAACACCAGCAACTATTTTATTGAAAATTCAGCTGGACCTGGTACATCGTCTCTTTTTAGTCAGCTCAGCACAGGACTCTCCACTGTCGCTGAATTCACGAGCAACACAAGCAACTACTTTATCCAGAATGCAGGTGGCCCTGGTACATCTTCCTTGCTCGGTCTAACAAGCTCAGGACTTTCATCAGTAGCCGCATTCACAAGCAATACAAGCAACTACTTTGTCCAGAATGCAGGGGGCCCTGGTACATCTTCTTTGCTCGGATTAACAAGCTCAGGACTTTCATCAGTAGCCGCATTCACAAGCAATACAAGCAACTATTTTGTTCTGAATGCAACTGCACAAGGTACTTCTAGCATATTTGGACAGCTCAGCTCTGGCCTATCCACAGTAGCTCTCTTTACAAGTAACACAAGTAACTATTTTGTCCTGAATGCAACTGCAGAAGGTACTTCTAGCATATTTGGAGAGCTCAGCTCAGGTTTTTCTACAGTAGCCGCATTCACAAGCAACACAAGCAACTATTTTATACTAAATGCAGGAAATCTTGCCTCAACTGGTCTTTCTACAGTAGCGCTCTTTACAAGTAATACAAGCAATTACTTTATTACAAACGCGACAGCACAAGGGACATCATCTCTCTTCTCACAGATCAGCTCAGGACTCTCAAGCATAGCTCTCCTGACAAGCAACACGAGTAACTACTATGAGTCTCTAACGAGGCTCAACATCAGCACAGGCCTCTCTACCATTGCCACTCTGACAAGCAACACAAGCAACTACTTCCAAAATCTAACAAGGTATAATGCTTCCACTGCAATTTCAAATGCATCTCAATATACAAGCAATACCTCCAATTTCTTCCTAACACTAACAAAACAAGATACAAGCACCGCCATTTCCACCGTCGCCCAATTTACAAGCAATCTCAATCTATCCTTTTCAAATCTTCTACTGGCAGATTTTAGCACTTCTATCTCATCCGCCGCCGCCTTCACAAGCAACACGAGTAACTACTTCCTAAATTCATTCTATGATATATCTACACCGCTCTCCACTGTTGCTGATTTCACAAGCAACACAAGCAACTACTTCTTGGCGACACTCTATGATACATCTACACCTCTCTCCACAGTTGCAATATACACAAGCAACACAAGCAATTACTTTCTGGCGACACTCTATGATACAAGTACAGGGCTTTCGAGCATAGCTCTCATGACAAGCAATAGCTCAAATTACTTTAAAAATCTAACACTTTTTAATCCCTCTACACCCCTCTCTACAGTTGCAGAATATGCAAGTAATACCTCTAATTTTTACAAGCCCCTGATAAATCTTAATCTCAGCACAGGTCTTTCGAGCATATCCCTCTTTACAAGCAACACAAGTAACTACTATGAGTCTCTAACGAGGCTCAATATCAGCACAGGGCTTTCGAGCATAGCTCTTATGACAAGTAATACCTCCAATTATTACAAATCCCTTACACTTTTTAATACCTCTACAGCCTTATCTACTGTTGCGGATTTCACATCAAATACCTCCAATTACTACCAAGTTCTAACAACTCTAAATATCAGCACAAATATCTCCACAGTCTCCCTATTCACAAGCAACACAAGCAACTATCTTGCTTCTCTTCTGCAAACAGATATCTCAACAGGCCTTTCGAGCATAGCTCTCTTGACAAGCAATACAAGCAATTACTTCCTCAATACAGTCTATGATATTTCAAGCTTCGTCTCACAGACAGTAAGCACAACATCCCTATTCACAAGCAATACAAGTAACTACTTTAGTCCTCTTATAAGCCTGGATCTCAGTTCAGGAGTCTCTACAGTAGCAACCTTTACAAGCAATACCTCCAATTATTATAATAATCTTACACTCTTTGATGCATCCACTCCCTTTTCAACACTTGCAGCATTTACAAGCAATGTGAATACATATACAATTATAAATATAACATCCTTTTCTGATACACTCAATGAGTTCAAAGATCATCTTTCGACAGTTGCTGACTATACAAGCAACACATCTAATTCTTTCACGCCGATCCTAATTAACTCGACAGTGGCAACCTTTACAAGCAATACATCCAATTACTACACCCCTCTTCTTCTAAATAACTATTCAACTTATCTGCAAAGCACTGTAGTAGGGCTAGGATCAGCAGGATACATCTCAACGCTCACTCTCCAATCAAGCATGGCAGGTATTCTTAGTAATGTTAGCACATCACTTGATGTAGAGTATTTTGCAAGTACAATTCTTGGAATAAGTGCCTCGAACTTCGCATCCAGTATTGGACTCACTGACATCCTCCAATCAACTACTACTGGTATTACAAGCAATATCTCAACTCTCATTGATCCTATTTCTCTCGCATCGACTGTAACAGGTGTTGGCATGGATGGATTCCTCTCCACTGTAGGTATTGATAAACGATTTACAAGTACTGTCGATGGCCTTGGAACTGCAGGCTATGTCAGTACAAGTTATCTCTCAAATGCCCTAAATCTACAAGGGGTTTCAAGCATTGCAGCCTTCACAAGCAACACGAGCAATTTCTATTACCCATTGACACTACTTGATGTATCAACCTCTCTGAGTACTTTTGGTATATTCGCATCAAATGCAATTGCAACTGTTCAGG